TGCTATGTTTGAATTGGTCTGATTGTTCCTTAGAGCACATGCCCCCAATGCAATGTTGTCACTGCCACCAGAGGTAGTGCCAAGGGTGCCAAGGGCATCAAAGCCCATGCCTATGTTATTGTTACCAGTTAGGTTAAGTTGGAGTGCTAAACAACCAACTGCAATATTGTGACACCCGCTAGTATTGCATCGTAGAGCAGACGCACCGATAGCTGTATTGCTACAACCATTTCGGTTACAACAAAGCGCACCTTGGCCAAATGCCATGTTAAATGTCCCAGTGCTGCTGGTATTGAATGTGCCTATTTTATAACTGCTAGTGCAGTCCAAACACGCATATCCGCAACAGCCCACACCGCTGCCGTTTATAGCAAATCCATTCACATCTATAGCCAGTCGCTGACAACTGCCAGCAGCAATCAGCACACAACATACACTGCCGGCTGCTGGTGACAAATTGCCAATTATTGTGTTGTTGAACCCAGTTGTGATCAGACTTCCAGCGAGTTGGCCAATTGCTATGTTACATATTCCAGCGGTGTTTGCAGTCAGCGCACCAATACCCAGTGCTATGTTAAATGTGCCACTGGTATTCTGCTGTAGGGCAGCGCCGCCAATTGCTATGTTTGAATTGGTAATATTGTTCCTTAGAGCACATGCCCCCAATGCAATGTTGTCACTGCCATTAAAATTAGTGCCAAGGGCATCAAAGCCCATGCCTATGTTATTGTTACCACTTGTATTAAATTGGAGTGCCAAACAACCAACTGCAATGTTATTGCTACCAGTTGTATTGCATCGTAGAGCACTCGCACCGATAGCTGTATTGCTACAACCATTTCGGTTACAACAAAGCGCACCTTGGCCAAAAGCAAAGTTGTTTGTTCCTGTACTGACTGTAAGGCCGTTACCAACCTTATAGCTGGCATAGATGTCCAAATTGGCAGTAGTAGCCGCAACACCTGTTAAAGCAGCGCCGCAACCAAAATAACATCTTGCACACACGTCCCCTGTGCCGTTGTTGACAACCAAACAGTTTGCGTCAACTCTTAGTCTTTCGTTTGTTCCAGCGCCTATCAACACTGTGTTCACACAATCAGCTGTGCCAGCCAAGTTACCAATTACTGTATTACTGCACCCAGTTGTTATTGAAAAACCTGCACAAACGCCTATACCAATGTTGCTGTTACCAGTTGTGTTGCAGTTCAGGGCCATGAATCCAAGTGCTGTATTGAAACAGCCTATAGTATTTGACTTAAGACTATTCCCGCCAACCGCAGTATTGCACAAACCTATTGTGTTAGCTGTAAGGCTGCAAGTGCCTATACCAACATTTTCCACTCCTGTGGTATTGGCGTCTACAGCATAAGCCCCAATTCCAATGTTGTTAAAGCCTGAGGTATTAGCCCCCAATGCAAAGGCACCAAAACCTATGTTTTGGCATCCTATTGTATTGTTTTGAAGTACTTGCTCACCAACCGCAGTGTTGTAGCCACCAGTTGTAGTCCTTCTCAAGGCAAAATGTCCCAGAGCCACATTGGCTGTTCCCTGTGTGCCACTTACGCAACAAAGAGCCCCGTTACCAACACCAATGTTACCACACGGCCCGCCTCCTAACATCATGGTGTCAATGCCTATTGCGATATTACTGCGCCCAGTTGTGCTTGCACACATGCTGCTGCTGCCAAATGCCAAGTTTTGACATCCAAAACCGTTGTTGACCAAAGCTAGACAACCAACTGCAATGTTATCTGCTCCAGTAGCAGTAGTATTGCCAGCATTATATCCCAACTGCACATTCGACCCAACAGGAGTGTTGGCATAAACTGTCCCCAAACTTGTGGGAGTAGCAGCAGACACACTTCCGCCGCTAATGCCAGTTAAACCAGCACCACAGCCAAAGAAGCAGCGAGCACACACATCACCAGTGCCATTGTTTACAACTAGACAATTGGCGTCAACACGGATACGTTCAGTAGCCCCTGCGCCAATCAATACAGTGGCGGTGAGGCCAGCACAACCTGATAAATTACCTATAATAGTATTGCTGGTTCCGGTTGTGATATTACCCCCACTGCTGTTGCCAATTGCTATATTACATGCACCAGTAGTTGTGTTGAGTAGCGAAAGAACACCAATGCCAATGTTGCAGTTGCCAGTATTAGCGGCCAAAGCACATCTGCCCATTGCAATGTTACGAACTCCTACTGTATTGCTGGCCAAAGCAAATGGCCCAACAGCAACGTTGCTACCACCCGATGTGTTTGCAGCTAGTGAGCATGCGCCAAGAGCAATATTGCATGCTCCAATGGTGTTGGCACATGATGCGTAGTGGCCGATAGCTGTATTCAAGGTTCCTGTTGTGTTGGCAGAGAGGGCAAACGATCCAAATGCAGCATTGTCTGAACCAACTGAGCTGCTGCACATGCTGGAGAATCCCAAAGCAATATTGTTGCAGCCTGTGGTGTTGCAGCGCAAAGCATTTGAGCCCACAGCGATGTTCCATAAGCCGTTAGTGAGTCCTCCCAGGGCACTGCTGCCAACAGCTACGTTGTCTGATCCACTCACACTATTGAACAGGGCACAGTCACCAACAGCAATGTTCCGACTGCCACTGGTGTTGTTAAACAAACTGTTGTTGCCAACAGCAATGTTCAAGTTGCCTTGGGTATTGCAACGCAAGGCGCTTGTGCCCAGTGCAGTATTGTAGCTGCCTGTTGTGTTGCACAACAGGGTGGCTTCACCAAATGCGGCATTGAAGCTGCCAGTGGTATTAGTGCACAGACTGTTCCGCCCAACAGCCACATTCATTTGGCCCACAGTGTTGGCATATAGTGCACACCGCCCTACAGCCACGTTCCAATTGCCAGTTGTGTTTGAGAACAACGCGTCGCTGCCAAGGGCAGTATTTTCTTGCCCAATCGTATTGGATTTGAGCGCGTCTACCCCCACGGCAGTGTTTTGAACGCCAGTTGTGTTATTGCTGAGCGCCAAACAACCAATAGCAATATTTTCTGTGCCTGTGCTGGTTGTGCTGCCTGCACAGTATCCTATTGCAGTGTTGGAGTTGTTGCTTGTGAGGCCATACACAGTTCCCAATTGAATTGGAGTTGCTGCTGAAACTGCCCCGCCAGAAATGCCAGTTAAACCAGCACCACAACCAAAGAAGCAGCGGGCACACACATCACCAGTGCCATTGTTGACAACTAGACAATTGGCGTCAACACGCAATCTCTCAGTTGTGCCAGCACCAATCAGCACAGTGTCAACGAGGCCTGGGGTACCAGCCAACTGCCCAATCACTGTGTTGGCACAGCCTGTTGTGATGCTACCACCAGCATAGACACCTAGACCCATGTTCAGAGAGCCGGTTGAGACAGCCAGAAGAGCCCCACCACCAAAAGCTGTATTGCTAACACCTGTGTTGAGATTACAAAGTGCATTGATACCCACGGCTGTGTTAAGTGCAGTCGTATTGCATCCTGTACTATTGGGAATCACTATATTCCCACAAATTTTTATCGCCATAGTGGATTACACCTTGTTTTCGTTTTCAGAGTTCTTTCCTGCACTACAACAAAAATGGCTGAACCATCTTCGCTCTCCCCTGCTGGATCAAACTCGGCTACCCCTATTTACGGAATGGTCTTGGAGCTAGGTAGTTGATTACCGTTTTGCCTCTACCTTTTTAAGGTGTCCTGACACCGTCGGGAAAAATTTTTTCCCAAATTTCCACGTGACTTAAGAGTTTTTGGTTGTATATTATGCTGAATATGCCACTACGCAAGGAGGCCACTTATTATGTCTATCGCCAATGACGATTCAGCTATGACCAAGATCCGCAAGGCTCGATTGAAGTTGATGTTCACCCATCCTTTTTTCGGAACATTGGTCATGAACCTTCCGGTTAAGGACGCAACTGATGCTGGATGGTGCCCGACTGCTGCGGTTGATGGTCGATATATCTACTACAACCGAAATTTCATCAACGACCTATCAGTTGATGAAGTGCTGTTTGTTTTTGCGCACGAGTGCTACCATTGTATCTTTGATCACTTTGGTCGACGCAGCCATCGTGATCCGCAGTGGTTTAACATGGCCAATGATTACGTTATAAACGGCCTACTTGTGCAAGACAAGATTGGCAAAATGCCAGAAAAAAAGGTAGAAGTTAAAGACGCTGATGGCAAATCCACCCAGCGTGTTGGCCTCTACGACAGCAAGTATCTGGGCTGGACGTCAGAAAAAGTCTATGACGACCTTGTAAAGCGCAAGGTGAAGAAACAGCTTACTCTCGACGTGCACATTGAGATGGGCAAAGATGCCCAAAACTCAGATGGGCAAAAAAGCAACCAAGGCATTCCTGTTGAGATTGATGAGGAAAGCCTCAAACAGCTTCGAGCTGAGCTCAAAGACAAGGTTCTGCAAGCTGCCAATGCCTCTGCTGGAAATCTTCCAGCCAGCATTGCACGTCTTGTGGACCATCTTGTGGAGCCCAAGATCAACTGGCGTGACTTCATTCGCGAGACTATTCAAAGCCAACTCACAAGCGACTACACCTACCGGCGCCCCAATCGTCGCCATCATGGTGGTGATGTGGTGTTTGCCAGCCTGGAGCGTGAGGAAACTGTGGATGTGGAGGTCAGCATTGACCAAAGCGGCAGCATCTCTGCTGACATGGCACGCGACTTTCTAAGTGAAGTTTTGGGGATAACTTCACAATATGATAATTTCCGGCTTGCAGTCAGCACCTTTGATACCCGGCTCTATAATCGCCAGGAGTTTACTCCAGAAAACATTGAAGAGCTGCTGGAGTATGAGCCCATGGGTGGCGGCGGAACCGACATTTCTGTGGTTATTAGATCACTCAAGGAAATGAATGTTGAGCCCAAGGTATTGATCATCTTCACAGATCTTGAATCAAGTGAGTTTGGCGAGCCCAATTTCTGTCCCGTTGTTTGGCTTGTCAACAATCCTTGGAACAAGAATATCGTTCCGCCGTTTGGTACCTGGGTGCGGTTCACAAAAGAAGAAGGGGTGGCTGAAACAGGAGATGCAGGCTAGATAATTGCCTCAATAGGCGGAAGTTATTTCCGCCTATTTTTAGCACTTGCAGACATTTTTCTTTTTGACTCGTCAGAATGTTTGAGACCTTGTCTGCTTTCACTGATTTTCTTTTTTGTCTCATCCGAAAGCTTGCGACCTTTGTTATTTTCGCTGATTTTCCTTTTTGTTTCTTCAGATTGAGTTTTACCCTTTTTAATCTCGCTCATTTTCTGTTTTGACAAATCGCTGTGTTTCTTTCCTTTGAACGGGTTAACCATTCCGTTGGTGTAATTCTGCTTGTTTTTTTGACGTGATTTTTCTTTTACTTCTTCGCTGCGCGGAATGCCACGGAGTTTACTGACCTTGCCCATATTGATTTGGGATAATAAGGCTCTAGTTTGCTCGGATACAATACGACCCTTCAATTTAGCTGCGCGTTTAGCCACTAATTCTAGTGGCTGTTTTTTACCTTTCAAAGCTTCTGATCTTTTTCTATTGGACTCCTCTGAGGGAGTTCTGCCTTTGCTACTTTCTCCTATCTTCTTGCAGGTTTCTGGTGAATGTTTTCTGCCTGTCCTGACTTGTGATACCATCTTTCTGCACTTCTCATATAGAGATGCAGTAACAAAATGTGAATTTGTTCGATAACCTACCATATAATTCAGTGCATAAATCATTTTAGCTTTCGCTGAGTCAGTAGATACTATATAAATCAATAGTTGATGACATAACAAATGTTCTCTTGCTGTGAGGCGAACTAAATTCGAAGGGTCATTTGAATTTCCTTCAATCCATCCTCTTGTACCCTTCCGATTACGATGTAAAAAGAAAGAGTCAGGGACTATGTGATGTTGTTCTGTATACCCAACAAGTTGACGAATTCTTGCTGATTCAATTATACTGTAATACCATTGAGTGTATTTGTTGTCTAAATACGGATGGTTGATAGGCAAAGATACCCTAGGCAATAATTTCATGCTGAATGCTCCTTCATAGCGTTTAGAGCGGTCGGAGAGGTTAGAGGCTCGCGGACCGCAATTGTATTTAGTGTCAATTTTGACACGTACACACATAATTGTACAAACTCTGCTATGAGCACCAACATATCAACCCAACTTGAAGAACTGGCTGTGGGCATTGTCACCAGAGTCAGTGAAATGCTGTATGTGGCCAGCAAAGATCTTGAGCCCAGCAAGCGGGAAAAGATCGTAGAGATGATTGAAAACCAACTGCCTACAGTGGTTGTCAACACTCTCTTCCGAACAGAGGCTCTTCACACACCAAAAGGCATTGATCATCTCAGAGAGAATATCGAAGATTATTCAATGCAGTTCACACAAATGTTCATCAGGAACGATTGAGCTTAAATAGGGGTGTGACCCAACCCCTCACTGTTTGTCTCAAATTTCCACGAGACTGTTCCATGACACTGCTAAGAATAGCAGTACTGGAAACTCAAATCACAAACACATATGAAAATGTAGGTTTCCGCAAACAGGAAACAATTTATGACATTGACGTCACCATAGAGTTTAACTCAGTTGGTGACCAAATACATTGGGAATTTACCAATTCCTCCTTGACACAAGTGGCTGGCATGTTATTTTGGCCCCATGAGCAAGAAAACAACAGCTTATTTTTCCATAGACATCGAAACCGATGGACCCTGTCCAGGACTCAATAGTATGTTGAGCTTGGGTTGTGTGGCTTTTGATGAACAGGGCAACAATCTTGACACCTACTATGTGAACTTGAATCTGTTGCCTGAGGCCAAACCAGACCCCAAAACAATGGATTTCTGGGCACAACATCAAAAATATTATGATGAGACGCGAGTGTGGTGTCAAAGCCCAGAGGAGGCTATGCCCCATTTCAGTCAGTGGGTGGCAAGTTTTCCTGGTAGTCCAGTGGCAGTGTGCATGCCCAGTGGATTTGACTTCACTTGGGTGTATTACTATCTCATGCGTTTCACAGGGAAAAGTGTGTTCAGTTTCAGTGTGTTAGACATGAAGACCATGGCCATGTGCATGCTGCGGCTGCCTTACCGTGAGAGTGTGAAAAGGAATTGGCCACGACATTGGTTTAGCAAGTTGCCGCACACTCACAACGCTCTTGCAGATTCGCTCGAGCAGGCTGAGACCTTCAAACTCATGCTGAAGGATTTGATGGGAAGTGATGATGAGAAAGCTTGACCGATGGCAGTGCATTGATGCTGGTGGGCACTGGCGCTACCCATTAGCCGACAATTTCCTCAACCATCATTTGGAGAACATTTTCCACCAGTATGGTGGTCGCAAAGGGTGGCTACAACACTATTTTCCTGAACTTTGGTGTTGGCTAGAGTTGAATGTGCCGCATTATGAGTGGGATATAGGCTACAAGATACCTTTTGAAACCCTTGATTTGTTGCTGGTCTATAATGTGAGACCTCTGTTTGAAGCTGCCTGGGAGGATCAGATCCTTGACACCGTTTGACTACAACCCCCCTTATAGTCGAGGAGATGGTGTGTTTGTGTATCCATTGGCTAACAATCTCACCAAACATGAAAAAGTCCTGGCTACAAGGAACGCACACTCAAGACTTCTGTTGTTTCAAGAAAATTTCCCTGATCTCTATACCTGGTGTATCTTGAATTTAGATGGTGAAGAGTGGGACTTAGTGACTGCCTGGGACACAAGCACCAATTGGCAATTTGAGCTGCTGTTGGGAGAAAGGGCCTTTGAGAGATTTCAAGCTGCTTGGGGAGAAGATGATGAGGCAGCTTGATCCCATTCGTGCCACTCGGCGTTTTGCCAATGGTTTTTTCTATACTCTCTCTGATGATCTTGATGAGAATGAAACAACACAAGTTACTAAAGATGAAACTGAGAGAATGCGGTTTTTCCAGACACATTGGCCTGATCTCTACACCTGGCTGATGTTGAACAGTAATGAGGAACACTTGAGTTTGTATTACAGAGGGATCTATCCCAATGTGAGTTTTATATTGGCAATCTATTTTGATGATGCACTCTATTTCAACAGTGCATTCAGGAATCGAATAGAGTTTGTAGATATACTATAAACACCTGATTATACAATTGGGTATTTCCTGGTTGGCTCAGAGAACATACTCTCCCTGAGCAAGTCAGGGAGATAAAAGCTTTCCCGGCAGTACGCAGAGACTGGGTTTTGATGCTGTATGTCTACAGAAGTGGTTACTCGGTACTTCTTGATCCTTGGGGATCCACATCCTATCTCGAACAAAAATTGTTCAGTAGCGGCAAAAAACTGGAGGAGACCCAATCAACCTCCAGTTTTCCTGATCGTTGTCAATGCACAGACAGAGCGATCCATTTGAACACAGTGCCTCACACTGCGAAGATGATTTGAGCCTATTCTGTGACTGGGCTTGTTATTCCGGGTTCGCGCTGGAGAGTTTCTTTGCATAACAGACAGCGGTGCTTCCCGGTCCGGTGGGCAGAGTTCCACCGACTTGTTTGCGTTCCTGACAGGTCACCTGTCCCTTCCGCCAGCGGATGCCATTTACCGCCATATCAATACTGCTGTTGCTCATATGTTAAGCTCCAAGGCGCATTCATGCTATCAAAATCACCAACTTTTCTGTTGACTTGGTAGGAGAGTGTTATATTGTTGAGTCAATGAGAAAGGACTCCAATTGAATATAGTGGCCTTATTTTTGTCAGTGTTCTTTTGGTCACAAGTGGCTATAATGGCCATTTGTGTGGGCCTCATGCTTCCCCTGATAATTTGGTATGAGTGGCGCAAGGGCAACGATCTCACATATGAACAGTTTTTCAAACTGTTGATTTTGTTCTCTGCAATGGGCGCCACCGGACTTGGGTTGGTATTGTTGGCGCTTATCTTGTGGAAATTTCCACCAGACAGTGTGGAATTGTTGGGCCAATATCAACCCAACAGCATTTACGAGCCAGTTGGCTCTCAAACCCTTATGCTGCCAGGCAGCCGGAGTGCCAAAACAATGCGAGCATTGCTTAGCTCAAGTGAGGATTCTTGAACATGGACGCAGTTATTTTTTGGATAGTAATGTATTTTGGAACAGGTTTCTTAGTTGGAGTGATAGGTGGAGCTGTTTCAATTTGGGAAAAATGGCGGCAAGGCGATGATGTACTGCTATGCGATCTCTTTGATCTCGTTGGGGCAATGATGGTATGCTTGTTCGTATGGCCGGCCGTAATCTGGATGGTGATTGTAGACGTCACAAAAAGCAAGTTCAAAATCAACAAAAACAGCGTTGTGCTCAAAGGTAGCAGGAGTGCCAAAACCTATCGAGCATTGACTGAGGAATAGCTTAAATATCTCATGAAGATAAATGAGATCACACAACGCATAGTTTGGCACAGCAGCCATGTTCCTGATATTCAAGAGTTTAGGTTTTTAACACATCTTGGAACCTGGGCTGCTGCTGTTGAACGTGCGTTGCAAAAAGATTTTTATACCGACATGCTCATGGCCGATCTGGGCCCAAAAACCTACATGTATCAAGTCAACATAGATGCCTGTGAGCGAGGCATTAGAATCAAGGACGATCCTGATTATGGTGATCCCTGGGATCACATTGCCTACAACTGGGATCGCATGCCAACGGAAATACAAACCAACATATCAAAAGATGCTCCTTATCATGAGCTGGCAGAAAAGCTTCCTGATATGTTCAAAAGCCTAGGCATTGACTATCTTTGGTACTACAACCGAATTGAAAGTCCACGCAGCAAAAGCTATATTGCACTCAACCCCAAATGTTTCAAAATAATAGACATTCATGCATACGCTCCGCGCGAGCTACTTTTAGCTGATCCGAGAGTGATTGATTTACAGGTAAGGCGCGGAATGTGGGCCAAATCAACAGCTCAGAAAATCAAAAGCATCCTTCGAGCCCGAGACCCAAACATCAAATTTTAGGTTGACTCTAGTGTAAACTTTGTTACTGTAGTAACAGTAACAGTAACAGGAACATTTCACATGTTTGACCATAAGCAACAAGTTTTAGCTGCACTCGAGGCAGCACGAGCGAGAATTGATTCAGAGGATTGGCATGGAGAATGTGTATGCCTTCACAGGACACTAGGACGATGCCCTTGCCATGAGGATCATCAAACTCTGTTGATTCAGTTGGAAGCTGCCATCAAAACCATGCAAACTGTTTGACAGGAGACTGGGATGCTGCTGCACACATTAGTTGACCGAAAACTCATACACCCGCCCAAGTGGTTGCCCGACAACACTCAATTTCTGGGCTATGCTGGTAGTGCTGCCTATGGTGTCAGCAACGACACGAGTGACATGGACTGCTTTGGCTTCTGCATCCCGCCCCGTGAGATTGTGTTCCCCTTCACCGACGGCGGCAGGGTGTATGGCTTTGGCACACAGGAACAGCGGTTTCGAGTGTGGAGCGAGCATCACATTCAGCTGCCGGATCAACGGAAAGAGTTGGACTTTTCTATTTATAATATCGTTGATTTTATGCAACTGGCGATGGAAAATAATCCAAATGTTTTGGACGTTCTCTTTCTTCCCCGCCGCTGCATTCTCCACAGCACCAAAATCGCAGAGCATGTGAGAGAGCATAGGAAAGAGTTCCTCCACAAAGGAGCTATGGGAAAACTTCGGGGATACGCATTTTCACAAATTTCAAAAATTCGCAACAAAACCAACAGCAGCAATCCCAAAAGAGCTGCCACTATTGCTGAACACGGATGGGATCTGAAGTTTGGAGTGCATGTAGTGAGGCTCATGCTGCAATGCGAGCAGATCCTGGTAGAGCATGACCTTGACATTGAGCGCAACAGCGAGGTGCTCAAGAGCATTCGGCGAGGTGAGTGGACACTAGAGCAGCTGGACAGTTGGTTTGATGTCAAGGAAAAATCTCTAGAGACACTACATGCCAACAGCACGTTGCGAGATAAGCCAGATGAGAAGAGGATCAAACATCTACTTCTTGACTGTTTGTCAATGCACTATGGCCCTCTCACCACCGGTGTCAAGCGAGAAACTGGTGTTGATCAACTGGTAAATGAGCTGCAAACTGTGCTGGATAGATATCGATAAGGTCTAGGTTGACAAGATCGTCAACCGTGCTATATTCCCTACACAAAAAAGGAGCCACACATGAGTTACCTCCGTAAGCGTATGATGGAGCAAACCGAACTTTTGCGCACTGTGGACTTCAGCACAGTAGCTAATTACCAGGTGATGAAACGAGTGTATCACCAGCTGGTGAGCCAGCACCATTTCCCAGGCGATCTAGCCGCCGAAATCTCCGCTAGCATGCAGATCAATGTAAGTGATGCTGCACTACTTGATGAGGAGTTCATCACAGCCATCATCACCAGCACATGTGTGGCAGCGAGCCGACTGTATCGCCAACTGGAGATTGATTTTGGAGTCAATCGTGCCAACGTGATGCTGACGAGCCTCACCGGTCAGTTCAGCATCACTTACGACGTGCCATGATCCTTGACGTTGCCATGCTGGTGATTGCAGCTGGCTTTTGGTACACAGGCTACCTTCTGTGGACCATGAGGCAGGGGTTCAAAGCGTCAGCAAGCTTGGCTCTGCTATGTGGGTTTTTCAGCTTCTTGGCCTTTTGGGCAGTGGTTGAGTGGTTGCCGTTGGCAGCGGGCCTGTTTTGTCTATTCACTCTAGTCATGTTGAGTTGAGCCATGGATGACAAGTTTCGCAAGATACTGGAACGAGCGCTGCATCCCAGCACCATGGAGGGCGAGTGGGACTCGGCTTTCCGTGCAGCACGTCGCATGGTTGGGGCCAGCAGCTTGGACAAGCTGTTGGGTGCTGCCTCGCAGCCACAGGTGCGGGAGGTGGTGCGTGAACGTGTGGTGTATCGGGAACCCAACTACAGCCACAGCATGGAAGTCAGTCTCAAGATCTCTGCTCGTTGGCAGCACAGCTTCATGGAAACCATCTGGAAGGACGCCCAGAGTGGTGGCTTGAAGATTGAGATCTTGCACCTGCGATGCCGAGACAAAACCTTGAACAGCGGCTTGGACATGCGCGTGAAGGTGCACGGTAGTGCAAGTGGTTTGGCATGGTGGAATGGTCGAGTGGACGATTATTTAGCGGAGATGAACAGCAAGAACAAGAACAACACGAGGCCTACAGGTCCAGATGTAGCTGGTGAAACCATCCCCAAAAAGCCTGGATTTTGGCAGCGTTTGGCGAACGTCCTTCGGGGATAACCGGTGAGGAAGCTCACTCCAGATACTGCGGTGAACCGCCGGCAATTTCCCTACTTTGTGCGAGTCGTCAACGTGAGTAATTTTTCGCACTACACGGAAATTTGCAGCTGGACTAAACAGCGTTGGGGCTCACCAAGTAGACTCCACAAAGACGCATTGTGGGCATGTCAGATTGAAACAAGCACTGCTGGAGAGCAGGAGATGTGGATTTGGTTCCGGCATGAAGATGACATGGTGCTGTTCTCTCTCACTTGGTGCTAGGGCAACATGACAGACGTTGAAAGAGAACTAATCAACCTTGGGTTTGATATCCTCAAAGGCTGGCACAGTTGTCGACTGAGCAGTCCGTTGCCTGATCAAAAATCCGTTTACAACTGGCTCAACACTACAGATGGCGGACGCTATTGGGTTGGTGTCATCTCCATTTATTTTGAACGAGAAGAAGACATGATCCTGTTCCAGCTCACATGGTGTTGATTGGTAGGAAGAATAAATGATCGATATTGATCAACAATACCCCAGCGACTACCACACTAACCACACTAAAATCCAGGAATGGCATAGCTGTTCTATTCGCCAATTTGTTGGGCCTGATCGACATACCATCCTCCAGTGGCTCAAAACAACAGATGGTGGCCGCTTTTGGGAGGGCGGAACTCGAGTATGGTTTGAGAGAGAAGAAGACATGATCTTGTTCACGCTCACGTGGTCATAGCCCGTGCACGATATCGACAACGACTATCTCGCCAAAGGTCACAACCAGAGACGTGACTACAGCATGCTGGACCAATGGCATCTCTGCCAAGTGAATTTCTCCGCCGTTAACGGAGACAAGATGTTTAGTTGGCTTGACGCAGCACCTGGGGAACGGTATTATTGGACACGAGCTGGTAACATTTGGTTTGAGAGGGAAGAAGACATGCTCTTGTTCAAGCTCACATGGTGTTGAGGGATGCAAGCCGGCAAAGTGTCAGAGCATGGCACGCTTTTGCTCCCTGTTGCCATTCAAAGACGTGATAGTGATCAGCTGTTTCCATCGTGCATAAAGCCTTGTTTGCTGTCAAACAAGGGTTGACACCCTGCCTAAATCTGCTATACTCACCACACAAGGAAAGAGGACAAGTTGATGAGCAACAAGCGAGCACTAGTTAAGCTGGGTCAGTTTATGATGCAGAGTGCTAGTAATTTTAAGTGCGATGTGACCTTCAACAAGTGGGCACGAGTAGGACAAGCACTTACTGAGCTGGACAGAATTTTTGCGCCGCAACTGCGCGAGTTTCCTGTAGAGGACCAACTGGTGGTGAAGTCTGCTGCGGCTGTGATGATGGGCAAGCTTGAAATGCCTGATATGCTGGTGCCTCGCGAGAGTATTCCTCGACGCACGCGTCGTGCTCGCATGACCCGGGTTATGAGCAAGAAGGAGCCCAAGGCTGCCAAGCCAACACTGTCCCAAGACAGTGTGGCGCCTCGCAAGCGTGGTCGACCCCGTAAAGTGGTGGCTGCATGAGCCACTCTCTGCAAGCGGGCTGCGATGAAAACACCCTCAACCATATCACAATGGTGCTGAGTGAGCTGAGCAAGCATTTTGATGTGAGTTTCCGTCATGCAGCAATGCGAGCTGTGGGGTTGGAACTGATCTCTCAGGACCAATGGGTGGCACTCCAAGAACTAGCCAAGAGCGAAGCTGTTCATCAAGCTTTGATGAAAGAATAGGAAAACTGCACATGCGAGTTTTGTATCTAGACTGGGACCCTGCCACTCGGTGCTACTTTGCTGTTACCAGCCAGGGCAGCCGCATTACATTGAAAAGCTCAACTGAGCCTGACGCAGATGCTGAGGCTTCTCAACTGGAAGCTGATGAAATGGTTCACGATGAGTTCTGAACGAAAAGTGCTGTATCAGCGGAATACTATGGGCTATTGGATCTTGCAGCATCCATCAGGTTTGTATCCTGCTGATACAGCACAGGGTTTTTGGAGTAATCACCAGGTGGAAGCCATGAGATTCCTCACAAAAGAGGAAGCCAACGCCTGTGCTGAGTATCTCTCCACGAGCGTTATAAGCGGTATCAAATGTGACAGTCTCTTGGTGGAGCCGCTGTTTCAGATGTGAACATCAGGGTTGTAGTTGGCATTGTGACAGAGATCATGCCACTGAGTTTGAGTGTCATCTCTATAAGCTTTGCCACCACCCTTCTCTTCTACAGCTAACATTGGGTAGATAAGGGCCCTGCGGCCGCTTTTGGTGATAGTCCAGTCAGCATTGTTTGAAATGCTATAATGAGGATCAATCAAAGTTTTCCATTGGTGAACTGGGTCCTCAAATGTGTCTACAGCCCATTGAGCATGACGTCGGCGTATCATATACATTTGAGTACCATAAACATTGAATTCAAAGCTGTGATACGTGTAGGGCTGACTGATAATTGGCATAGTGGCCTCTACTCTAGAGATGGTTTCAGGCCTTAGGTATCCCAGCATCAATATATCCAAATCAAGCTTCTGGAAATTGGCTACCACACAAGGCAATTCTTCAGCAAAGTCTCGGCGGATCATAACATCATCCTCCACTACTATACAAATTTCGTCACCTGAATAGATAAACTTTTTGAGAATCTTCATGTGACCAGCCATGCAACTCCAAGCCAGCTCGCTCCATTTGTTTTCTTTTTTGATCCTTTCTTTTTGCCAGTTATCTGGTGCCAGTGTGGGGTGCGATGCAGCAACACTCTCCACAAGAGAGATGTCTAGCCCCACTTGCTCAAACCGGTGTCGCATGCGTTCTGCTTTGCTGAGATTGCGAAAAGTTAGGCAATAGATCGTGGGAATCATAATCCATAGTAGTTGACGTTGTGGAAAATCACAAATAACTTGTTGACAAAGATGTCGTCTGTCCTACACTGGAAGGATATGGAGAATCTTACAATGGGTAAATCAACAAGTTGTGGTGTGGTGATAACTGACGGGAACAAGTTGGTTGTTGGGCATGTAACACGTGGTAAATGGTGGGACCTACCTAAAGGAGGCATGAACCCTGGAGAAAGCTTTCTTGAAGCTGCACTGAGGGAACTAAATGAAGAAACTGGTTTGGTAGTGGAAGACACCTCAGCCCTTACGCCTCTGGGCGTGTTCCTATATAAGCCAAAAAAGGATCTAGTGCTGTATCTTTGGAAGGTCGAACAAATGCCAGACCCCACTTCCCTAGTCTGCAAGAGCACGTTTAAAGACTCCAAAGGTCGTGATGTCAAAGAATTGGATCAATTTAAAGTAGTCACCTGGCAAGAAGCTGCAAACTTAGTCAATCCAGATATGCAAAAAGTATTGAAAAAAGTAGAGAAGGAAATTTAATGACACGAGATCAATTTGTTGAAAAACTGTTGTCTGGTGAAGTCAACCTAGTGTTTGAGAAACGAGATGGCTCTCACCGAAAAATGAAGGCCACATTATCTGAACAACTTGTGCCGCAAGTATCCACGACGCAAGTATCAACCAATAGAAAGTCAAAGGGGCAAAACTTGAATCTAGTGGTCCTCTGGGATCTAGATAAGGGAAATTGGCGCAGTCTGAGGTTTGATAGTCTGCTGTCTGTTAATGGAATAGACATGTCTCAACTCATCAAAAATACTGAACGCTCCACAAATTGAGATTGAGGTATGTGTTTTGAGCATGCCTGTCTGGTAGCTATGCAACTTGTTGATCGCATAAATCTAGTGTAAATATTGCAGTGCAACATAGAGAAAGAGAGAAAGCAATGTTTACTACACTTATCCGCGCTATTTTTGGCGACGTTTCAACCCACAACAGCAACATGAACCTGCGTTGGTCCAGCAACACTGAACTAGCCAATTATTTCCGCGCAGAGTACAAGGAAAATGCTCCAGAAGCATATGACTACTTCATGTGCACAGGCAAGGGCAACTTTGCTGGCTGAGTGCTAGCCCACATCTAAGATAGTGCAAAAAGCCCGGTGTATTCCGGGCTTTTTCCTTGACATCGTAAGCAGCTATTTGGTAGTGTGATTACACTGGCATGACACTTTCTCATTGTTACAACACACGGCTAATCAGGATGAGTATTCAAGAAGCCAACAGTCGTATCTGTTGGTGTGCTGATAATTTTGGTGACCGGGATATCAAGTGGACTGTGCGATGCCACGACAGAAGTCGTTATGAATGGTGGTTTACAAATAAGGATGATTTAATTTGGTTTGGCCTTGTTTGGGAAAGTTGACTGAACAACAGGGTGTGTTAAGTTTCAGATTGTTGAAACACTCGTGTATGGAGTAGGAAAAATGAACACTCGCGTTTCTGAGTCTCAGCGTCGGGAAAATTCTCGAGCTATTGCTCGTAGGGATAAATGGCGTCAACAATATGTGGTTGTGGTGAAGGCTATTCGTGAACTCAAAAGCCAAACTCGCGGCCGGCCATATGATCCGGTGATCAAAGTGCAACTGCGTACAATGAGGCAGCTGGCTTGCGACATGATGTTTGAACGGACGCATTACATCCGTTTTGATCTGGTGAATACAGCATATCCTTATGCAGCTACAACACTGGAACAAGCTGCATGAACAAAGAAACTGTGTTAATGCAGGAGGTAATTGTAAATTATCACCCGCAATTCGCTGACAGCACTCAACTTCGTGAGATCGGCATGTTGCGGCCAGAGATTTTCAAGGTGGAAATGCTGATTGAAGAATGTCTGGCGGCATGGGGTCCTTACAACTTGGTCAGAGGGGATCATCAAGATTTCAGTGATGGAAGTGATTGTAAAACTGCAAGTATTCGATCAGAACCGGTTAAAGCTGGTACAGCATCTCATAAAGGTGAAATCTCAGGTGTACAAACCAGTGCTGGTGTTGTCAAGCAGGGAGCATTACGGTGTGTAGTTTATAACCCTTGCGAAAACAATATCTTGTATTTTTACTTACCCAAAGAGTTTTGGACACAAAATATCAATCGGCATCCCACAACTGGTATGGGACGGATCTTTTTCACGTATAATCGTAACACAATGGTAATTCCCAAACTTATTCAATATCAAGTGAATAATTTTGAAGAATTAGCAAGGACCACAGGGTAACAAGCATGCAGAACCTGGGTGCAGAACTTTGGCCCCACAGAGTTGAAACTCTGGGGGGCAGTGATCAAGCTGGCATGCGTGGTTGGCTTGAGCGGAACGTGGACTGCACTGCTTGGTTCTTTGCAGCAGCCAATGTTGTGTATTTTTCGCACAAAGAAGATGCTATGCGATTCAGTTTGATTTGGACATGAAGTATTGGGCAGCAACCACGTTGGATGAGCCCAGACGTCAGGAAATGTCACGCTGGTGCAACCAAAGTTTTGGCTACACTGGGTGGATGGTTCACCCCCAGTTTGGGCAATGTGAGGAAGAATGCTATCTCAAATGGAGTTTTTGGTATCAAGCGGATGTTGTTCTTTTCACCTTGGTTTGGGATGTCGCTGCCAATGAAGATAAGTGAACCAACGTGGGACAAAATTATAGCCTATTACCAAACAAAATCTCACATAGATGATTATAATTGGGCGAGCTTCAAACAGTGGGTATGTACAACCTATAACGTTGATAAAGTCTATTTGGGTGTTGAGGTTGAACTTGTTTTTTATCTCCCAAGAAGATGAGGCTGTGTTCGCATTAAGTTGGCTATAAATGGGCCCTACACCGTGGAGCCACTTGCCTTATGAAGTTACCTTGCCCATCAACTCAGTTCACAATCTGTTGAAGATCAGCATCTGGTGCAACAACAACTTTGGTGACCAACCCATCAAATGGATGTATATTGGGCAAGGTCGCTGGTTGTTTCCTTCAGAGGAGCAAGCTGCTGAGTTTGCGTTGATTTGGACATGAACAAAATTTGACAGCAGCGATAGCTACCTGTTTTGGCTGCTGACCGTCAGTTGACACAAACCAAATTGGCCTGCATAAATTGGAGTATGACAATGGAAACTCTCAAACTACTGGCGGCCAATTTGCGTTGCACTGATGCAGATTTTGAAGCAAAATACGCTGATTTATTGAATCAAATCAACGTTGAACTGGACCAACGCGAGTTGAAGAAGCAGCTGGCCACTTATGCAGCTTCCTTAGGCAAAGAAAACAGTGTGCTGGATTTGAGCAGCAGTGTTGTTGGCCTCGAAGGCAAGATTGCATTTTGTTTGAACCATGGTGCTGAGTTGAACGCAAGCAGTCTCACCCGAGTGGTGTTGCTGCTGGACCGCCTGGCAGAGCAAACTGAGCGAGCTACTCCCACATGGCAAAATTTGCCCATTACTAGCCAAACACGGCAGCGGGATCAGTATGTTAACTGTTACAGTCGAATTGACAACCTCAAAACACAAACGTTACAAGGCACTCGAACAATACGTGAGGTGGCAGCAGGTGTGCGAGACATTGTATCAGCGTATGCACCCAGCAACAGCGGAGTTCATCGTCAGTTATTGACTCATTACAAAGACTGTTTGCATGAAGCCCAAAGTGACCCCACTGTCAGCAATTGGGTGCCTGTGTTACGAACAGTGGTTGAAACCCTCACACTACTTAACAGCAATCGTGGCAGCATCAAACAAGGCAAGCGAACTGCACGGGCTAGGTTGATGAGCAGCACTGTTGACACTAGAGATCGCCAAGGAGAAGCTGCTGCCACTCGTATCAAAGTGAAGTCAACAGACACTGATTTGGGTATCACGTCAGTGGATCCCACTAATGTGGTTGGTGCTGAACTGGCCGTAGTCTACAACACCAAAACTCATCACGTGGAAGTGTATCGAGCCAGTGGAGAGCAAAAGCTCAGTGTGCAAGGGGCTCGCATCACCAATTTTGACCCTGCCTTGAGTCAAGGGCGAGCTTTGCGTGAGCCCGACAGTTGGCTGCCACGATTTACCAGCATTACCACAGTTCGACGTGCAGAAGTGTTGATGACCAGCCTCAAGGGCAAAAAGTGGGCACTCTCTGGCAAACTAAACAGCAACCATCTTATCCTGAAAACTCTCTAAAAAATCTTGCATTAGTGAAACGCCCTGTTACAACTGTTGGGCATATAGAGGAACAACGCTGTGGAACCCAAAGACCAACCAAACCCATTTGGTAAGTGGACCATTATTGGTGGGAATTTTCCACCGGAATGGAAAGATGACCCAGAAATGGCTCGGATCATGCAAGCACTCTTGGAGGCTAGCATCATTGCTGCTCAGCGCGAAGAGGCTCTTGAACGACTTATGGGGGTCCAGCAGGATCCGGATCCTGAACTGGATGATGCCATTACTGACATTATCCTTGACGATGTGCAGGAATATCCTGAGGCACTGGGTTGGATCATGGGCGCATATCGCAAGGGTGAAGAACTGGGCTGGAAACGCTAAAACCACTGTTGACAACCCCGTAACCCCCTGCTACTTTAGGCACATGAACAACAAACCCAAACCCACTCCCGCCCGTCTTGTGCGCAGCCTCATCACCCTGCTGGGTACACCTCGAATCCTGTTCAGCGACCGCATTCAAAATGGTCGCAGCATCAAGGTATGGGGGTGGGATGAACGCCTCTACAGCGAGGCCAGCATGATCCTTGCGCGGCATGGCTACCGTGTGCGCAAGGTAAAGACCTCGTTTGGCAGCACTCGTCTTCACGTGTTTGAGAAATAGGAAAACCGGTTATGACCGATGATCTCGGAAACCTTTCTGACAATGACTTCAAGCGCCTAGTGCACCTGGTGAACGAGATCATCCACCTAAGCCACGAAGGTGCTCGAGAAGGGCAAGCTCGGGCACACGACATCTACGCACTGTCACGAGATGCACGCGACATCTTGATCCTGGACGAAACCAGTCGGGAAGCTATGCGACGCCTCACAAATACTGAACGTCCCACCATGTATGGGGTCACCATCAGCAAGTCTGTGGAAGACTATGTTCGTGCTGGCATGAAGATCAATGCCATCAAAGAGCTGCGAACTGAAACGGCTCTGGGCCTGAAAGAGGCCAAGGACGTTGTGGAGGCTTTTGCCAGCACAATTACGCCCTTTTAGGCACATCTTTGGTTGACAACACTCAATATCCTGCTATGTTGCGCTGGTAAATGGAGTACATGACATGACCAACAAGCCTCAGAAGATCGTTGTTCACAAGCACGCCGCCAAGCGGTTGTTTCATGTGAGCATTCACAATGTTGACAGCAAGGCTGCTAACACCACTTGGCAGGGTATTGCAGGCAAGAGCCGTTATGCATATGAACAGGGCTTGGTAGGCAACTACAAGAACGATCGCGTTCTCACTGGTGGGCTGATGCTGGCTTTTGTCAACACCCAATATGAGGGTTGGGAAACACAGGACGTGGAGGGCGAGTTTCCCAACATGATCCGTGCTGCTGAACACAAGGAACAGGTGGCGGATCAGCTGATCCAGGAGGGTCTTACAAACGTTGGTGTGCGCAATGTGAACAGCAAGCGCGATCCCAGCAGTGATGGCATGGGCAGCAACTGGAACGCCAAGTTCAACCCCAACCGGATGACAATGGCCAAGGTGAACGAGAAGATTGACTGGATCAACACAAGCCTGCAGATGAACATCTCTCGAGACGTTCGGAGCCGGGCACTGCGGGCAGTGATTGGTGCTAACGGCAATGTGGACAGCATGGCTGGCCTGCTCCGCTTCATCCGACAGGAAATGGGCCTGGTTTGATGGCTGCTGTTTATCGGATCCTGCATGTGCCTACTAGCATGTATTTTTGCCCCAGCAGGGAAGTGCGAGTCAAGCTCGCAGACCTACCCAGCTATTATGGCAGCGGCACGATTGCAGTAAAGAGCAATCTCAGCAAAACTGGTAAGACCTATCTCAAACTGCCTACCATCAAGCAAATTGGCCAAAGATACTACACTCACTTGTTCAATTCTGTGACAGACATGGCTCCTGGAACACATTACTGTGTGAGGGCTGTGGTGGTGGATGAGTGGGTGGTTGAGGAAATGGCATAAAGTTTTTGGTTGACACATAGCTACACCTAGTCTAATGTGCGTTGATAAGACAGTTTTTGTGAGGACGAGATGAGCAAGTTCAGTTGCCCTGTGGTGCGTGTGGCCGCAGTCGAAGAACATCCGAATGCGGATCGCCTTTCTCTTGTGCGCCTTGAAGGCCTCGGTTATCTCTGCATCGCAAACAAACTAGAGGATGGTAGCCCGCGCTACAAGCCCGGTGACTGGGTCGTATACATTCCCTCAGCCTCGGTGCTGCCTGAATGGCTGCTCAAGGACATGGGATTTTGGAACGAAGACGCTGGTAAGGGTGTGCTGGCAGGCAGTGATGGCAACCGTGTGAAGCCACTCAAGCTGCGTGGTATTTTCAGCGAAGGTGTGCTGTATGGGCTCATTGCATATGGTGATGACGATTGCCTTTCTGCTGATTTTGGGTCGGCGACGGATGTACATGTAGTAGGCAAAGACAGTCTTGAATATCCAGTCAAGCTAGGCGAGGATGCTGCTGCAATCTTGGGCATCACCAGGTGGGAGCCGCCCATTCCCGCTGCGATGTCTGGTGAAGTTGCCAGTGTTGCTGAGGCTGCTCTTACCTACGATTTTCAGCGTTGGGAGAGCGTGCCTGACATCTTCGAACCTGGTGAGGTGGTGGTGGCCCAAGAAAAAATTCATGGATCTTGTACCATCATCCAGTACTTCCCAGGCATGGACCATCCCGAGATGTTCCCCGACCATGCAGGCTACCGCAGCATCACTGTCAGCAGCAAGGGACTAGGCGGTCAGGGTTTGGTGTTCAAGAACAACGAAGCCAACGCCAACAACCTCTATGTGCGGGCACTTGGCACACTGCTAGCCGACCATGACCTCGCCGGGCTCCTCCACAGGATGAGCAAGGTGGACGGCGGTGCTCATCCGGTGGCTATCCTGGGAGAAGTTTTCGGCAAGGGCGTGCAGGACCTCGACTACGGCACCACTAAGCCCACGTTCCGGGTGTTCGACATGCGGATCGGGCGGGAGTGGCTAAGTCCCGATGCCGTGGCCTACTGGGCAAAGGACCTGCCCTGTGTACCTACCCTCTACACTGGCCCCTTTGACCAAACTGCCATTGAGGCTGTGAGAGACGGTGTCACAACGGTGGGTGGCACCAATGTGCGGGAAGGTGTGGTGGTGCGCAGCCTGGTTCCCACCGAGCATCCCCTGCACGGTAGGAAAATCTGCAAATTCATCTCTCCGGCGTATCTGCTCCGCCGAGTGAAGAACGGCGAGGCAACGGAGTTCAACTGATGCGCTACGATCTACTGGAGGTCTACTGCTGCCTATGCCCAAGTCCCTAGACATATTGATCCCAGAAACAGAAACTTTCTGGTTGACAATGTCCGGAACTGTGCTAATATGACGTATAATACATAAAGGACTAACAAATGAGCGATCTCCCCAAGCCTATGTTTGCTAACGTTGGCCGCGCGTATGTGGCTGCTGCCGCGTTGGGTCTAGACACTAGCAATCTCAGTCGTGATCGTGCTGATACTGTGCTCCGCGCGCTGGTCAAAATGCCTGGTTGGCTGGAACAAAACCTGGATGTGTATCAGATGTGGATGGCTGATGTTGACCCCTGGCATTGCTTCATCCGTGACCTGAGCGCGTACACCAAGCAAGTGCGGGCTCACACGAAAGCTACCACGCGGGCCAAGTGAGTATCGACTGCATAGCAGGAAAATCTGCAAGTTCCTCTCTCCGTCATATCTTCTCCGACGGGTGAAGAACGGTGAAACAACAGAGTTCAACTGAGTCGGGGCCACGATGACCGAAAACTATATTCTCTTGAAATGGGGCACACTCAAGGGCTATCGGGTAGCTGACAACCCTGTGGCGCAAGGTTTGATTAAACAGTACATGGAGTTGGGTGCCAGCGCCATGCACCAACAGGACACTCCCGAACAAAAACAAATCATATGCGAACTGCTGCCTGCTCTGGCGTGCCCGCGCCGTGCCTTCCCCAACCCATACGACCCCACAGGGCTGCTGCACTGGATCGCAACCCAGGAGCCGGTCATTCTCGGACGCGACCCCGCTGGCTAGCCGGCTGGCCATTTCAGGATGCCGCCATGTCACGCCGCTTTCTCGTTACCGGAGGTGCCGGCTTCGTCGGCAGCCATCTCGTCGCCGCCCTGCTGGACCAAGGCGCGGAGGTGGTGGTGTTCGACAACCTGCGCACCGGCCATCGCGAAGCCGTGCTCCCCGGCGCCACGCTGGTCACCGGCGCGCTGGAGGACCCCGATGCGATCGCGTCCGTGCTGGCGCAGGGGCCGTGGCATGCGGTGTTCCACTTCGCCGCGCTGTCGCTGGTGGGCGATTCCATGCGCGACCCGATCGGCTATCTCTCGGCCAATGTCGGCAACGGCCTGCGCCTGTTGGAGGCCTGCGTGAAGCACGGCGTGCCCCGCTTCGTGTTCTCCTCCACCGCCGCCCTGTTCGGCACGCCAGACCGCATGCCGATCGACGAGGAAACCGCGATCGACCCCGGCTCACCCTACGGCGAAAGCAAATGGATGATGGAGCGCGCGCTGGGCTGGGCCGAACGCATCCACGGCATGCGCTCCGCCTGCCTGCGCTACTTCAACGCCGCCGGCGCCGACCCGCAGGGCCGCCTGGGCGAGGACCACACGCCGGAAACCCATCTGATCCCGTTGGCCATCGACGCCATGCTCGGCCGTCGCGCCGAACTCGCCGTGTTTGGCACCGATTACGACACGCCGGACGGCACCTGCATCCGCGACTACATCCATGTCACCGACCTCGCCGCCGCCCACCTCGCGGCGCTGGAGCGGCTGGACCACGCCAGCGTCACCTACAACCTCGGCACCGCCGCCGGGCATTCGGTGCTGGAGGTGATCCAGAGCGTGGAGCGCGTCAGCCGCCGCCCGGTGCCGCACCGCTTCGCCCCACGCCGCCCTGGCGACCCCGCCCGCCTTGTTGCCAGCCCGGCGCGGATCATGCGCGAAACCGGCTGGCAGCCGCGCCTCGCAGCACTGGATGACATCGTCGCCACCGCCCTGGCCTGGCGCGAAGCCCATCCGCGCGGCTACGGCGGATGAGTTACCGCATCCCGGCGCATCGGCCTGTGCGTGTTCTCAGAAGTGCATTTTTCACCTACTTATGTCCTCATCCGCCCAGCCGCCGCAGCGAGGACCGCCACGCCATGAGCCAGCCTGCCGCGACCACGGTCGCCAAGAACCTGGGCGCATGACGCTGGAAGTCCTGCATGGAGTTTCCCAACCAAGAAACTTATCTGCAATGTTTGCTCACATGGAGTTGACGGCATCTGTGAGTCTGTTGCGTGTGATACAATGTACCAACACCCTCTCTATGGACGGAGATAAAAAGGTTGACACAGTCTGTCTGTGCTGTATATTGAAGCTACACAAGGAGAACAACAAATGGAAGCCACGCCTGATCTAGCTGTCTACGTGCTGGCCCGAACTGATCTGCCCAGTATGAACCCAGGAAAGCTGGCTGCACAAGTACATCATGCTGGAACCCAGATGATGAGCCTATTTGCAGATCATCCACTAGTTCAACAGTATGTTGCCGACGGTGTCTCACAAGGTGCCTACTACTTCAACACCACAATTGTGCTGGGTGCCACAATGGACCAGCTTCATGGTCTGAGATGCACTTATGGTTGGGAATACCACCTCACTGTCAAGGGGTCAGTCGTCGACCCCAGCTACCCATTTTTTGTGGAAAATCAAGAGGTAGCTGATCTTGTTGCAGCTAATGGCAAGGCAGCTGTCATCAAAACCATGGATGATGGGCGTGTGCTGATGACTCGCCAAGAGACCACTTGCATTTGGTGCCTTGTGGATCGCAACAAGCCCGAAGTTTCAGACATTCTAGGCCATCTCAAACTCTATCCCTAACAACAAAGGACACTGCCTGTGCTATTGCTGATTGAACTCATCGGTGCTCTGGTGCTCATTGGCGTATGTGCCTATGGTGCCAGCAAACTGATCGAAAGTTTCTACGATCGCAACCGAACCCCTCCCGACCGCAAGGACCCCAACTGATATGTGGAATCAACCTCCGCGTGACTCCAATCCTCGAATCAACCCTCTACAGGAGACTCCCCGAGTGAACGCTCGATTCATCGCTACCATGGTAGGTGGCGCAATGGCTGCTCTGCTGGCACTCACAGTGATCCTCGGCAGCTGGTACACAGTTGATGAGCGTCAGCGCGGTGTGCTGCTCCGCAACGGCAAGCTGGTGAGCGTGGTGCAGCCAGGGCTGGGATTCAAAATCCCCTTCATCGACAATGTGGTGCTCATGAGCACCGAGACCGTCCTGCTGCGACTGGACAAGGAAGCGGTCTACAGCCGAGACCAGCAACCTGCAACTATCACCTTCTCGGTGAGCTGGCGTGTGAGCGAAGACAATGTGGACGATGTCTACAAGGAGTTTGGCGGGCTCCGAGGAGTTCAAGACCGTGTGATCCTGCCGGGTGTGCGTGACGAGCTCAAGAACGTAATGGGTCGCTACAACGCAGTCACAGCGATTCAGGATCGCACCCGACTGGGCACAGATGTCAAGGCGGCCATTGTGGCCAACATCAAAGGGCCGTTTGTGATCGAGAATCTGGCTATTGAAAACATTGATTTCAGTGACGCTTACGAAAAATCCATCGAACAGCGAATGCTCGCGGAGGTGGCTGTTGAAAGAGATCGACAGGATGCGATCCGAGAGAAGGTGCAGGCTGAAATTGTTGTAACCAAAGCGCAGGCCGAAGCTGATGCAGTCAAGGCACGAGCTGGAGCTGAAGCTGAAGCTATCCAACTGCGCGGCGAAGCTGAAGCCAAGGCCATCCGGGCCCGAGGCGATGCACTTCGCGCGAACGCAGAGCTAGTCACACTTACGGCTGCAGAGCGATGGGACGGTAAGCTCCCTACCACTATGGTCCCAGGTGCAGCACTGCCCTTTGTGCATGTGAAGTAATCAAACAGAAAGGTGGGTGAAAGCTCACCTTTCTCCTTGACAAAAGTGTCAAACCCGCTAAATTACAGATGTTGATAAACCAAGTGAGCTATCCACACATGACCGAAGATCAGATTGAGCGTACCGTGGAACGTGCAACAGATCGCCTGGACGAGCGTTATATGCGAGGGGAGATCAGCCGGGCACGCTATGCTGATGAAGCTGACAAGCTGAGTACATGGGCTGAACGCGAGTATCGCAGGGCGCGTCGGTGAAATTGGGACAACACCTACACCAACGCCAAATGCTGTTGGATCAAGAGCTGTTGAGAACCACGTTGTTGGCAGTGCAACGTGAGCGAGAACGTGTGCATGACCAGCACTATGATCTGGAACGCTTTAAAAGCCAGATCATCAGTTGTGTTTTGGAAAATCGGCCCATGCTCATGTTTACTCCTGGAAATAACTGGACTGACCCTCAAAATCCTGAACACCCTCCACGTTTTGTGTGCCATCGAGACCACAAGTTATGGCAAGAGTTCCTAGTTTGGTTGGAAAGTGAACACATGGAAATCCAATACCATGGATGGAATTTCACTGTGATAGCCAAGTGACAGAAGACAGAGTCTTCCACAATGCGCTGCTTTTGTTTCCCAAAGATCTTTTCTGCTGCTCTGTTACACTTGGCGAGGAATACTACCGCCAACAATACGAAATCTTGGATTGGCTACGCCAACAAGGACCTGGTGACACTGGAATTGGTGATCCACCACAAGGTGAGTGCGTTTGGGCATATACACAGCTTTTTGGATACCAGTATATCGCTTTCCCCACTAGGGAACTGGTGACGCATTTTCAGCTGGTTTGGCAAAACAACACAGGACATAGTGGTTGACACGGATGTGCAGACTCTGTATGTTGTGGGTGTTGCAAAGGAGACGGATATGCGAATTGATGTGCCCAGCATCGTAAATGATCCCCAGATGAGAACCTTGCCCTATTGGCTGGAGGTATATCCCAATCAGGATCAAGCTCGCCGGGCTCGAGCACTGGCTCGCAAGGCGTATGATCGCACACGGCTAGCTGAGGTGCAGCGTTGGCGCTGCTGCTGGTGTCACTGCGAGATGCGTGGCGAACAAGGCTTCAAGAACAGTGCCACCATTGAGCACATCACTCCTCGCAGTTGTGGTGGCACTGACCACATCACCAACTTGGCTGTGGCGTGTGGCCGATGCAACAACCGTCGAGGCAACACGCCCTGGGAAGATTTCCTGCAGGCTATGGAAATGAGTCGGCCCGCGCCTGAGACTGGCAGCTTTCGCTCACTGGCTTTTGAACGTAAGATGCGCCGAGAGGCTGCTGAGCAGAACAAGCGCATCAAGCAGTTGACTCATTTGGTGCGCAACCACGAGGTGCAAGCCACTGCTACTCAAACGCGACGCGAACAGTGCAAGTCACTGGAAGCCCAATACTCAGACATGCTGCCAGGATTGCAGCTGGCTGGTTTCCAACGAGCCAAGAGGATGCGTCGCGAAGTTGACCGTCAACTGGCACTGCAAGCCCTCTCACAAAAGGTCAGCAACCCTTTTGAAGTGGACAGTCGGCCCTGGCGCATCTACGAGCGTATGCGTAACAAGCAGAGTGTTGACACACTGCAAGCAGCCGCTTAAATAAGGTTATGAAAAGGTTCCTTGTTGCATTCATGTTGCTGTCCTCCAGTCCCTGTTGGGCGCAAGGATACCACTACCGCCCCTATGGCTATACTCCTGCGCCTCACTACCGCCACCATCACCATAACCACGGTGGCGGAAACTGGGTAGCCCCTCTTGTAGGGGGCATTGTTGGCGGTGCAGTGTTGGGCGCTATCATTGCACCAAACATCTATGCTCCTGCACCAGAGCCCATTTGCACTGATAGGCTAGTGGGATATGATGTTTATGGTCGTGCCGTTGTGGAACGTTTTTGTAGGTAAAGTGTGCCTGCAGCCAGCACATCAATCATCCGAAAACAAACCAGTTGACAACCTTGCAAAACCTGCTATAACTCACGCAACGCAACAGAGGATACAGCAATGAGTCACTTCACCGTTATGGTTATTGGGCCTGACCATGAAGCCCAGCTTGCTCCCTACCACGAGTTTGAATGCACTGGTGTGGCAGACCAGTATGTGGTGGATGTGGACGTCACTGACAAGTTCCTTGCCGATATGAAAGATGCGGAGGAACATGCAGAGGAAGACCAATCTGCCCTTGACTATGCGCTGGAATATTACGGTTTTGAAGACCAGGTAGTTGAAGATGAGAGCGAAGTTGATCGAGAGGGTGAGCACAAGTTTGGATTTGTGGTGGTCCGGGACGGTGAGCTCGTCCGGGCTGTGAAGCGCACCAACCCCAACAAGCAGTGGGACTGGTACGAGGTTGGTGGGCGATGGACTGGCACGCTCAAGCTCAAGCCTGGTGCAAAGGGTGTGCAAGGCCGCCCTGGACTGGGAACCCAAGGAGCAAAACAAGGGTATGCTGACCAGGCGAGGATGGGAGACATCGACTGGGCAGGCATGCGTGACGAGGCAGGCGAGAAGGCCGGAGTCTATTGGGATCGGGTGCGGGCACTTGCTCCAAATGTTTGGGAAAGCTGGGACAGTGTGATTTCACGCTTCCCCAGGGACACTGACGGTGCTCGAAATTTCTATCATAACCAAACGGGCAGGCAGGCCCTGCACCAAGCCAAAGACTTGTTTTGGTGTGAGGACTCGGTGCTGGTCGGCCGTGAAGAGTATGTGCAAACTGCTCGAGACAGTGCTGGCATGACCTTTGCATTTGTCAAGGACGGTGCGTGGATGGAGCGCGGCAGCATGGGCTGGTGGGGCATGAGCACAGACGACATGCCCAAGAGTGAGTGGTATGCTCGGATGAATGAGATGATCAACGGACTGCCCGAGGACACACTGATCACCATTGTTGACTGCCACATCTAGCCAAAAAACGGGTTGACAGCCCTGAAAATCGTGCTATACTGCCCACAGTAGCTGGAAAGGCGCTGAACATGCACTACACGTTTCCCGAGATCACGCACCTGGATCAAGTGCTGGAAGCTGTCCAGGGTGTGGAAGGCTTCATTGTAGCCCAGCGGCCCTGGGGCACTGTGGTCAACTACATTCAGATGGGCCCGGACATGTTCCCCGAGGTCCATACTGCTGGAGGCAGCGCCAGCATGCGCGAGCGGCAGACTCGACTCAAGGCTATCCGCCGGGAGTGTAGGGGGCTGCTGTTCAGCCTTGATGGAAAGTTGGTGAGCCGCGCATTTCAGAAGTTTTGGAACGTGGGCGAACGGCGCGAGACTTTGATTGAAAACATCGATCTCACTCAGCCACACATCATCCTTGAGAAGTTGGATGGAAGTATGATTCGTGCTCTACCTCTAGGTAAGGGCTACTGTCTTGCAACCAAGATGGGGCCCACTGCTGTAGCAGCACAGGTTGAGCCGTTCGTGGCAACTCGAGACAACTATGACCGATTTATCCGAGACACACTGGAGCAGGGATACACTGCCTGTTTCGAGTGGTGTACTCGTCAACAAAAGATTGTGTGTGATTATCCAGTTGATCGACTGGTGCTGACTGCTGTGCGTCACATCAACTCGGGTGAGTATCTCACCTACTCTCAGATGCAGGAACTGGCGGCCGAGTATGAGCTGGATCTAGTCAAGGCCTATCCTGGTACTGTGGCTAGCATGGAGCAGCTCGTTCGGGAGACGCATGAGCTGGAAGGCGAGGAGGGGTGGATCATCCGGTGGGATGATGGACATATGGCCAAGTTGAAATCGGCCTGGTATGTGCGTATCCACCGTGCCAAGGATGCTCTCACGCAGGAGAAGAACCTCATCGACCTCATGCTGGCGGAAAAGCTGGACGACGTCAAGAGCTTTCTGCCTGTGGAGGACCTGGCTCGCATCGACGCCTACGAGAACGCCTTCTGGACGGGTGTGGGGCAAACTGCCTACATATGGAAGGACCAGTATGTCAAGCTCCGGCGGCAGTTTGGTGACGATAGAAAGCGGTTTGCACTGGAGGCAGCACCGGGTCTTGAGCCCAACCTGCGTAGTGCTGTGTTCAAGGTCTGGGCCCGTGAGGGCCACGTGGACTGGCGTGAGCTGGTGTGCGATGTGATCCGCAAATGCACTGGCACGCAGACCCGGGTGGACGAGGCACGCTCACTGTTCCGTGCGCCGCGGTGGAGCCAGCAAAGTGTGGGAGACGAATGATGGCCTACAAAGGTGACACGGTGAAGTTTCGAGTGAGCAGTCCCAACGGCACTTGGCGCACAGTCTCCACGCTGGAAGAGGCTGAGCAAGAGATCAAAACTCTGGTGGACACCTATGGTGTGGCCTGGGCCGCAGTGGATAGGATTGAGACCACAAGGATCCTTGTTCGGCAAGTCAAGGCTGATGAGTGACTCTTACCTTGTAACTTTGGTAGCGCCTATGTGCGATGATTTTGATCAAGTGTGTGATTGGTGCATGCAACAATGGCCGTGTAAGGAGCGGCGCTGGCATATACACTGGGCTGGATTAACAACTAGAGGCAAGGGGTGGCAAATCACTTGCAGTTTCTGGCACCAAGATGATCTCACCATGTTCCTGCTCACATGGGCGCACCTGGTTGAATCTAGATAAACAGGCGATAGTGATGGCTATACTGCCCTACACAGCCACATTGGTAGCACCCAAACTCCGGGAGCTTGACCAAGTTCAGGAATGGTGCCTACAAATGTGGCCTTGTACTCATCGAGCCACATGGTATCAAGATAATATGACAATGCAAGTATTTGCAAGGTTTGAATTCAAATGCACCTGGAGTTTTCAGTTTCGAGAAGATCTCACCATGTTCCTGCTGACCTGGAGTCATTTGGTGGACAGCCATGAGTGATGCATATGTTGTGACAGTGATGGCTTACTCACTTGAAGAATTTATCCCAGTTTACAACTGGTGCTGCCGCATGTGGGGCGATACAAGCTTGTATCAGACTTGGTGTATGGGTTGGGCTAATTCAGATCTTTTGCGTGGAGTATATGTTTGCGATTGGGCTTTTCAACACAAGGATGATCTCATCATGTTTTTACTGACTTGGGGTCATTTGGTTGACTCTAGCCAAGAGGCAGAAAGTTGTGAATGACAAGTTCAAGATAACATTGAGTGCCCACACAAAGGGAGAACTCGAAGCTGTGAATCTATGGTGCCAACAGTTGTGGCCAGGTGAGTGCGGGACAGTATGGGACAGCGGATGGCCACTACCTACAACTTTTTTTTAGAGCAGGTGGCATCACTGCGTGGCGTTGCAGTTGGTGGTTGACACGCAGGGAAGATCATGCTATGTTCCTGTTGACATGGGCACATTTGGTAGAGCCGCCCCAGAATTACACAAGGTATCCTCAAAGTGAATAAGGACAACAAACGATGACCCCGGCACAGAAAATCAAACAGCGAATCCTTCTCGATCTTGTTAACCAGGGTTCACTCAGCATTGACCCTGCTGCTATCACATCAGACAATGTGGACGAGCTTTACGAGGAGCAAGATGCCTGGGACATTGAGTGTGACTTTCGCCAAGGCGAAGTTGAAACTGGTATTCCCTGCGAATATTCCCGGCACTACGAAAGCCAGAGCGTGGCTGCCCAGATGGCAGATGGTTCCTGGGTAGGCTGGACCTACTGGTATGGTGGCGGCAAGCATGGTGAACCCGAATCCATTCCTTGGATGAGCGAGGCCTACGAACTAGACGTCAAGGAAGAGGAGAAGTTGGTGATTGTTCAAACGTTCTCAAAGAAGGGAAAAGAATGAACCAGGATCTCAAAACTCGGCATATAGCACTGGCCTTGGCTCGAGCTGATGATGAATACCGTGGCTTTGAGCCTTTTCCGGAACCTCCCCTGGATGCTGATGCGGACTGGTATCATGATCACGTGGATGGATGGCCATGGTATAAGCACATGGCAGAAAGGCTGTTGACGCAACCCAACCTCTGTGCTATCCTACAAAACAATACATGAGGTAAATCCATGCAATACCTGCTCACCCAAGAAGAGTATGACGCACTCCGAGCTCGACAGGAGCATGAACTCAAGCTGAGTAGAGCCAAGCTTCAGAAACTCTGCACCAGGATTGCGGACACTATGCCTGTGAAGTGGGGATGGAGCAAGGACGAGGAAGCCAAGCCCTGGGGTTGTATCCACTCTCAGCAAGAAGAATGGTATTGCGATAGCTGTCCTGTGCAGGAAATCTGTCCTGAGCCCCACAAAGAGTGGAGCAAGTGACAGCACTCCTACTCACCATCGCACTGGTCACAGGACTATGCTATCTGGTCAGCTTGTATCTGTCATTGTGGGTTGGTGTGTTTATGATCCTATGGATACTGTTCAGCATCGGCTGGTTTTTCCGAACCTGGGCAGTCAAGGACAAGGATGGCCCGGAAACCATGTTTGATCGGATAGTGATCTCAAGCATAATACCAGTTGCCATGCTGTTTGGATTTTTGAATAATCTCCTACAAAAAAGGTTGGGATTGCCCTGATGAAATCAGATATTATCAATCGCCTCACAGATCAAGCTGATGAGCATGCCAGTGACTATGTTGGCAGTCTACGCCAGCGTGGTCTTCAAGTGCTGCCCGAATACTACGAGCAAGCGTTCAGGAATAAGTTTGCTGAACTGATTGTGAGAGAATGTGCTGACATTGTGGACCGGATGGATGAGGGTCGCAATGAATACTTCCAGCGACTGGACGGGACCAAGGTCGTCACCGGAGACGTATTGAAACACTATTTTGGTATCCGGGAATAACCAACATGCTGTGCTATAACCCAGCCCACCCACACCATCACAATCAAACATTGTGGTGTGTGTATGGGTTTGAAAGCTTTCCTGAAATTATCTGCTGCAAGATTGTCCCCCATCCCGAGTTTGGGCCCATCATCTGGGGCTACAGCGTCTACCGGGGCGTGCCAGGGTTCCGCACGCTGGGCCAAAATGTCATCAACTGGCAGAGGGGATTGGAAGAGCGGTTTGGCCACACCATGTTTGAATTCTATACCACGCAAGAAGAGGCCTTGGAGAGGCTGCGGGAGCTTACCACCCCAGCGGCAGAGGCAGTGTGACTTATGCACTTGATGCGCACCTGGCTGTTGAATCTCAGTGATGAAGAAATCACCCAGGCTATTGACAGTTGGTTTGATCGGGAGATTTGGGATCAAACTCCCGACAAGCTGCGATGGATAGTGATTGATCTTGATCTCTACGAACAAGCCGTGCATTTGCAAAAGTGTAACTTTGATCGTGCATATGCCCAACTCACCTGGAAAGGACCCAGCTAGTGCTCTATACCGTAGCTGTGAGTTATTTTGCCACAGGCGAGGGACATACCTTGAGCCTGTGGATTGGCGTTGCTAGAGACCCCCAGGATGCCCGAGAAAAGTTTCAGCAGGCTGTGCCCAATGGCAGTTTTTGGGTGCAGGGTGCAGAAACTTTTGAAGGTGTCAATCGTGAGCATGTGGCATGCAAGTATCTGCTCACACCATTGGCACTCACAAATCTAGAGGATCCTCATTGCATGCGTGAGTTTTCTGCTCAGCTGCATTTCAACTACAGTTGACATAGTGACAGACATGTGCTACTGTGCAAGCTGCACAATAAGGTGTGTTCAATGTTTAGGATTGAAAAACGGCTCAGCAGTTTCTTCCGCAAAAACAGCTTGCGTGGTGCTCCATTCAAGCAATGGACCTTGCACAAAACCTATGACAGGCTAGCTGATGCAGTTCAAGCCTATGATACGATGATCTCCAAACCCGGATACGGTATGAATTGGCGCATTGTATCTGGAGATACTGTAGTCAAACAAAAGAACAAATAGACATGGTAGCCGTATTATGAATTGGGAAAGTTTGTTGTTCCTTCTGCTGAGCATGTTGTTTGCCAGCTTGGTTGTGTTGACCACATTATTCCCATAGCACAAGGATTGAAGAAATGAGCCAAGACTTGGACGACGATTGGGATTGGGAAGAATTTTTCCGTCAATTTCCCTGTGGTGCGGCTGTGATTTTTGGTAACCATGTGGTGCATGCTGAGGGGTATCCTGAACCAGTCTCGGACATTGACGAAACTGAATTGCGCAAAGAGTTGGCAGAAGATCACGAGCTGGAACTGACCCTTCTCCGAGATTACTCAGTCATACGATTGGAAGGAGATAACTGGCGCCAGTTGATGCAGCAGTATGCAGGTGCAGATGGCACGCAGAAATAAGACGCCACAACGGATCAAACCCCGCCGAGGATGGCACCGCGTGGTGTTGCCCAATGTACCCAATCCTTGGCGTGAGTTACTGACGGGCATGCCATCAACTGTGTCAAAGATTGACGACTGGCTGGCAGAAAACACCTCTGGCAAATGTGAGCAGTTTCGCTACAACACATGGGACTTCAAACGCCAAGAAGATGCCCTGTTGTTTACCTTGACGTGGGGATAGCATGGAAATAAAAATCACCAAACAAACTGTCCTTGCCCCTGTGCGTAAGTTGAGCGCAACTTGGACAATGGAAAAACCACAAACATTGAAACACACTGTGAGCGATGAGATCGAGCAACTTATCCAGGAAGAGATCAACAGTGAAATTTTAGCCGAAATATATCGAGTCCAAGGATGGTATCTTGTACCCCTCACTGCTCACAGCGTCTGGACAAAAGGCGCAGTGACGCCATGGCTCTTGGAACATTACCCAGATGGTGGTTACTATCTCTTCACTGGTGGTTGCATGTTCCGGGACAAAGAGATGGCTGTGGAGTTTGAGCTCACATGGACATAATACCCAAGTTCAGTTTCCTGCATCGTGTGGAATATCGGGATCTGCCCGAAGACCCGAGAGTTATGAACTATGGAGAATCTCGCACACAAATGATCATATGGTGCTGGAAAAATCTTCCTTTGAGCGATTGGTCGCATGACCCCTTGGGTATTGATTTCAAGCATCAAGAAGGTCTCATGCAGTTTATGTTAACGTGGACATGATTGTTACCAAGTGCTTGCCCGGCGGTGGATGGTATGCCGAAGTCATGCTGGACGATAGTGAATGGCCACCAATTGATGAAAATGACCAATGGTTAGACAGACCCATTCGACGTTGGGTAAGAGAACACACTGAGGGAGCACATTTTTTCAGTTTTAGGGGAACAATACTGTTCAGTAACGAAAGTGATCTCACAGCGTTTGTGGTCTCTTGGTCATAACACGTAGAGTGGCCCGCTTTTTGGAAAAGGAGAAGGATCCTCTCTACCCTTATCCGGTTGTGTTTGACAACATGGAAGTCTCTGAGGCTGAAATACTTCGAGCCTGGCTAAGACAGCATGGTGGCCGAGAAAACGAGGATTGGGCTTGGACTCATGGATGGTGGGGAGATACCGTTCACTGTTTTAGGTTTCGAGATCCTTGCACAGCAGAGTTTTTCCGCTTGACTTGGCACCCAACAAGCGTATAGTTGCAGTATGAAATACGACTCAGATATATGGTGTTGTGAGATTCTGCTGGCACGCTATCAGCAAGGATGTTTACAACATACCAATCTATCTTCTTGCCCTGATTTTTTGGTGAATTGGGCAGCACAATCTCAATTGTTTTGTAGGCAGTGGAAAACAAAAAATGAACACCAATAATCCCAAAACTGTTTGGCACGAGGATGGAACCAGCCCAGTTCCTGGCTCGCGTGTATTTGTTTTTGGCAGCAATCTCGCTGGCATTCACGGTGCCGGAGCGGCCCGGGAGGCTGCCGCTAAATTTGGTGCCCTGTATGGTTGCGGCCATGGCTGGCAACCTCTCAATCAAAGCTATGCCATTCCCACCAAGGACCGTCGAATCCACACCCTAGCTTTGGATGAGATCAAACTCTATATTGATGAATTTGTGCGACTCACACAAAGCCCGTTTGTTATGAATAGTGGTTATTGGGTCACCCGAGTGGGCTGTGGCCTAGCTGGTTACCAAGACCACGACATTGCACCATTGTTCCGTGGCGCAGTAAATTGCAGTTTTCCTTTGCCTTGGCGCCAGTATTTGGAGCTTGAGACTTGATTGACATAGCTTTTCCTAATAGCCGCATTGGGCACTACATGCGGGTCACAAAGAGGTCTGGAAAGTGGGTGATGCAACAAAGCTACATTGCACTGATTCACAAAATCGCCACCACCGAAGACTGCTATTACCTTGACTTCTACAAAAGCCGAGATAATGCCACAATGCTGGAGTGGTGCCAAAACGCATGGGGTCCGCCAGAGGTTGGTGAAACATGGTGGCAAAAGCTCACTGGGCAAGCTCAACTCACACTTGTGATACGTGGCGAAGAGCGTGTCACGCAATGGCAACTAACCTGGGAGTAAGCCAATGAGCAGTGAATATCAGCATTTGAAAACTCTTGCATCGGAAATTTTCCGGCTGATGGGCGAGGAGAGTTTCACAGAGATAGACAGCATCTTGAGCAATATGCAGCCTACACTTCAAACAGAAGTAGAGATGGTGGCACTGCTACGCTACAGTTTTACAGCTCGGCATCATCTCACCTGTTACCATATCTATCTTGACGCAGTAGCACAGGAATTGCTGCGTCGTGGCAAAGATGTGGAGAGGATTTTGCAGGGACTGCCCTTCTACAGCATCGATAGGTATCCATGAGTCAGCAGGCTGCGCAGACTAGGGAGGCACATTTGTTGAATCACCAACCAGTTGACTGGGCAGATGATGTGATGGGGTTTCCCTACGCAGTCGCATGCAAGGTCACAGTGGTGGATTTGTGGCTTCGAACCAACTGGTGCAAGCAAAACATTGGCTGCTGGTTGGTAGATTGGACTCACACATATGATAACCACCGGCAGGTGTATTGGTACTGTTTCTCTAGTCAGGAGCAATTGACACAGTTTCAACTCACATGGTGTTGAACGTTTCACAAGAAGGAAGGAACAGGTGATTCGTATGGTTTTGCAGAAAATTTATCAACAAAATCAATGGTATGATAGCTTAAGTGGACATTACGTGCACCCCTACAAAGTTCCTGTTGTTTCTCACGCCCCAAGCGGTTGCATTCGCCCGGGACATCTATTGGGTTATACTTTTCTCAGGCACTCCTATGTTCCTCTATCTCATGTGGGGCTTATGGCACTGTGGCGCTTTCCGTATGTGATCAAGAACAAGCGTCAGCAACGTTGACACACAACAACAATCCGTTACTATAATATTACAAAAGGAGACTACTATGCGAATTCAGGTGCCATTCAAGCCAGGCTACCGTTTCTGGAGCCCGCGTGTGCTCCGTCGAAGCGAGCTGGTCACCATCACGCATGAGTGCAAGGAGTATTCTCGGCGAGAAGAAACTCTTGAGATCAGTGCCCGGCACAAGGAGATCACCAGTGTTGAAATCACACTGAACCAAACTGGTGAGTCCAAGTTTCGCTATTGGGCTGTGACTGTGGGAAAGACAATGGCTATACACACTCTTGTTGATCCCTATTCGGGATTCAGCAATGAGCAAGATGCAACAGAGTTCGCTCGTCTCTGGCGAGATACACAGAGCACTGAATATTTTGGTAGCCCAATTGGCGAGTGCCATGATTACGACCATGAGTGACGAAGTCATCAATTATGTGATTGCACGTCCTTGGGATACTCAAGAGCCCAACAATCTCTGCATCTATCACTTGCACAGTGAAGTGCATCGTGGCACAATAGAGGATGCAATGCTGACCTTGTCTCGTGTGCAACAGAGTAATCCTGGTTTTGAATATGAGGTATATGAGGTGTTTTACAGGAAGTTAAGTTGATGGGTTGGTTTGATAACTGCACAAAGGTTTGTCTATCGGGCCAAATACCCTGTAACTGTGATTTCATGCCGGGTCAGCAGGTGTTTCTCACAAGCAAGGACAGAGATCGTCATGCTGAAGACTATGCAAGTAGGAAAACCAATTGGAGTGCGCCTTTTGAACCTTGGGTTGTGGAAACATGGCGCAGGTGTAGTGAAGCAACAGGCGCAGACAAAGTTGCCCAGAAAGTGCGTGACCGTTTGACCAACAGGCCTGTCTTTGCCAAACGACCTTAATACCTGCTGTATTTTTGAATTTCCTATGGGAGGTGTTACCAGCTGGGTAGTGCGGTTGCCCAACAGCACCAACGGCCACGAACCCCAAGTAGTCAATTGGCTAATTGAGAGATTTGGCATCGACGATCACGAATATTGGACAAAAATCTTCAACCAGAAGAGAGAGACGCCCAACAGCCTTTGGAAACGAGGCAGCATCTGCACCTATGTGTATCAGGAATACTGGTTCACCAACAGAGATGATGCATTTGAGACCTATTTGGTGTTCTCAAAAATTTAAATTGAAAGGAAAATTATGTTAGATACTATGGCAGATGTGATGCGCACAGCCTACGAGAGAGGTTGGATCACCACAAGAGACGGAAATGTAAGCATGCGACGAGCAGTACAAAACTGCATGTATATTACACCAACAGGAGTTCGCAAACAGGTTCTCACCAGCGAGAGCATGATCAAGCTGTATTTTCCTGAAGACCGGATGAGTTCAGATGCATGGAGCAGGATGACTCGTGCTGATGACCTTTACCAACAGCGAATCATTGGCTTGCGTCCCAGTGGTGAACTGCCCTTCCACTATTGGCTACAAGTTAACACGCCTACTTCAAATCGTGTTGTGTTGCATCTTCATCCCACTCACATTGTGGCTGCAATGTATGCTGGTATGGATCTACAACAGATTGTACGTGATTTTCCTGAGCTTGAGAACCACACAACTGTAGGCCCAACTGTGGGCAAAGTACAAGCGCAAAGCACAGATCTTGGCTCAGCTGTTGCCCAAGCTTTTGATGTGCAACCTGATGGAGGCATCAATAGCCACATAATTGGGTTGCACATGCATGGCGTAGTAGCAGTGGATGTGGATCCTTGGTCAGCCTATGGTCACATCGAGAGATTGAACCATGTGTGTGAGATTGTGTTGGCTGCTGGAGGAATGCGTGACCAAACCCGTTGAGCATGACCTCAACTCACTACCCCTTGGTCAAATCCACGAGGCCATGATTTGGTTTTACGACACATATGATGTACGAGAAGCTGAGGCTGACAAGTCTACTGGCGTAATAAACGTTAAACTGCCTATTGACAACTTCTCTGAGGTGGCACTGACTTTGCACGAGCTGTGGCAGGAAACCTTCCTGCGCAGCCAGCACAGTGATCTCAAGGACGAGTATCAACGCTATGAAAGTTTGCGTCTGTTGATCAAAAGCTTGACTGAAAAAACAATTCGCGTATAACAAGACAACACTGCACTCAGGAAGCATCATGTTTGAAAATGTAGATTTTGGCATTCGAGAAGATCATTTTGGCCATGGGCTGTGTAGCCGGATGCGGTTGGAGTTTCTCAGCCAGCAAACCGGCGCGACAATGGTAGTGTGTCGAGCTGTGAAGCTGGAAATGCGCCGCAACATCGTAGACGTGTTCACTGGTATGGAAAGCCTCCTAAACAAGACTTTTCCTGAGGCAGAGGGCACTTGGCAGTTTGTGCAAGTAGATCCTGACTACTGGATGATCCAGAATAGCAGTATGTTCATTATTGGTGAGCAGCGCAGTGCAAACAGCCGACGCAGTTGGGGGTATGATGAAGGCAGCGTTCGTGTGAACCGTGCCAGCATCGAGGCATATGGAACTCCAGACCGGGTTAACCAGCTGCTGACTGCTGTGGAAGACACGTTCCAAGATCGCACTTTTACCAAAATCACGTGGTATTACAAGGATGGTTCTTCGGTGGACTATCGCAGCCTCTACGTTGATCAGGACAACCAGATTCAAAACAGCTTTTATCCTTGGTTCACACAAGGTGTTGATGCCTTCATTGAAGATTACCTGACTAGCACAGGCACAGTGCTACTCCTCTATGGGCCACCTGGAACTGGCAAAACCAGCTTTCTCAAGCATCTCATTTGTAGCCGGCGCATGAATGCGATCGTCAGCTACGATGAAGACATCCTGCGTGATGATCGCTTTTTCATTGACTTTTTGGCTGATGATGAGCACAACATCATGATCATCGAGGATGCTGACCTGCTGCTGAGCAATCGAGAAAGTGAACAGAACAAGATCATGAGCAAGTTCTTGAATGTCAGTGATGGCATTGTGAAGGTGGCCAGCAAGAAGATGGTGTTCACTACCAATATTAGCCAACTAAACAAGGTGGACCCAGCTTTGCTACGCAAGGGGCGTTGCTACAGTGCAGTGGAGTTCCGCAACATGAGTCCAAATGAGGCTGCCCTTGCTGCTGAGTCTGCTGGTGAACCCCAGCAAAACTGGAAAGGTAAGGAGCATTGGACACTAAGTGAAGTTTTCAATCGCGATATTGCCACAGCAGAAGTTACGCCTACAATGGGATTTGGTTTCCGGGTTTGAAAATCATAGGAAATCTATAAATAAGGAACTATTACCAAGGCAGGCAATGAAAACAATAGCAGTAATATTTCTTTCATATGTAGGCGCGTTGTGCGCCTTTGCTGCTAGTGGTTTTCTTGCCAGCTGGGCATATCAGTTAAATGGATGTATATGGACCTCAAGCGGTGTGTTTGGGGTCAGTTTTTTGGCTATTGTAACTGGATTTGCTGGTGTAATTACAAACTTGTTTGACTTCTCCGACTGGTTCCGTTGACAGCCAAAAGTTTCATGCTATAGTTAAGCATGAAAAAGTTATCCTTACATAGTATAGTAGTTTTGATTGGTCCCACTAAGAGTGGCAAAAGCACATGGGCCCAAAACCAGTTTGACGCTGATGAAATCATAAGCCTTTCTTCAATCAAGAAAGAGTTGACAGGCAACAATTCAACAGTGGATATTTTGCCAAATATTTGGCACGAACTCTATCGTAGAGTTGATATTCGTATCGCCAACGGGCAACGTGCAGTAGTTGATTCCACTAATCTAAAAGACAAGGACAGATTTACTTTTCTTGATATTGCCGAAAAGTATGGTGTGGAAGTCTATTACAAACCTTTTGACCTTGAATGGGGCACAATACAGCAAAACTCTGGTTCTTGTTATGACTTTGACTCTTTGAGAAAAAGCTATAGTATATGGAAAAATGCTCGCACACAGGTGTTACAGGGCGATAATAAACGAGCTGTTGTGCTGTGTGGTGACGAAACCACTGTTGGATTTCCAAATGAATTGCAGAGTGCAAGGATTTTAGCAGTAGGCGATGTTCATGGCAATTTTCCAGCTATGCAGCAGGCAGTGCAAATGGCACAACAGTTACACGCAAAGCTAGTGTGGCTGGGAGATATTGTGGACTATGGCGCCAATAATCTCAAATGTTTGAAACTTGCATATGACACTGTTCGAGACGGGCAAGCACTTATGATTTGGGGAAATCACGAAAGAAAAATTGATCGCTGGATTAGGAGCGACTTGGGTGAAACCTTTAATGGCAAACTTAGCGAGTCAAATCTATCTACTATAAGAGAAATCAACAGTTTGAATGACTTGCGGAAAAAGAAGTTTCTTGCAGCTTGGACAGCACTAAGAAACTGGAGTTTTAACCACCTAACAGTGGGAAAATTTTTGTTTACTCATGGTGCAGCAACACCTGCCATGTGGGCCAACAAGGATCGCAGATTGCAAGGTGTTTGTGCAAATATGGCCTATTTTGGTGAGGTAGACACTGTTTCACCGACCAAGAATGATGGATATCCAAACCGTATCTGGAATTGGGTTCAAAACATACCTGCTGATCATACTGTTGTTGTAGGGCATGATTGGCTTGATCGTGTCAGTTACAACGTTGTGGAAAAAGCAAATTCTTGTGGCGGCCGGGCATTTGTTACAGATTGTGGTAGCAGCAAAGGCGGTCGTTTGGGTGCACTTTTTGTTGATCAACATAGCAAAGAAGTTTTGCCTTACTATTTTGACACTTAAATATCATAGCAGTTAAAAAAGGTGTGTTATGAATGCCACTCTGGTACTCAATGCTGATTACAGTCCTTTAGGTGTAGCTCCGTTGAGCACACTCAATTGGAAAGAAGCTATCAAGCTGATTTATCTTTCTCAAGTTAATGTAATAGAGCAGTATGACGATTGGTTTGTTCATAGCCCCAGCGTAACTATGCAAGTGCCCAGTGTTGTTGTTTCAAAAACCTATGTTAAGAGCAGTAGGACTGTGAAGTTCAATAAACAAAATTTGTGTATACGAGACAACTATACTTGTCAGTATTGTAATCAAATATTTGAGCTGAAAAGCCTTACTATTGAGCACGTTATTCCACGATGCTGTGGAGGCAAAACAACCTGGACTAACGTTTCAATGGCTTGTTCTAGATGCAACACCCGAAAAGGACATCGATTAGATATACATCCACAAATCTTACCTTACAGACCCAGTATTGGTGAAATTATAAGCAAAGTTAAAAGACAGCCAGTTGTTGTGCCCAACAGCAACTGGCTGCCTTACATTGGGTGGACACCCAGTTTGGTTTCAGTACGAGAGCCTTACAAAAATATTGACACGGTTGCATCAAAACACACATAGTGATACACCCCTATAGGAGAATACCAATGAGTGAAACAACAGAGGCAACAATGCCTCCCACATCTGCCTCTGGAGCAGCAGAAATAACCATTACTGATTTAAAAAATGTTTTAGTCCTTATTGATTTGTGCACCCAACGAGGTGCTTTTCGAGGACCTGAATTGAGTTCTGTTGCAGCTTTATACGACAAGATTCAAGGCTTTGTTGGTGTGGCTGAAGAAGGCAAAAACACTAAACCAACCGGCATTTAAGGAGCACAATGATGTTTGACAATATGTACCGACACACAGGCCAGCTAAACAACACTGGCAAAAATGTAGTAGTTGTATTCATGCAACTGCCAGAAGATCCTGCACATGCATTAGTAATTGACACAGATGCATTGCCTGACATGTATAATGAGGCTCTCAGGAAGGTTGTCGAAAGCACTGAAGGACAGCAAGCCAAGAATCTTGCTGACGTTTTGGCCCGTCGTCCCAGCCCAGATGGCAGTTCCAGTAACATGCTAGCTAAGTTTCACCAAAGCAATAGACTGCAAAAAACACCTGTATCTAATGTCACAATGGTTCCTCGCCGCGGAGTTCGTTGGCCTCTCTCTGATGTAATTGCAGCAATGGCATCACAGGAAACTGTTCCACAAGGCTTTAATGACCTAGACCCTGAAACAAAGGCTATGGTGGCTGCCGATCTCAGGAAGTTCAATGTTCATGCTGTGAACTCAGAAAATGACAACACCGGGCAGATAAAAGCACAGGCTGCCAATCTCTTGGAAATGGCACGCATGTTGGAAACAGATGCACATAGCAAAAGAGAACAAGCATACCGGATTGATCCCAGTCTTAGGCCCGCAAAACGTAATCAACCAGCCGCAACAGCAGCACCTGTGGAGATAGCAGCACCTGTGGAGATAGCAGCTGACCCTCTTCCGGTTGTGCCTACTCTTAAGAAACCAAGTAAGGCTAAGCGAGCTGCCTAAGTAAAAATCTCAAGAGCTGGACAAACTGATAAATAAAGGAACTCCAGTTCTTGAGGTAGCTATGGCAAAGAAGAAAACAACTGAAGACTTGGAATGGGAGTCTATATTCAACAGTATCTCTTTTAATACTGAACCTCCCGCCAAATATATAAAAGATGCTGTAGTACGCACGAGATACGGAAAGCGCATCAAATTATCAGGCAAAGAATTTGTTTCTGTAATGGAACAAGAGCGTATGATGGATCCTGAAGATGCGCTTATTGAAAGCTGCAAGGTAACCTTGGACTTTGATCGACTCAAGCAAGATATCTCACGTTTTGCCAACAGTGTGCTCAAGAAGGCCAGCAGTCGTTACAAAAAAAGTCGTGCACAAACAAGTCAAGCAGCTAAGTTACGCAAACTCTTATCTCAGCAGAAACAAAGTTAATTTTATTTCCCAGCTGTTCAACTTGATTTAACCCAGTATCCTAGGACAAAATAGCAGTATAGGTATTGGAGATTGAGATGACAACTTGGGAACAGGTGGCTGACGACAGCAGATACACAAAGGTACTTGACAAGGGCTTTGTGGGCTTGATTGACCACATGGGCAGTGATCAAGCCATTGTGCAAGCTGCTCGAGTCAGCTATGGCGAGGGCACAAAATCTGTAAATGAGGATCGCGGTTTGATCCGCTATCTCATGAGGCACATGCACTCGACTCCATTTGAGATGGTGGAATTCAAGTTTCATCTCAAAATGCCAATCTTTGTAATGCGTCAACATGTGCGACACCGAATGGCCTCAATCAACGAATACAGTGGTCGTTATAGTGTTATGACGGATGAGTTTTATATTCCTGAACCAACTCGAATTCAAGCGCAAAGCAGTGACAACAAACAGGGCAGTGCCGGACAACTTGCAAAGCAAGAACTGGAAATAGCACTCAACACAATCCAGCGAGTAAGTGCTGAAAACTATCTAGACTATCTCAGCCTCATAAATGACCCCAATGGACGAGACTATAAATTTGGTGAGCGTCAGGGCCTGGCACGCGAGCTGGCACGTATGGTGCTGCCAGTAAACAACTACACTGAATTGTATTGGAAAATTGACCTCAAAAACCTGTTTCACTATCTCAATCTCAGAATTGATTCTCACGCGCAATATGAGATCCAACAGTTGGCCTTACCTATTGCAGAGCATGTGAAACGCATTTGTCCAATTGCATGGGAAGCGTTTGAAGACTATTGGCAGCAAGCCACAACTGTGAGTAGGCTTGAAAAAAACCTATTGCAGGAGCTTATCAACTTCAGTAACGTACAGAGCGTGAGTTTTGCAGACAGTTATGAGACTATGATCCAAACCGCAGGTAGCAAATCACAACTGCAAACACAGTTTGGAATGAGCAAACGTGAGTTGGCAGAATTTGAGAAGCAGTGGAAGCTGGCCCTTTAGGCCAGCTTCGCTTCTAGGGCTGCAAGTTTTTGACTTAGTTCTTGCACTGCTGCCCATAATATAGGTACTAACTTGCTGTTGTCTACTGACTGATAGACTGGATGGCCGTTTTCATCAACTTCATCTTTCTGGCCCTTAACAGCTTGTGGTACCACAGCTTGAAGTTCATGAGCTAAGAAGCCACTAGACCTTTCAGTCCGCATTGAGTCAACCCAGTTATAGGTTTTGGCATGAACTTTGCCTACTAAATCCAGGGCTTGGCTTAACGGAGCAATGTTTGTTTTGCGTCGATAATCAGATAGGCTGTTGTAATAGGTGCCGGCATCATCGAAAAGTATACTTCCTGACTCATATGCGTTTAGGATTGATGTTGTATTGATTTTGAATGATATACCTTTTTGGACCGCAGGTGTTATTGGATAACTGCCCCAAAGATTTATCATAGTATTTGGCTGAGGGTTGAAGGGCTGACTTACGGTTGACCTGATGTTGATACCATCGGTGTTGGCTTGATTCATATTGATAGTAAGAAATGAATCATTGAACGCTGGGGAGGCAGTGGCATTTGCTGCAATTGTTACGTCACCCAACCTCAAACCACGGTTTACAAACCGGGCAGTCTCAACACCAGATATGAAACAGCTTAGCTGATTTGACGCCACTTGGCCTAGTCCTGTTTGTAAATCACCTTTGAAAACATATTTCATAGGGCCATCAGATTCAGAAGGGGAGCCAGCACAGAATTTGTGAGAAAACACTGTCCACAATTTTGTGTTCAAGCTACCAAGGTCAAATACGGCATCCACAGTAGGAATATTTGTAGCATCTTTCCGCATGAAAATTGTGGGACTGACGGGAGGCGTCCCAAGGGTATCAGCATTTAAGGCGCTTGTGGCTTTGCCATCAAAATTTGTGGCGTAGATAGTATTGTATTTGAAGCTGGTACTACCAAGGTTGTATAAGTTGTCATTTATTGGTAGATTTGTTTGGTCGCGACGCATGTAGCTTCCTGATGGTATGCCACCAAGGAAAACGCTGTTTTGGGCCAACAAAGTGCTTGTGCTTTCGCCATAAAATTTGGCATTGGGCAATGTGGGATTTAAGGTTATTCCTGGATAGACACTTGTGAACCCTTGTAATGGATTGGTTGGTGTTGCTGCTGGAGCGAAAGTTGCATCATTACTTACTACTGCAACCAGTTGTCCACCTACAGTCAATCTCAATACCTTATGGATTGCATTTAAGGTGTCTGTTACCAACAGTGCATCAACATTTGTATAGACTGGTATGCTGGGACTATTTGCATCGTTGCCGTCAGCGGCACCCAGCGGACCAACTAAGTTCCACTGTGATGAACCATACACAAAAAGTTGTTTTTTAGTTTGATCATACAACAGCTCTCCGTCAACAGGATTTACAGGGCCAGGAGGAGAGGGAGGGCCTGGAGGAGTAGGACCAGGTGGTGTGGGTGGAGGTATGTTGGGTGTAGTTTGTACCGGGGCTGCACTTTTCCAGGCAGTGCCGTCATATACTTTCAATTGAGCGTTGGCAACGTCATACCATAATTGACCAACTCTTGGATTACTGGGCCCAGATAATGGTGCCCCAGCAAAGTTTTCCAACATCCATACTAAGTTTTCAACAACAGGCTCACCGTAATTGGGATAATTACGCCCAGGCAACCGCAACGAAGTTGCGGTTGTGTTGATTGTCTTGTCAGGAATGGATGCAATCGGAGTTCCGCTGTAACTGTTGATCACATATGTCATATTGCTTGCCTCAGAGTATTTCTGATATTTATGCAGCAAATGACCTTGCTAGCCACAAAAAGCTTAGGCTGTTTGAATACGGATAGTATAAACCACTTCAATTTCGCGATTCAAAGATTTTTGAACTGGTGAAAATACTACATGGCTTATCAACAATCCTGTATCTGCAACTGCTTTTTTGGTTTTCAAGCCCAACTCATTGAACACGTAAGGACTTGACACATCTGTTGCTGTATCAAATGCATCTTGGCCAGCTGGTTCACCCAAGCCCAAAACACATGTGATTTTCACATCAGTATATACTGTACCAGGTCTGTGAATAACTTTGATAAAGTTACGAGTGGGGTCACTGTTGTCTGGACTGAGATCATTTACAACTTTGTAATATGTTTCGTTGTATAGTTGTGCATCAAGGCCCTGTACATTGGGTGGGAGATAAATTACTGTTCCTACACCAGAAACAACAGCAGCACCATTGCCGAACACCATTTCTTGAATATAACCTTCGGGGCGATAAGCCAACCCTTGTGCCAATGCAATGCTGAAATTCTCAAAATTGATGGCATTGTATTTGTCTACCAAAACTTCCTTGGTATGAAAGTCGCGGATCAAAACGTGTCCTGTAATATTATTCAAGGGAGTTTCCATTTTTAGGAGAGCCTTTTGTCTAGGATTATTTTGTTTGAGTTTAAATCTTTTATCAGTAGATGACTGCTTACTACTAATTTTTGACAGTCATCTACTTTTGTATCAACTATTTTTTCTGTCTGCTGTTCCATGGCTATATTTATGCTGGTATCGACCCAGGTTGTGACAACAAAAATTGAGCTTGGTAAGTGCTGCTATATTGTAGCCCTAGTCCACCATAAGGCCACTGATACCCACCTGGGATAACTTGCCGCACACTACCATCTCGCACTACGCTGGTAGTTGGGTGAGACATAGCTGTTGTTTTCCAGTCTTGTTTGAAGATTATAAGTCCAATATTTTTATTGCCTGCAGGAGGTGGTTCAAAAATTGGAGCCAATGTCTGAGAGGGGAATTGCAGATAAAATCCAGGGGCTGCATTTGAGGGGTTGCTTACTAGCATCCAATCGTTTTGGAGCTTGCCATCCACAATAACATACGCATTTACCATTCCTGCTTGCCATTCTCCTGCGTTTGTAATAGTTACAGGATACAAATCACTGTTGCCTGTGCTACTCCAATACTGTGCCACAAATTTATCACTAATGCCGCCAGGTGTTCCCAGTGTGCCACGATTGATTTTTCTCAAAACAGCTTGGTTAGGAAATGCAGTTGAGGCCGCAGGAGCTTTGTCAAAATATTCAATTCTTTCACCCTCAATCCAAATAACCCCAGGTCGTTTGTCATCAGGTTCAAGAAGAGTGTCGCCATTTGCTACAAAAATTTCCTGATCATTCCAGTTCAACACCTGAGTAAGAACGGTCCTGTCCTGATTCCCAAGGCGTAGGTATTGTGTGTCGTTATACACATTTGTCACAGCACGGAATGCAACACCATCTTTGCTGGGCAACGCTGTGGGATAATAGGCTTGAATCTCATCAGCTGCTGTCAAAGTGTAATGATTTCCTAACTTTAGGTACCAACTGTTTCCGGTTTTGACTATGGTATAGTCTAAAATCCAGCTTAAGCTACTGCCGTTGAGCCATACTTGCACACTTTGGAACTCCAACGGAGTATTGGTGAATAGGTATTGGTTGCTGGAATCACCTGTCCAGACATCGTTATAAAAGGCACTTGCGCTGTCTTCACCCCAAGTTCTTACAACAATAGTATCGCCGTCAACCACCGCCCAACTTGCCAAAAGTAGGTTTGTTCCTTGGATTTGATAATCATAGTTTTGGGCGACTGGATCAGCCACTTCAATGTAAATGAAACTTTTATCTGATGGCGCTGTAGTGAATATTATTTGATTTCCAGCCAATGTATATTCTGTGTTAGGCAATACTGAGGCATTTAACCAAACTTGAATAAATGACCCAGGATCTGGGAAAATAGCCAAATTATATGCTGTTGTGTTGTTGTCACCAATTGCACTCAAAAGGTAGGGTGGCTTCAATCGCTTGCCGTTACTGTAGACCAGTGCATTGTTACTTTGTGCAGGATTGAATCCGCTCAAGGGATTATTTGGTGTATTCAAATTCAGCGGATACGTGAGCAATGGCAAGGTTACTACCAAACTCTGTAATTTTTGTAGACTTTGATATTGACTGCTGTATACCAAAATTACAATAGTGTCGCCAGGCAAAGGTGTAAATCCCAGTCCAATTTGACGATTGTCGGCAGGGTTTACACCAAAACTCACTGTAGGCACTCCATTCCAAGTCATCAGAATAGTGTTAGCGCCTATGGGTTGATCCATTGTGATCACAAAACTTGTGATGTCAAAAACAACAGTTTTAGTTTCTTGAATATGGCTGGAATAGTTAGCAATGCTGAACCCTGTGCCAGTACCAGGTGCTCCACCACTTATGGTTACACCCACTTGTTGGAGGCCAACATTCTTATTCAAATAACTACCACGAGTCAACGGCAAGATGCTGGCTACTCCCCATTGTGGAGTAATCAACCCTCCTATACCTGTTCCATTTGTATACCATTCATTTTGACTTATGCTGGGCTGAGTATAATAGCCTTGATTTACAATACTCACAGCAGTAATTTGTCCAGCTACACCACCAAAAGCAGTAGTGCTGTCAACCTTGATTACCAAAGTTTGCGTTCCGCTCCCGTATTTGAAATACAAGAGATCTCCTACCTTGTAGCCAGATCCTGGCTGATTTACATTTACAGCAGTTGCACGTATTGCAGTGACTAACACTGTTGTAGATGTGTAGCTCTGTGATGTATCACTTAACACGATAGTATCGTTCAAGTTGTAATCAATTCCTTGATTTACTATGCTCCAATTTCCGAGACCAGGGGTTGCTCCACCAAAACCAAAGCTGGTAATTACAACTGATCCCACTGGCGGGAAAACAAAAACAATGCTATTGCTGCTGGGATCATATACATAATCAGAGGTTGGTCCTAGAGTTTTCAAAATTCCGCCTACACTGACAATAATGTCAGCAGCACTGAACACTGGTTGGCCAATATAAAATCTATCAGTAATGCTGTCGCCAAGCCAACTTTCAGACAACACATTCCCAAAGCCCACTGTGGGTTGATTGGCAACATCTATTATCAAGGTTTCTTTTCCTTGAAGCGGGAACAACTCTTCAGGATGATTGCCTTCCACATGTGGTCGACTCAACCCCTGTCCATCATATACAGCATCAAGCGTGCCTCCTAGGGCACTTTCAAATGTGCTGCCTGCTTCTGCTACCCAAATGTTGGGTTTGGCTACAGCACTAAGTGGCGCCAGTGCAAATTCAAGACTTGTGCCGCCCCAACGTAGGACAAAGGTGGCATTTACGCCTGAACCGCCAGAGGCTTGCACTGCTGTTCCACTGGGAGTCAGTGTGTATGCCCCTGGAAAGACCACCTCAATTTTCAAAATTGCACCTGTCAAACTTGTGTTGACTACTTTCAGCTGAGCAGGAATAGTATAAGTGCCTCCAGATACAGAGAGTATATCATTTACACTATATCCTAATCCTTGATTAGCAACATCCACAGCAGTTATCCAGTTTTTGACTGTCCAATTGAGAGGAGTGTTTTGAAGATTACCATTTACCCAAACACGCAAGTCATTTGGAGCTTGTGGGGCCTGAGGCAGGGCAAACTTTGTTTGCAGCCCGTCCCCTTTGAATACCCAATATTGTGGCCTTGCTCCACCATTTATGTATTGATCAAATAACCGATCAACTTCTTGGCTAGTGTTGTCCCAGCCCAATACGCCATCCCACACTGGCTCGCCCCAACGACCATTTAGATTGAAATCCAAACCATCCAACACTGTTCCTTTGGGAGCACATCCACTGATCAGTAAGGGATCATTTGGAGGAGGCATGCTAGGAGTGGGCTGATACAACTGTTGAATTCTGTCTGCTGCTCCGTTATCCAGTTGATATCCAACCAATTCAAATATGCCTTGATTGAACACAAACAAACTCCAAAGCCCAATGTTGTCGTAAATTACTTTGATTATTTCTCCATTAGGCAAGTTTGTCAGAGCTTTCATTTCTTCGATAGTGTCAATAAACCTATTTGGCACAGTATTCTCGCTGTATCCAGGACTGTAATAGTCTTCTGCGGGCACACACGCCAGTCGGTCCAACACAATTTTTGTCCTTGTGCTGCGTACACTGAGGTTTGCTATATCAAATACAGTCACAGTAACAATATCTCCAACACCTGGTGTGAAGTTGAGTTCAACGAGAGTGCTGTCGTCTAAATTTATCTCATAATCATTAGTTAATAAGTTGTTCCATCGAACTTGTGTAAATTGCCAAGTTATGGGATTTGTCATGCTTACTATTTGAGAAATGCCGTCACCAATAAATGTCTTACGCTCAAGATAGCTAGATGCGTATACATACGCCTGCACAACATCGTTAGTGTTAGGCACAAAGACCAAATCAATTATTGAGTTGTCTCCAGGACGCAAATTCCAAGCTTGAGAAAGCTTGCTATTCCAGTATACCAAAACATTTTCAGGTTTGGTGCTAGTGCTTAGTTGAAGAGATTTGGTTGATCCGTTACCAGTTAAGGTCACTGTTTCAATCAATGCACCACTGCTGGCTTTGTAGTTGTCGTACCACGGCTTGTATATGGTATCTCCGGACAAAATCGCAAGATCAACTGGGTTACTGACATTCAAGATTGAAACATTATTGTTCAGGTCAATATAGGGAGGGTTATCCAAATCGCTGCTGTTGCTTTCCCAATAGTCCGAGACCACTCTGTAATCCACAAATTGGCGTATGACAACGTGGTAGGGTTTAACCTCTTGAATATATTTTTCCAAGCTGTCTATTTTACTTGGGTCATAATAGGCTGAACTCAAGAGTTGTTGGCTGAAACCTTTCAAATTGATAAAGCTTGTTTTGAAACACCAATCTACGAAATTTTGTTCAGCCAGCACATGGCTCACTAGCTCAAAAAATACCATGTTACGTTCATTTACATCACTGTCAACTTTCAAAAGTCCCACAGCTTTGTTGTTTTCAGGCCACAATCCCTGCAAAATATAGCTCAATTCTAGGCGTGTATCATACTCCCAACCTTGATAATCAACTGCATAACTTCCTCCACTGAAGCCCATGCTGTACTTTTCGTAGTCATAGAGATTGTCACTGAGTTGTAGATTGCCGTTTTGTACACCTACTACGGTCCATAAGGTTTCAGAATCAGGCGTGTATTCAAAAAGATTCCAACGGCCATTGCCTGTATTCAACACTTTGACCAAAGTTCCAGAGTCAACCACAAGAGTGTCACGGTCAGCCAAAGTGGCAACAGTAGCCCCAATCAGGGTGTCGGCACTGATGCCGCTGGCATACCAATCTACCAAGTACCAAACTTGGTTAGTGTCCCATGCTTGCATACGCTCTAATGAAAACTGGTTTTGTCCTTGATAAAGCCAAATGGTCCAGCGGTTGTTGGTGGCAGCACTTACATCTACCAAAACTTTGTTACCAGGTATTAGGCTGGGAATCAAAGCATCTCTTGCCGCCAAAGTAGCTACGTAATAATCCCAATTGCAGGGCAATATGCCTTTTACTGGCCGTACAATTTGCCACTCTAGGGGATCAATTCCCAATTTCAAAATGTTCTTGTTGTTTTGAATATAGGTTGTTGGCAATAGCTGTGATGCACCTTCCAAAACCAACACTTGTGCATCTATTAGGTTGTCATCTATGCTGTCAAAATCTGCAGACCTCATCAAGATCCATGGATTGTTGAGCGAGCCAATGTCCACTACATCATAAATTCCATTTTGATTAGGTGTTTGTGTGACAATAGAGCTGGTAAGAGTAACTGGATTTTGATTTTTAACAATTATTCGGTCTCCCAAATTTACTGTTATACCATCAACAACCAATGCACTATAAGATGAGCCATTATAGGTTAAGGTAGCACCCTTGCCATTTTCCCCAGGATAGTAAACAGTGTCTAGAGCAGTTGTGGTTGCCACTCGAGCATTGGCTTTGGTATTTTTTTGGAGAGGCTGTGGCTCTACGCTCTGAAAATACTGTAACCAGCCAAGCCTGTCAGGGTCATCCAATGGCGGCACACTGCTGCTGCTAAGGAGGCTGTTGATTTTTTTAACAAAAGCTCTCCTAGCAGTAATACCATCCTTGAACCAACTTTGTGAAGGTCGTGTCAGCATGCCATACTTGCTCATTTCAGGCAGTCGCAAATTGGGAACACTGTTGCCTACGTTGTTGAATTCCACAAGACTATCACACATTTTGCTCCACAAATCTAGTGTAGGTGTGCTCAAAGGATCGTTGGGTCTCAACAATGTCCACTCTTTGTAGATTTTATCTACATTTTCTCTACTTGTATAATTCACTTGCCAGACAGTGTTGTTTTCATCCAAGAAACTGCCAATGTTTGCTAACAATGCGCCTGTGCTGCTGATTGCGGCCCACCAGCTTTGGTTTTGTGTTTGTGGACTTTCAACAATTTGACTCAAAGATGCAACACTTATCTTGCGATCTGGCACGTTGGGCACTGTGGTTTTGTTTTTTACCCAAAAGTAATAGGCATTTGTGTATTGGCCGCTTTCATTACGCTCACTTGCCAACACGTAGGGATAATCAGCACCTTTTACTGATCCTGTAGGGGTTTGATCTCCCCCTGTGGCTGCTGAGTTGCCCGCTGTAACAGCGCCTGCCCAAGATGAAGGAGGCACAAGGCTTCGTATCCATTCATAAATGTCAATGCTGATTCCTGGAGCAATTTGTCCCCAATGTCTCCGGCGGTAGCTGTCTGTTCCAATTTCATAATCAATAAACCTTGTTGTGCTTAAATCCCACCAAGTTTGCCCCACTTGGTTTGGGCCCCACGCTGTAGAGGGGTCAACTTGATACAATCTTGAATCTCCAGCATTATAGCTCGCTGGATCCCAGTGTGTGCGATATGTTACTTCCTCATTTACAAGCCCTGGCAATGCACCTTTGCTGGGGTCCCAAATATTCAAATGAGCTAGTGTTTGTAATGTTGTTTTGTTATAAAGTGTGCTGGTCAATAATAGGCTGGTGTCAACTTTCTTGTCTTCTCTGCGATATTCAAACCAGACACCATATTTTTGATAGACTTTCCAAGGTTCATCTTGATTACCATCAACATAGGCAAAATCTCTTTGTGTCCAACCACCAGGAGGGGTTGCGTTATTGAATGCAGCATATGTGGGAAATCTTATACTCCAGTATTGTAACACTTGTCCATTGGCACCAGTAGCAGAGGTGGTTGCCTGCACATCAAAAGTATTCCTAGTGACATTGAAAACTGAAAAAGTACCATCCAGTCTACCATTTACCCCTGTAACTCCGCTCAATACAAGGATGTTGCCATTTTGCAGATTGTGAGGCAAGCTGGTTGATATTGTTGTTTGATTCAATGTTACAGGAGTAGTTTGTTGAATTTGCCAGGCTGGCCGGCATACTTTGTAAATGTTCCATCCAATAGCAGTGTCAATAAATTGCCAAACTCTGTCATGTGCCTGCAAGGGAGTATTTTTAGTTTCAAGAGTTTGAGAGAGACTAAACAACTCTGCTTGATCTTTGACATAATAAGTGGCCTCGGAAAATAACACGTATCCGCTGTTTGGCAAATCCCCTGGGGCTGAACCGTAGTGGCTTCTCAATGAGAAGTTTGGCGTTGCCTCACTTTTATACAAGACTCTACTGTCTTTGGGGGTTATTGTAATTGTGTCGTCATAAGCCAAATCTTCAATAGAGCCAGAGAAAAACTCAACCAACTGCGGATTACTTCTCACTTCAGTTTGCAGTAGCAGCACGTCAATGCCGTGAATAAGTTCGTTGCTGCCATAAGTACCCAAACGGAAAGCGTACTCTTCGTAGTAGCTAAAGCTTTCATTGGCATCAACCAGTTGAGTGTTTCGCAACAAACTATCAATAGTGCCTTTTGTGCCTTTTTGTTTGATCATGCCTTGATAAAATTGAAACTGTGTGGTTTCATCCACAAGGAGATTGGTCAAATATTCGCGTTGTTGATAGCCCACTAAGTGAGTAGCCAACATGTTATATCTTTTAGGCAAGGCTTGCGACAGTGCGCTGGTGGCATTTGTATGCATCCCTGTGCTGTCGCTGTAATTGTAGGGAGTTGGCACATCTATGTTGTATAACTTGCGAATATCGTCAACAGTTTTTTCAAAGTTAGCTAAGATCTGGTTATTGACAATTATCCGATCACCAATGGTAGATGTGGTTTGTGTTACTAGATAACCAGGCGCCTCAAGACGGCCTGCCCAGTCCATGCTCTTGTAAGTCTGTATCTTGAATCGGCTTTGTCTTACGTCAAACAGTGGGTCATACACAATATCGCCAAAAATTGTTTTGTTTTGGAACAGGAGTGCATGTTCAAGGCCAGTAGTGTAGAGTCTAATGCCAAAAATGCCTTGATCATTCAAAGGTCTTACTGAAACTTGATCATCAATGCGCAAGAAATCTATATTTTGGACTTGAATTGGTCGTCCGCCACGATCTAAAATCGTGTAGCTGCCATTTACTATGCCGCCGATGTTTTGAATAGTTCCAAAACTTGTGACAAATTTTGTTTTGAGTGCCAAAGGACTCAAGGCAATGTAATTGCCTGCTGCCCAAGGTCCTTGACTCCAGAACAAGAACTCTCGGCCGCTCAGGCTCCAATCTTGCAATTGGCCAGTGGTGCTGGAATATTCATCAAAAATCCAACCTTGGCTGACTTGCCAACGCCCCAAGCTTACCAAAAAGTCAAATACATCTTGCTGTGTAGGCAAAATGGTACCATACGGCACTTTTTTAACAGATGGCAACCCCAGCTTGTATTCAATAACCTTGATTTTGTCTACAATCACTGTTGTTTTTGGACCAGTAAGGTTACTGGGAATTACATAAAAGTTGGGATCATAGCTGTCGTATCCAATGACTCGGTAACCCTCAGATCCTCTATATTCCACAATTACGCCGCTATAGAAGAACTCTTTTAAGCTGGCACTGCGTATGAGATTGTTGGTCACATCTTCTTGGGGGATCAACAAACTGTCGTTGGAGCTTAGACCAAAGCTGTCAACCAAAAGCTTAACACTTGTGCCATCAATAAATCCTCCAGCTCTGTATCCTAGAGTTACATCACTGTTGCGGATAACATTACCAAAATATTCTGTGACGGAACGACTGTCATTTATCAAATACTCACTTATCCAGTGTTGAATGCCGCATGATCCATAATAGCTTAAGTCACTGCTTAAGGTTGTTACATTTTGTGGATCTTCACGATGAACAAAAATGTCACTGTTGCTGATTCTTTTCCTGTAATCCTTCCAAACCCATTGACTGTTGGTTTGTGTGGCAAAAATCTGTTGGGCCCGTGGGCCGTCCCAGAGGTATTCAATAAATTGCGCTGGCTTGGCCAGATATCCTATCTGCGCCCAAATTTGGTCACTGTCAACTGCTGTAAGCCAGACATTTTCCAAAGGACCGCGGTCCCCAAATTTCCAATCGGCCCGGGCTTCAATTTCGCTAGGCAATGTGGTGACTATGCGAGCTGGACCAGGAGGCAACAGTTGCCCAAATTCGTCCACTGGCAAATATTGCATCAACCCAGGACGAGCATACGCCGGATCAATTCCCTGTCGTTGTCCTTGGCGTATCCTGCCATCTCTTAAATCATACCACAATTGGGTGTTGCCACTGGTGTAAGGTGCGGCACCATATTCTGCATTCCACCAAAGTGGTTGCTGACTGAAGCCCAACATTTCCCAAGGGCAAGAGTTGGGGCGATCAGTATCAAAAAAGAGAAAATAGATACCGCGCCAATGACCAGGCACTGGGTTGTTTTCTTGATCAGTGCAACTGCTGTAATTCCAACTAAAGGGATCATCTATTTTGTAGGTTGTGTTCTTAAATGCATCCAACTGATTTGTTGTTAACCAACGTTCAAAAACTGGATACAACATTGTTAACTGATCTTTGTAAGAGTAGTTTGTGGTTCTCCACTTGCCAGAAAATATCGTTTTGATATCAAGCTTTTGCACACTGTCAGGATTTCTGTAGCTGGCTGGCAGAGAGTTGAACAAATTTACTTCCAATTGCATCCAAGCTCTAGCCACAGGATGCGTCAACAGTTGAGGATCAACGGTGCTTGATTGCTGGTCAGCTATTGTTCCCAAGTCAGCACCGTTAAAATCTTGTAATACAACAACTGCACCATTGTGGCATCGGAGACTCAAGGGACTGTTGGGCTGGGTGACATCAAAAAATGCTGTTGGCACAAAACTGGGGGTGACTCCCAGCCGGGCTGCGCTTGCTGGGACAAATGTGGGTGTTATTGACTTTTCACTGCAATATCGGCCAGGAACGCCGTCAAAGCCGCTCATTGCCCAAGGACTGCTAAGTGTTTTGCCGACATTTATGGATTTCAATGCCTTATCTAGCCATTCACTAATGGGATTGGCCAAAGTCAGGCCTCCACTGTTGAATAAGTTAACTAAACTGTTGATGTATTTGTTGTAAAAGCGGAGATATTCTTTTTGTGACCATTGCATAACACCAATGGGATCCAACAATGCATTACTGCTGGTCAAAGCAGATGTTTGTGCTATGCTGTTCAAAATCATGGTTTTCAACAAAGGTGCACGATGTTGAAGTATTACGGTTCCAAGACTTTGGTTTTGTGCAGTATCACGCCAATTATTTGCACCAATTATATTGCCAATAATATTTGATTGGTTACCAATAACAGTAATCAAATGATTGATGATATTTTGCCTTGTGATCGTAGAGACCTCAAGGTTATTGGGATTGGCTTCAAGATTTTTAGGAATTTCAAAATAGCCAGTTGTTGCTATGTTGGTAATGTTTTGCCATGTTTTTACCACTACATTGGAATTGGGCTGCACACTGTTTGCTAGAGTCAAAACTTTGCCACTTACAGTGTATTGATCAGGAGTCAACAATACACCGCTTACTTCAACATTTATTGCACTAGGACCAGGAGCACCTGTCCCAGGTGCTTGATCCAATGTGAATGTTTTTTGACTTTCTTGTGTATAAAATTGATTCACCACATATTGTCTACTCAACACAGGGCTTTTGAACCAATTGTTTTGATACACTGGTTGAGTAGTAACAGGATCAACAGTTTGCCAAAACTTGAATCCGCTGATGTCTACTCTTAAATTATTGGGTTGGTATGTCCAAGTGTTTTGACTCAATGTGTTTTCAAATGTTAATTCATTTGCTGAAACCAGCAAAGAGCCTTGGTTTATTGCAGCCAGTTGACTTGGATCATAAGAGAACAATGATGATCCACTAAAGCTGCTGAGCGGATAAATGCTGGGATCACTCAAACTGTTGCCGTCAATGTCAAATAATTCAAATAAGGGACTTTGACTGTCCACAGTTTGTTTCCAGCTTTGTGCACTTACCCAACTGTTCGTGCTGCTTTGAAATCTCAAATAAGTGTCAAAAAATCTGTTAAGAGGATTTCCGCTGGCCACATACAGACTGTCATTGTTTTTGGGCGCACCTGTAACATCACTCTGGTTTGGCAATAATTGTAAGGTCAGCTTGTTATCGCTGCGCAATCCGCTAACTCGATAAATTCGATTATTGGCTTGACCGTCTACTAAGTTGGTGAACAAAATTGTCATGCCATCGTCAAGACTTATGCCGTCGACCAATAAGGGATTGCTGTTGCTTTGGCTTCGTCCAATCAAACTGCCTAAGTCAGTGGTGAAGCTATCAACTACTGTAACCCTACCTCTACCAATAGTGCCAAAATTCCAGAGTTTAGTGGTTTTGTCAAAACATATGATAGGATACTTGGCAACTAGCGCGTTAACATCTTGCAAGAGTGTTTGGCTTTGCACCAATACATCTCTATGGAACCAACGGTTTCTGATACTCCAGGGATTTTGGTTACTGCTGCCGCGATGCATAACAACATACGCAGGTGTAACCAACTTATCAACGCCGTCCCAAGGAGTGCTGTCGTATTCTTTGGGATTGTCCCAGCGTATCTTGATACTGCTGTCTGTGTCGTCAACAAAGTAAATTTTTCTGCCCACGCCTTCAATAATCAACTCACGATCTCTAAGAGCTATATCCAAGTCAAGAGTAGGTTTGATTTTTAGCCCAGTGGAAAACACAAGGGGGTGTGTGGCGCCATTTATTATAGATGAAGGATTATTGGCAATTGCGTATGTGCCAGCATATACATATGCTGATTCATTACTAACAGAGCTTAGGTCTGTTATGTCCAATAGCGTAATAGTATCTGGTCCATCACTTAACCAAACATATTCTTGAAAATTCAACCACATGTCCACATCACATGGTAAACCAAAGCTGTAGTATTCTTGTTCAAACAAGCGATTATGATCGTTAACCAACGCACCTTGACTGCGCAACTTGTTCAACAAATCTTCATAAAACAAAATGTGCGAAACTGTGTCACTGCCTTGGCTGCGGCTTATTGCTGTTGCCTCAACTTGATAATCTTGGCGGGATTTAGAGGTCTCTACGACATAAAAATCCTTTTTGGGATTATACCAACTGGGCATTCGACCAATATAGTTGTTCAAATATTCAACTTTTTCAGGTTGAAACAAATGGTCAGCTGTGGCTGCGAAAAATTTACGAAGGATATCGGTTTGTAATACCTCGGGTAGCAGATCGCTTATTCTACGTTTTGTATCGCTCATTTCAATCTCAATTCAGTTTGATTTAGGCTGGGAACAATTAAAATGTCAGTGACCCTGGCACTGCTGATGAAAATTTCATCAGGTTGACATTTTATTTCAAATAAATCACCAAAACTACTGTTTTGGTTTTGTGGAACAATCACTAAGGAATTCAAGATAGCCGGATTTTGTTGGTGAATGTATGCCGCAAGCTCAGTGAAAAAGAAGCTTTGACCAAAATCCCAGTTAGCGATACTGAAATAGTTGTCAATGTCTCGAATAATCCGGGCTTTTATTTCACTGTCTGTAATGCTTACACCAGAGTTCTTAACTACCTTAAATGATACTCGCAGTTCAGGATCAGCACTTTGTCCAAACAACAGCTTGTATTTGACTGGATGCCAAATCAATTGATCAGTCATCATTTTGTATGTGTCAAATTCAGCGAAAGTAATACGCAAGTCTTCAGGTGCTGGTGGCTGAGGCATAGGGTCTGTGGTTTTGCCTCTGGCAATCCAATTGCGCATAGCTGTATCATAGCTGCTGGTCAAAACATATGTGTCGATTATGTTCATGATTGCAGGGTCAACTCTTTTGCCTTTGTCTATAAAGTGTTGCCAACAATAATTGAGATCATTACGGCCCACTGCGGCTTTGTATGACGGTGTTACGTCAATTAAGCTGTTGTTACTAAATTGGTATTTGAAGAACAGCTTTTGATCTCTAACATACGCTACCTCGCCATCGTTCCAACTCAGTGGGTTTGGTGGGTATTTGGTGCTCATGGAAATGAGATCGGTGAATATCTTATCAACAGTTGTGGGGGTCAAATAATCAAAACCATTTATTACTGTTGTTTTCCAAAAAACATAGGGAAAACTGCTGCCAGTTATTAGGCCTGTATCAAGGTCAATTTGTTGTTCTCGATCAGGGTCTACAATCACTTTGAATTCATCAGGATTGTCAACAATGCCATCAAAATTAGAGTCTTGAAACCTTACTTGCACTCTGCGGGGCTCAATATAGCCATCTGGATACAATTGCTGTGATGCAATAGGCCAAAACCAGTCTTGAGAAAAGCTGAGATTGGTAGCTAAGTTGGTATTGACACGCAATATTTTAACAAAATCCTGGTTGGCTAACCCTGTATTACTACTGATTACAGGTGAGGTGTTGATTGTATAAAACCTTACATCATTTACACTTTCAAAAACATATTTCAGGCCACGACTGGTGATGTACCAGCCAAAGCCAGGCACATACTTCAATTGAATAAGCCAACTGGCATCTAAATTTTGATTAGCTGTGTTGCCTTGCTGTGCAAGAGAGAAGTCTGCGTCAACAGCCAAATTACTGGTGGAAATAATTTGCCACATGCCAGTTAGTTGGATATAACTGATGCCGAAGGAAAGTTTTTCATCCAAGGCATTTTTGACTGCGTCTTTTTCAGCACTCAAGAGCACGTCTTTGAAACTGGGTATTACACTGCTTAGCATCGTTCCATTGGGCACAAAGCTACTGATAATTGCATTACCAGCACTGCTGACACTGTTGCCTTCGTCCACGAGATAGCTGCTGGTTCCGTTGGCAAAAAACAAATAGCTGCCTTTCCGGATCCCATATGTTGTATCTGGTAATGCCAAAACAAAGTCAACTGTTTGAGTATAAAAGTGAGCATTGGGAAATACAGTGTTACTGGGGTTTTGGTTTGTCCATTGAATATTGCCACCACCGCGTTTTGGATATTTGGCTAGATAAAAGTCCCGCATATCGGTGTTGATTTTTCGTGAATCAACACTGCCTTGAATCAAGGGTTGAATGTAGGTGTCAAGGATTTGTGTGTTGTTGACATTTAAACTGTTGGGCACTTCAATGTAGGTTTCATGTTCTTCTTCAAACAAGATTCCATCGTCTGAAAACACTTTTGAATTTTGATAAGTGCTAGTGGGATCATTTATATCAATGTAACGACTTTGGCCACTGTAAACACGGTTTACACTCTTGATCTTCAATGCTTGACTGCTGATCAAAGGGTAGACGTTGTAATCCTCTCCATTGACCATTCTGTTTTGGGAATAAAACACTGCTGGAGCACGTTCGCGTATAAATGCATTGCTTTCCCTGCTCAGGCTGTTGGCTACACTGCTTTGTAAATCAAATTGCATTTGCAGCAGATTTTGCGATGTACCATCGTTATCGCGATAATAACTCAGGCTCAAAGGAACACTGGATATATCTTGTGGTAAGATAGTATAGGTTAAATTGTTACTGGTCCGGAAGTAGACCCGTATCCGGCCAACTGGTATGTTACCAAAATTACCGTCACTAAATTTGATACTGATACTGTCTGTGCCACTTATGTCGCGTGTAATAACTTGAAAAATATCTCTAGTAGATCGATTCAAGGAATTGTAAGCTATATTTGTGCCAAACAAGGCAGGTACTTTGGTCCATTCAACCAGTGTATTGCCCTGGTCATCAACTGTTTCAACCCACACATCACTTTCATTTACATTTAAGGCTGTTAAATCAAGAACACGATTACTCAAAGGCTCTGACAGAACAAAATCTGTAAATGATAGGGTTCCTTGTTTGAACAAGCCAAAAAATCCTGTATCAGGACTGGCATTGCCATTGCCATCGTTGCGATACAATACGCTCCAAGGCTGTATATAATTGGGAGTCTTTTCCCTATAATACCCAGCTGATCCCACAGTGATGCTACCACTTACACTGTTGACAAAATCAGTATTGACAAACTCAAAATTCATTTGTTGTCCGTTCACCACTCCGGTGAAGGGAAATGCAAGAGTGCGGGTCACTGTATTATCTAGGTCATATCGCTCAACAGTGAGTCCGTTAACTGCCCCGCTTTTTACAGGCTGACCAAAAGGATTGACCTTGCTGAAGCTGGCATTTAAGACCAAGATAAATTGTTCAAACCAATCAGGGTTGTTTGCATCATTCCAAATAACAGGCACATTGGCTAGATTGAAACCATTGGAGTCATAGATATTTTGATCAGTGATTACTTGAGTTAACTTAACCAAACCCTGTGCAGCAATACAGCGTCGTGGGTTGTAGGAAATCAGCCTGGCAAGGCGAAAAATACTGTCACGTCGGGTAGCAGTATCGATGAAATTTTCCCGAATATTCAGATCCAAACGGAATGCCAAACTGGATGCCAAATAAGCCAAAAGTTCAATTATTGCGACAAATTCGCTGCTTTCAATCCAGTCGTTGAAATCTTCTGGATAATTCAAGCGGATGTAATCAATCAAAGCTTGGCGGATAGTATCATAGTCATAGGCATTAAAATTTACCTGACTCATGGCTTGATACAGCACACGCCAATCTTGTCCAAGGAATAAATTATTTTGTCGGAGGCTTTGACTCATTCGATATGTGCCCTGTTTTATCTACTTGCGTATTTAAGCGAGTTTTAACCACACATATAACTTAAGATTTAGATAATAGTGGTTTCAACATTTCTGCGATCAAAATCAATTTGGAAAACTTCCACAATATCCAACGGTTGGTAGTAGAGATCCATCTGGAGTTGCAGGCCATTGTCATATTCAGTAAGTTTGATATCTCGTATTTGAACTCGACCATCAGCTGCCACTATTTGATAGCAGTCGTCAATAATCATCTGCAGGTTGTCAGCCACCATGGGTTCAAATAACATGTCCCAAATTATTGATCCAAAGTCTGGGCGCATGACTCTTTCGCGTTTCCTTGTATAAAACGCATTAACCAAATCTCTCTTGATAAGATCAAGATCAGTGTATTGTGTTTGTTTGATACTGGTGTCCACTGAACTATAACCAATGAACAATCGGGTGCGGGGTGCTACTGCCATAATACTTATTTAGAGAAGATTTGACACTCTAAAATCTTGCCACAAAATAAGTGATGAATAAAAAACATTTGAGTTTTGATGATATTACTGTTCTTACCTACAGTCTTTGCGATAATATAGAGGCGTCAGGTTGGCAGCCCTCGATTGTTGTTGGCATTACTAGGGGTGGCCTCCTTACAGCCAAAATGTTGAGTCATTATTGGAAAGTGCCTATGTGCACAATTGATGTGAGCTTGCGGGACTATACCTTATGGAGCGAAGATTTCAATACCAATTTGGTAATTGAGGCATTCAATGGTCACAATCTTCTTGTGGTTGATGATATAAACGACAGTGGTGCAACAGGGATCAAGATCAAAAACACTTGGACCACTGTAGTGAACAGTTTGCCAGAACATCAATCATTATGGCCCAAAAACAATATCAAATTTGGCGTGCTGTTGGAAAATGAAGTCAGCTCTCACCAAAGTGACTTTTGGGGCTCAAAAATCAACAAGGAACAAGATCCCATTTGGTATGTTTTTCCTTGGGAGATCCAACGGGGCAAGGGTGATTGAAAAAACACACAATCTATTGTTTCCTTGGAGCGTGAGAATGAACTTTGATGTGGTGGATTGGACACCTATGGACCATTGGTGTGTAGAGCATTTTGGCAATGAAGGTGTGTTGTGGAGCATTGGTTGGGAGAATGGCACGTGGGATTTTCAAAAATTTGAGGATGCAATGATGATGTGGCTGACATGGGTGAGATAATTGAAGATTGGAGCGTTTCTGCAGATCTCTGCTGTCCGCTAAGCTTGGATCGTGATAGATTGGATTGTGAACTGGCTTTGTTGAAGTATCGCACAACCCAAGAAGTTCAAGACAATCTCATACTTATCTATCTCAATATGCCAAGTTTGGGTTATCCCATTGGCCAATTGGAGTTGGTTAAAGAGTGGCGCACTATTCTCTGTGAAGAGCTTGTGAAACGGAAACCCATTCATTGGCGTCATTTCTTGAAAAGCCGTATGGACAAAAACGCTGCTGAGAAAACATCAGTTGACGAGCCCAGCCCTTCAGCGTAAGTTATCAAGGGACACGGAAGGAATGATTATGACCAAAGGTGAGCTGCTAGGCAAGTGTTTGGTTTTTGCCACCAACGCACATGCTGGTCAGTTTGACAAGGGAGGTGCTCCATATTTGCTCCACGTCCTAAAGGTTATGCACTATTTGCGCACCGAGGACGAAGAGCTGCAATGCATTAGTTTGCTCCACGACGTGTGTGAAGATACTGATGCCACCTACGCTGATCTCAGAGATATTGGCTGCACCGAGCGTGTGATTGCGGGCGTGAGGGCACTGACCAAAGTGCCGGGTGAAACACTCGACGAATACAAGGCTCGAGTTTTCGCCAACCCCGATGCCATGCGTGTGAAAAAGTGCGACCTGCGTCACAACTCGGATATCCGGCGCTTGAAAGGTGTCACAGAGAAGGACATTCGGCGCATGGCTCGCTACCATGAGTTTTACCTGGAGATTTGCGAGCGACTCAAGCTAGCTGATTGACAATCCAATCAATACTGCTATAGTGCTGGGGAAAGGAACACGCTGATGATCACCATTGTGAAAAAGTCCACACAAAATCGTCGAGCACTCTTGGGCCAAACTGGTAAACAGTTTGTGAGAATGTCGGGCGATGCCGTGCGCTCCATTGTGGAGAAAAATACTTTTGATCCCACTTTGGCTTTTTGGGTTCATTGGTACAATCAAGCACCTGCCCTTGATTTCGATGCAACTGCGCTCACACCAAAGCAATGCCAAGATTTGATTGAGCTTGTGACGTTGCAGACCAAAAAAGATCTTGAAAATATTCTCAAGTATCTTGATGAGATCAGGCTAGATCAAGAATATTGGCGCACCGTGTCAGAAAAGCTGAGCCAAGGGCTTGAACCACCCAACGCCCCATATTTCTTTTGGGACCCGCCTGTCGGCATCCCAGACTTCTCCCGGTGGACGCAAGCTGATGCGCCAAATCAAGAGTGGCTGGAACATGTAGACAATCGCCTCAAGAGACTGAAGGTAGTTGAGCGCGACTACCGCAAGTCAGCCAGGCTCCACCAGGATCGCTTGAACGACACATACATTTGGGCAGATGTGCAGACCGAAACTGTGCGCACCACTGTCATCACTCCAGTTTGAGGGTCACATGAGCAAGGACAGTCTTGGCGACAGGATGAAGCTGCTGGAACAGCAGGAAACTGATCGACGCTTCCTGTTCAGCTTGCCCATCTATGCGCGTATTGACGGACGGGGCTTCAGCAAGTTCACCAAGGACATGGAGCGACCTTACGACACTGGCATGACCACTAGCATGATCGAAACCACTCGAACCTTGGTGGAGAAAACCCAAGCTACTCTCGGGTATGTTCAAAGTGACGAGATCAGCTTGGTGTGGGTGCCCACAGGCAATGGCCATGGTTGGTTTGATGGCAAGATAACCAAGATGACCAGTGTGCTGGCTGGCCTGGCCACAGCAGCATTCATTGAGAATGTTATTCAGTATTTTCCCAACTGGCAGCAGCTGGTGCTCCGCCTGCCGCACTTTGATGCAAGAGTCATCAGCATGCCCAGTTTGAGTGAGACGGCGAACATGTTACTTTGGCGCAATCTTGATTGTGCCAAAAATTCCGTGAGCATGGCTGCCCATCACTATCGCAGCCACAAAGAGCTGCAAGGCCTAGATCAAAAACAGCAACAGGAACTCATTTGGCAAAGTGGCGTCAACTGGAGCTCATATCCCGCAGCATTCAAGCGAGGAACTTGGGTACGTCGACGTGTAGTGCAACGCACGTTGAATGACTCTGAGCTGGGGTTGATTCCGGAAAACTACAGGCCAGATCCCGGCACACTGTTTGCCCGGAGCGAGGTGCAAAGCTATGATCTGCCTCCTCTCAATCGAGTCACAAACCGAGTGGCTGTGCTGTTTGAAGACGCACCGCCTGAATACAAAACAGATAACCCTTGACATACTCTCTGCCACTGCTATAATCCGCGCATACAAAGGAGACAGGTTGATGGGCAGCTGGAACGAAACTTGTGGGATCACACGCTTGCCCATCCATTCAGGCGATCCTGTGGTGCTGATCATGTTGAGCCAGGTCACTGACTCTGGTGGTGCTGATGGCGCTTGCTATGCCAGCCACTACTGGAAGCCCTATGCGCTCCCGCTACGTGCAGTCTACAACGACTACGGTGGTATTGAAGATGTGGGCACAGAGTGGAATCAACGCTGGATCCTGGGCAAAACTCGCGAAAGCATGGAGAGCATGCCAGAGGGAGAAAATCCCTACCACGAGCCCGCTGTGGATCCACTACAGCTTGACAGCATGGAAACCCTCATGGAGTGGATTCGATCTGATCGGGTGTGGGTGAGAGGTGCTCGCAATCCCCGGGGCGGTGGGCATCTCCTGGGCTGGACCATGTGCCACGCTTGGGCATGGGACCATCTAGCCCAGCAGAGTGAACACTGGAATGGCGATGTGACCACACTGGAGATGAACTACAAGCGGGGTCAGGAACGCTACCGCAGCCTCTTCAAGCTGGCACAGGATCACCCGGATGGTATGAACTTTGAGATGGCTTATTGGCGCTGGCGGGACACCCACTCCCTACGGGATCACTGGGCTGCCTTGCTAACTGGAGGCAGCAGCTTTGAAAGCTATGGTGGTGCCACAACTGGCATCCGCTCTTACGCTGATCTCATGCGGCTGTGGGCAGTGGCAGGACGTGACGTCGATCATCCCGAAGTTGACGACTTTCTCCGGGAGATGAGTGCCTTTCTGTTGGTATCAGACAACATGTGTGGACTGCGCATGACATGGCACCCGCAAACTGGCAAGGGCAGTCAGTGCGCCGAATACCCTCTCTACAAAAGTTTTTTTCTTCGCTGCCAGCAGCATGTGGACCTGATGCTGAACGGTGGCGACGATGATGACTGCGACACTGATGACACTCTATAACCTCAAAAACAAGGAAACCGTGCTGTGAACAACCTCAGCCTTCTCATCTACCTTGCTGGCGTAACAGGCAGTATTGGTAGCTTTCTGGTATTTGTTGCTGTTCTGTTTGGATTTGGAATAGCAGTCTGCGGTGTCGTTTGGGTCGTAAGTCTTGACGCTACCAATTTCCGCACTGTGGAATATGCCAATCACGTCAAAATCCACAGCTGGCGCTGGCTTTGGGCGTTTTTGGTGCTGATGATTTTTGTTGGTAGTGTGTCAGCACTGGTGCCCAGCCGACAGACAGTGCTGCTGATTGCTGGCAGTGAGATGGGCGAGCGAGTGCTCAATCACCCACGCTTCAACCAAGTTGTGGATCCTGGACTAGAGCTGGTGACAACCTGGATGCAAAAAGAAACGGCTGAGATCCGCCGGAGCATGGATCCTACCAAAAAGCAGTAATAGGCTAGCCCAGCTGGCCCAGGCTGGTGACAAATCCCGGGCGCCCGGGCTGGTTGTGCAGGATGAACTCGCTTTGTCCTGCACGATCGGTTATCCAGATGATGCTGTTAACAGGTATGTCAGCTTGCAGGACTTTCTCAAGCTTGCGGTCTCTCTTTTGCAACAGCTCAGTGATCCAAGTTTGGTCTTCTCGGAACTGCTCCTCTAAATCGTCCCCATCAGTTATCATGTCACCATCGCTGTCAAAGATGTGATAATAATAAGGGTCTAGGTCAGGGTCATTGGTGGGCTCATCAGTGCGCACATATTGTTTCCCTCTCCAAGTGACTTTGCCCTTTTGGTTATACTCTTGCACTGCTTGTTGAATAGCCTGATCAGTTATGGGCTTGACCTTCATGAGCCTGGGATCTACTCCTGCAAACCAAGCTGCAACGCGGGGGTCACTTGTCCAGCTGAGTGTGTGCCGGGGACCACCTTTGTCACCCACAGGGGTTTGAGCTCGATAGAGACGTATGGTGTCGCCAAACTTCCTCCGCAAGGCCGCTTGCACTGGCCTAAAACTCTGCTCCAGGCTGGCTCGGATCCGTTGGCCCCGCTCACTTGGCTGTGGGCTGTAGGCATCTTCCAGTTGAGCACTTTTCATGATTCCGCCCCACATGCCCTTGTTTTGGGCATCCGGTGGCACTCCTACAAATCCCTCTAGGGCATCAGCAGCCTCTCCGGTCAAACTGTCATCAGCTTGGTCCACTAGATTTTTGATGCCCAACTGCTCAACGCTGATGTTGGAGAAGCTTTCCCGTAGGATCCGGGGATTGAGATCTGTTATACGCATGGGATATTTACGCAAAAAATGGTTGACAGGCCAGCCTCCTTGTGCTACATTCCTTACTGTAAACAAGGAGGCTGCTGTGAGCGATGAACCCCAACTGGATGGCATGATCCCACTTTCTGCCCTAGCAGATTTCCTCCGTGATCATCTCACCGTTGAGGTGGAGGTGTATGAGGAGAACTACAGCCAAGGCTACGTTACCACTGAGGTCACCATTAAGTTGGGTGACATTGTGATCACCAGGGGCTCGGACAACCACAACTACACGCGCTAACAGGCGATTTTTTCAGAACAAATGGTTGACAGGGTGGTCAACCCATGCTAGTATGCCTACATAAGCTAAAGGACGTAGAGAGATGCAAGTTTCCGAGCTGATTGAACGGCTGCAAACCTTGAAGGAGCAGCACGGCGATGTTCCTGTGATGGTAGGCAATGACGATGGCGACGTATGGGATTGCATTATTGCTACCCATTATGTAACAGAGCAAGATGAGTTTCCCAGCAACTGGAACATGCCAGAAGGCTTTGAGTTTATCAAGCTCAGCAACTGAAGGATCAAGATCATGGACATCACTGCATTTGGCAAGACCCAACCGCTGGAACAGCATCTTTGGGAGATTGCCAACACCCGGCGAGATGAGTTTCCCAAGGATGTGATCAACCTCATGCTGGCAGCCTACTCTGTCATCGAAAGCCAAAAGATTTTCATCCAGCAAGGTGACGAGCGTGAGGCTCGGATAAACACCCAGCTCAATGCCAAGCTGGACCAACTGCTGAGTTGTGTGGATCAGCCTCGTTGGTTGGTGCAGGGCACGGTGAGCGTGAGCCACTACATGCAAGATGGGCGCGAGCAGAGAGTTGAGACCCTGGTGGTGCTGGCTGACACTGAGCAGGAAGCCTGTGACAAGTTTGTGGCTCATTGGGAGAGCAAGACCTCAGAATATGCCGTCTACTACACTGCCTGGGCTGACAAGGCCCATCAAACTGGTTGACACTGACTAGAGTTATGCTACAGTGCCAGAGACAGAGTAAGGACCTTTGCCCATGACAGTAATCCGAGAAACATGCGAACTTTGTGAGCATAACAGGCTCTGCTATTGCAGATCATGTGATTTGAGTGGCGAGCCCAACCCAGAAGCTTTCACCAGAAATGAACTGGTAGAGGCACTAATCTCCTACTACAGGGCCCCAAGGACCGCTGAGTAATGAAACTTCTTCGATTCCGCGAGAAGCATGGCGATCGAGTTTTCCTTTTCAAAACCAAAGAGGAACTTCAGCTGATCCTAGCGCAGGTTGCACAGGAAAGGCTGGACGAAGGCTATTGGTATGACACTGAGAATGGCAGTGATCAGGTTGACAGGCTGTGGCCCATGCGGCATCTCAGTGATGCGGACAAGATCGCACTTCTGCTCAAGAGGCTGCACGACCCTTCTGCCCGGCCCAACACCAACCCTACCAGCTATTATCTGCACCAGGTTGCGCAATGGATGCGAGCTCGCCGGGACTATGAGTATGAGGGCTGGGATGAACTGCCTGTCGAACAGTGTCAACTCACCCACTACGAGGGCAGCGTGCGTCGCACCAGCTCTGCAACATAGAGGTTGATATCATGAAAACACTGGCTAGGTTTGGTGTTTGAATGGAGTGTGGACAAGAACAATGTGCTGTGGATCAGCCCAAACCAAACTCGCAAGCAAGCTTTTTTTTGATCAACATCAAGCGGAGATCCAGCGCCTCACTCGGGAGGCTATCCAATCCATCTCTGCCAAAATCATTGCGGTGAACAACAACCCATAAGAGTCGTTGACAATCGTCTGTGGTGTGCTACACTAGGCACAGGAAACAAATGGGAGACATGCTGTGAAGAAACGTGTTGTTGTCACTTTGGAACTGATTTACGACCATCCCGAGACTGTGACAGTGCGTGGCAAACAGGTGGCCTATCCCTTTGATGTAGGCTATGTGTTGAGCGAGATCAAGGGCACGCTAGAATGCAGCGACTATGGTGTTTGGGGCCTGCAGAAGGTGAACGGCGGCTGTGTGAGTCACCTGCAACTTGTGCTAGCTGACGACATTGTTGACGAGTAATTCACTCATCACACAAGGAACCCTCTGATGCGACTGATTCGATTCCGCGAGAAGCATGACGACCGTGTGTTTGTTTACTCCACAGGATTGGAGAAGCAGCTGATCCTTGCCCAAGTGGCACAGGAACGCTTGCAGGACGGCACTTGGTATGATGATGAGAATGGCAGCGATCAAGTTGATCTCCTCAAGCCCAAGACTCATCTCAGCGACGCGGAACGGATTGGCCAACTGCTGGAGAAGCTCTTTGATCCCAGCAACCGTAGCGATGCTAGCAAGGCATACAAGCTAGGTGAGCTCACTTATTATCTCGGCCTGGTCGAGCGTTGGATGGGTGGCCGCAGGCACTATGAATACGAGGATTGGGACGAGCGACCGGTTGACGCCCTAGAGCTCAAATGCCACCAAGGCAGTGTGCGCCGTAATACCAACCGGGAAGATTAGGAAAACACCATGCGAACTCTAGCCCGCTTTGCCATCCGCCCTGCTGACAACCAGTATTCAAAGGGTGACCTTATCCTGGGCGCCATGTGTGAGGAACACGCCACCAACCTTCTCAAGCCCAACCATGTGTATGAGATCCGCGAGATTGATGGTGTGCTCACTATAGCGGACATGGGCGAGAGTGCCATGGGCATGTATCCTGTTGAAGCCCGGGTAGACAGTCCTCTGAGGGGGCAGGTATCGCGTGTGGGTTGGTTCAACGAGATAGGCCATTTGTTGAGCGTGGGCGATGGCCAGCACTTGGTGACCCGAGAGGAGATAGGCAGGTAGGCTGCGGGGAAAAACTGGTTGACAGCGCCCTGCATCGTGCTATAATGCGCACACAAGCAAGGAGCCGACCTTATGAGCCGCGGAAAATATAGCCCTGCAACTCCTCGCAAGAACAGTGACGCACGCATGAAGCTCGACGCGGTCGAACAGTTCGATCGCAACGCCTATGGTGAGGTTCCCTCTCCCTACCAGGCAGGGGTTGACCAATATGATGAGAAGATCCATTTCGTCAACTATGACGAGTGGGGCTACGACAGCTATGGCTACTCGGCCTGGCTTGAGGATGGCACGTTTGTTGGCCTTGGGCAAGGTGTAGACAGGCTGGGCTACACTGAGGATGACTACATCACCATGAGAGATGATGAGTGGGAGGATGTGTGCTGGAGCATTGATCCTGCGGTGTTCAAGCTTCCTTGCCCTGGTATCACACTCCGCCAAACTCCCCGGGCCATTCTCAGCCAGCTTGAAGGAGAGATTCAGCATATTTTGAACCGTGCTGAGGATGAGATCAAAAAGGCAAAAGAAATAGGGTATCACACCGAACTGTTTCACCAGCAAGGTCGACAGAGTGCTGCCAACGAGCTGCTTAAGGTTGTGGTTCGCCTACAGAAAGAACAAAACGGTTGACAGCCCCTTGAGCTGTGCTATAATGGGCATATAGAGACAGGAGCACGGGACATGAGCAAGAAACTGGAAGTAGGCGACGTGTTTGAGGCCTGCAAGAACATGAGTGTTTATGCCAAAATCCCCAGCCACTTTGCCTATGTCAACCGGCCCAACGATCCCACTCCTGCAAAAACTGAGGTGCGAGTGGGATGCCTCATGTGGCGAGACGATCATGCACTGGATCTCGGCTACCTCAAGGGTCGCTATGTGGTGGAGCATGCTCGGAGTGAGGGCGGCGGCACTGGTCACGGACCCCATGACATTTACCCCGACGGTTGGCACATCCGGGCTCGCAAGCTGAACGTAGATGGCAGCTACAATGCCACTGGTGTAGAGATCGAGTTCTACCAGAGCGGTGCGTTCACTGTGGTGAACAAGGATGTGCCCGTGGTAGGCAAGCTGCACCGGATTTTTGTGGCTGAATAGACAAAAAAGCGGTTGACAGCAGGCCAAACCCTGCTATAATGGGCACACAGAGAGAGGAAGCAACACCAATGTTCAAGTTCGAGCTGGACCAGACTGTCTACTATCTCATGGACAACCGGGTGTGCAGTGCTCCGGTGTTGTGCCGCATGCTGGTGGAGAATCAGCATCCCAAGTGGAATGCCACCGACAAGCAGGCGGAGTTTTTCCAGCGTTTTGGTCCCTGCCGTGTGGTGTATGCCACCTGCCATGGAGAGCATGAAGAAGCCATGCTGTTTGAGAGCCGCGAGGCACTGGCTGCTGCCATCATTGCGGAACAGATCTAATGACTGCTGAAGGAAAAGTGCTGTATCAGCGGAATACAATGGGCTATTGGATCTTGCGACATCCATCAGGGTTGTATCCTGTTGATACAACACAGGGTTTTTGGAGTAATCATAGGGTGGCAGCCATGAGATTCCACACAAAAGAGGAAGCTGATGCCTGTGCTGCCTATCTCTCCACGAGTGTTATAAGCGGGATCAAATGTAACATGCTCTTGGTGGAGATGTTGTTTCAGATGTAAACAACGCTTTTGGTATCAATATCTAACCCACGGGGTAATTATGAACGGCGCCGGACATGCAGACTACTGTAACATACGAATCAGTCGAGAAGGGCTAGCACGCGGCAAGCTCGAGCTAGTGCATCGATATGTAATCTACTTTGCACGACAGTATGTGACTGATTATCTTACAGGAACTGTAAGCGGAGCACATCTCAAGATTGGCCAAAGCACTTTGTTCAATTCGCTGCAACGTGGCCGAAACCAAGCGGGTGGTGATTTTAGAATTCTAGCTGAGCTGTGTTTTCAATCAGCTGATGCTGCCAAACAGGCAGAAAAATATGCTCATTATCTTTTCATGAACGATCAGGTACGCGGTCCGCAAAATCAGCAAGAATTGTTCAACATCCCTGATCAAGATGTTGAAACCCGTGCAAAGGCGCTGATTGCCTATTGCACCACCAACAATGATCATCCGTTGCCTTTTGTTGAGGCCCTGTTGTTTACAGGCGGACAAGAAACCGTGGATATTATCTGAGGCAGACATGAGCAAAAATCCCACTTCCAACCAAATCATCTCTTGGGTCAAAGCCGAAGCGCAAGCTCGCCTAGACAATGCTGGTTATTCTGGACGTTATGATGATGGTGGATACGGCGCTCTGCTGCGTGAGGTAGAGGCTTATCAAGCCGGCCAGGCCGGCACAGTGCCAGGCTCTTGGGAACCCATCATTGAGAAACATGTTCGGCAGCAGGATGCTGAGTATCAAGAGTATCTCAGGCTAGCCAACAAGTTTGGTCCACCAAAAAATTAAGGCTAGACATAAAACAGCATCCTGCTATAATGCCCACATAGAGAAAAGGAACCCAGCCGTGAGTGACGAAATTGATCGCTTGCTGAAGTTTGACCCACTGGACACAGCTGAGCGCATGCTGGGCCGCAACAATCCCGATAGTGTCAACCTTGGTATGGCGCTGCACGTCAGCCACAACCAGCGCAAGCAAAGGGCTCTAGAGGAGTTGGGCGACACCACCTTCAGCAACCGGCTGGTTCGCTACCAGGAGATCATCACCCTCATGGGTTTTGAGTTGGCGCTGGAGCTGCCCTTTGTGGTACGGGGATACGACAGCACTGATCCCGATCGTGAAGAACGCTATTTCATCTACGCTCACCGGGACGGGCTGCTGCTGTGTTTCGACACCTTCTGCGGTGACCATGTGAACGGTGCAAAAGTCTACTACAACTGGATTCCTCACAGCGGCACAGACCGTTGGTGCTACACCAGCAGCGGGCATTTTGAGGGCTATGTAGACCAGGAAAATCCCGGTGTGTGGTGTGGCGACCATGATGCTCGCGAGGCACTGCGCCACAAGATCCAAGGCCTGCAGAGTGCTGGCGATCTCCTGCCCCAGTGGAGGCATCGTCCTTGGCTTTGGTTGCTGCACTACCAGGACACCAAGGACACCAACTACGATCATGCAGCCATCACCCAGAGCCGTATCAAGATGTGCCCCGAGTGGGTGCAAAACATGATTGGCGCAGTATGAAGCAGCACACGTTGATCTACTGAAAAAGTCCTAGACACAACTCAGCAACCTTGCTATAGTCACACAACAGTTGAAAGAAACACACCCTATGACAGCTGATTTCCCCAGCTTCAGCACTGCTGTAGCCAATCGAGTCAAGAGCCTCAGCCAGCATGAGCTGTATGTGGTAGAGGGTATTGACCTCTTCACCAGCTACCTGCTGAGTTTTCCCGAGGGCACTGACCCCATGTTCCGGGTTCGCACCACGCATGACTGCTCTTGCTGCAAGAACTTTGTGCGCAACATGGGCGGTGTGGTGGCTATCGTCAACGGCCGCAAGGAAAGCGTGTGGAGCGTTCCCAACCTCCCCGAGCCCTATGCCACTGTGGCTGCGGCCATGGATGCACTAGTGCAACAGCTTCCCATCAAAAGCGTGTTCCGCACCAAGGAAACTCGCTTTGGTGCCTCACACACCTATGACAGTGACAACCGACGCTGGGACCACTTCCATGCTGAGGTGGCAACTCGTCACCGCTGTGCTCGTCCCGACGAAGAGCGAGGCAGCATCAACACCACTGCTCAAGTGCTGCGTCGCGGCCTAGACACCTTGGGTGACGACACCTTCCAGACAGTGCTGGACCTCATCGACAGCAACGCCCTCTACCGTGGTAGTGAGCACCGTCGAGCTGTGCAGGAGTTTCAAAGCCTCCAGCGTGCCTACCGTGCCTCAGGTGACGGCAGCCTGCATGTGTGGAGCAACGTCGGCAACCCTGTGGCACGCTTTCGCAACACGGTGATTGGCACGCTGATCCAGGACCTCAGTGATGGTGTGGACCTCGAGCGTGCCGTGCGCGGTTTTGAGCAGAAGGTGGCCCCCACCAACTACAAGCGCACCACTGCACTCATCACGCCTGCCATGGTCACCAAGGCAGTGGAGAAGTTGCGTGAGCTGGATCTGGAGCGGAGCATCGAGCGGCGGTTTGCCCGACTGGAAGATGTGAGTGTCAACGACGTGCTGTTTGTGGACAACAGTGTGCAGGCACAGATGCGAGATGGTCTCACCAGCCTGCTCATGGAGGCAGTCGGCTCAGCGCCGCCCAAGAACGTGAGTGGTGTCACTGGCATCCCGGTGGCTGAGTTTGTGAGCGATGTGCTGCCCAAGGCGCGCCGAGTTGAGGTGCTGCTGAAGAATCAGCACCTGGGCAACTTTGTGAGCGTGACTGCACCTGTGCATGTGCATGTGGATGCTGGTCGGCTGTTCCGCTGGAACAACGATTTTGCGTGGAGCTATGATGGCGAGGTCGCAGACAGCATCAAGGCTCGTGTCAAGCGGGCAGGTGGCAACACCAATGCAGCACTCCGAGTGAGTTTGGCCTGGAGCAACTATGACGACCTTGACATCCATGCTCACTGCCCTGACGGTCACATCTACTACGGCAACCCTGGGCGCATCCTGGACGTGGACATGAATGCAGGCCGAGGCACCACTCGAGAGCCTGTGGAGAACCTCAGCTGGACTCGTCCGCTTGATGGTGTCTACCGCATTCAGGTCAACCAGTTCAGTCAGCGTGAGACTGACAACGTGGGCTTCACACTGGAGATTGAGTGCGAGGGCAAGGTCTCTCAGCTGAGCTATCCACTAGGTGTCAAAGGCACGGTGGACTGCATCACCTTCCAGATGGTGCGTGGCGAACTCACTGATCTCAAGATTGTCAACAAGTCAATCCGAGGCGGTGACGTGTCAACCCAGAAGTGGGGTGTGGCTACGGAAAACTTTGTGCCGGTCAGCACGCTGATGTGCAGTCCCAACCACTGGGAAAACGCAGGCGGTGTGGGCAACCAGCATTGGTTCTTCATCCTGGAAGGCTGCAAGAATCCCGAGGCCACTCGAGGCATCTACAACGAGTTCCTGCGAGGCGACCTCGAGCCTCATCGCAAGGTGTTTGAGGTGCTAGGCAACAAGACCAAGTGTGCACCCTCAGATCAGCAACTCAGTGGCGTGGGCTTCTCACGTGGACGCAACGACGAGGTCACTGTGCGAGTCTCAACCAACAACTCAACTCGTGCCTACAACATCATTTTTTGAAAGGACACCCAACATGAACGATCTTTTTGTTACCGCTTCTCGACAGGCTTGGCGCTTTCCCAGCACTCGTGGCGAGCTCACCACCGAGCAACTGTGGAGCATGCCACTCCTAGCCAAGAATGGCTTTGACCTCAACTCCGTGGCTCGGGGCCTCAACCAAGAGGTCAAGGACCTAGGCGAGGAAAGCTTTGTGGAAACACGGAGCAACCCTGCTCGCTCCACTGCTGAAGGCAAGCTGGAACTGGTCAAATCCATCATCGCTGTGCGACAGGAAGAGAACCGGCTGGCCGAGCAGCGTGCCCAGCGTGCTGTGGAGCGTGCTCGCATCCTGGATGCACTGGCAGCTCGCGAATCCGAAGAGCTCACCAAGGCCAGCAAGGATGAGCTGCTGGCCCGCCTGGCCCAGCTGGACGGCTGATTGCTCAAGTGAGGGGTGTGACCGTGCCCCTCACTTTTTCTCTTGACTCAGTCTATGTCTGTGCTACTATGCCTATTGACACGCAAGAGGTGAGAACGTGAGCCTGATCAACAAGCGTATTGCAGACAGCATCCGACGCTACCCCACTCTTTATCGCTGCCGTACTGATGTGCTGGAACAGTGGTTTTGTGTGATTGGCAATGGCATGGAATGGCAGGATGGACAGCTAGTGAGCATATTTGACGAGCCACCTTTGCGCACTGTGGAACAGCTGGTAGCAGAAAACACCAAGTGGATGAGAGAGCGGCTGGAGGAAGATGCCAACGAGATGGATGCCTCTACTTTGGCTCGATATCGTGTGATGATCCAGCAGGAGAGCATGCGGATTAGGGCCACCGTCGAAAATGCCAATGATCTGGCACTAGTGGAGTGGAGCCACAACACACCGACCAGGCTCAGAGACAGCTTCTCAGCCAAAAGCATTTATCCTCTCTGTGCCTACAGCCGGATGAGCCAGGTGCCAGATGATGTTGACCCCGAATGGCTTGCAGCAGTGCGTGAGATGATTTTTGTAGTGTTTCGCAGTGAGCCTGACCAGTATGGATTTGACCCTGAAACCAATGCGAAACAGCACGAGGCCAACATCCAGTTTGCGAGCCAAACTTCGGCTCACTTGGCTCAACGTTTTGGTGATGGTGGTCGGCCAGCCAGCTATGAATCTTGGTGCTCACGCCAACGGGCATTCAACATCAAGGTCAAGGCAATGATTCAAGACATTTTGACAGGAGTGTAAACCGTGCAAGTCAACAGTGATCAATGGTATGTGAAGTGGTTCCTATGGAACTGCAATATTCTGGACCGGTGGCTCAATCCAGGATACGCTAGTCGACGAGTAGAGAGGGCTATGAATAAGGGCACCGACCTCTGCACCTTCTTCCGCACAATCCTGCTGGGCACCCTGGTGGCCCTGCTGAACTTGGCTGTGTGGGCGTGGGTGGCGTTTGTGATGCTGGTGATGCCCTTCCTGCTGTTCAATGTCACAACGGTGGCCATGACTGTGGGACTTTTTGTTGGTGTGTTTGCTGCCGCTATGTTGGTGGCAACGGCTGTTGTGGGAGCACCTGAGGCCATCCGGTGGGTGGCAAGAAAGACCAGCAGCGCAGTCAAGAAAGCTCCTCAGCGTGCGCCCACATTCCTACAGGTGTTTGGGCGCTATCTCATTGGCGTCAAACAGCGTTTTTGCCCCACCATCACCATTAAGGACAACAACAATGATTAACATCATCCGCAACGGCAGCTTTTTGATCCCCCCAATGGGAGCAGTGGTGGCTGTGGCTGTCACCAGCCTGGCGCTGTTTTTCATGGTCCTAGGCAGCAAAGAAACTCGAGTGCGAACCTCTGACGCACGGTGTGAGGTGGGCGAAGTTGTCAGCGGCAGCGAGACCATCCGCGTCAAGCTGCTGTGTGATGAGGCGGGTGAGAAGACAGCCACCAGCACCGGCCAGGCCGAAACTGTGCTGGCCATCCTCAAAACCAACCCCGCCACTGTGGTGTGCAATGTCATGCATACTGGCTGGGCACGGGACTGCCGCGTGCCCTAAAGGATAGAGTAGATGGTAAGGATCATTGGCAAGGACGAGCGGGAGATGCGGCGTGTGACCTGTCGGTTCTGCGCCAGCATTTTGGAGTACACCCAGAGCGAGACCACCACACGGTGGGTAGGAGACTACAGCGGTGACCGTGAGCAGATTAGAGAGCTGGCTTGCCCGGGATGCGGCAACAAAATTCCGGTGAAATTTTATTGAAAATTCCAGTTGACACCTCTGTGATTTGTGCTATTATCCAGGCGTAGAGCAAAGGCTAGGTGATGCCAAACGAGTGCCCAGACTGTGACAGCATGTGGTGCAGACAGCGTGGCTGCCAAGGCAGCATTCCACAACTTCCCCCATATGAGGAGATCCGTCCCATGACCAAGCGTTTTACCATCGAGCGTGTGATCAAGGTCTATGATGAGGACACCGGTAACCACTTTTATGTGGGTCCCGATGCTGACGGACTTGATGGTATGGAGATTCGAGATGTCAATAGCGAGGGCAAGATTGACGCTCGCTTCTTCATAGGGCGCGAGCAAGCTGTGCTGGTGGCACAGGCCATCCTCGAGCTATATGGGGACAAGCAGTGAGCCGGGCTGCACTCAAGCCCAAGCTTGATGATCAGGATCTTGCAGAGATCCGCAAGGATCACGATTGGTGGATGGCAGCCGCTCCTCCCAACTGCGTGTTGATTGGGTGGACCGATCGAGAAAGCGCAGTGTTTCAACAGGGTCCTGGTCCGTTTCCCAAAACCATCACCATTCCTGGTGTGGCAGCCGAATACATCCACACTCTTCTCAAAGGCAAGGAACTCACACCATGAGCAAGCCCAATGCTAGAGACCGGCGCACTGTTGAACGTCGTCGTGATCTTGACCAATACAGCGGACCTTACCGTCTAGAGGACCTACCTGAGCTGCAACATGGTGCTGTATTGGTTCTTGACAGCTGGTATGATGAAACCTCAGTGTATCTTGCCTGGGAAGAGCTAGAGAGTGAGGAAGAGTGGAGGGCTCGAGTCAAAAAGCTCGATGCGGCTGCTGCTCGTCGCGCCCAGAATCCCACACCACGCAAAAGCAAGGAGCAGAGGCTGCTGGAGCAGGCTCGCCAAAAGCTCACGCCAGAAGAGTTGGCTGCCTTGGTTCGAGATGCCAGGAATAGCTTGACAATGTCCTAAAGCCTGCTATAGTGGTCACACAAACGAGGAAAGCTCATGAATCACCAGCAGGACAGAGATCTACAAGTTTGGCTTGTCACGCTCGATGGAACTCAACAGGCCCATAATGTGGTTGTTGAGCTCAAGAAACTAGGATTCTTGCAGTTGACGGTAATGGATGCAATTGGCGTGATCACCGGCAGGGCAGATCAGTCTATTGCCGAGGCAGCTCGCATCCTCCCGGGTGTTTTGGATGTGGAACCAGAAACTCCAGTGTCAGTTTGATATCTCAAGGAGTACCGGATAGTGCAGGACGTATTTGGTCAGGATTTGAACGTTGGCGATAAGGTGGCTCTGACCCCGCACGGATACAAGAGCCTGGTTGTTGGCACGATTGTAGGATTCACAGCACAGCAGGTGCGAGTCAGCTATGAGCGACGACGCCGGTATGGCGATACGGAGGAGACCACAATCCTTCGACCTCCCGGTGATTTGGTCAAAGCCCCAGAACATTTTACCTCTTGACATTCAGCTCGAGTCTGCTATAATCCCCACATCAAGCGAGGACAGCACCATGTCAATCAACACCAGTGAGCTTTGGGTTGTGGTCTATATCCACAATAATCCCTACAGCTTTGACACTGGCATGCCGGACACGGTCTACCTCAAGCGGGAGGAGGCTGAAGCTGCCTGCCGTGAGCTCAACAGCATGCCCAAAACTTTCAGTTGGGAACGCGAAAATCCCTATTCTGCTGAAAGCCTGTATGATCGCATGCTGACTATTCGGGACGAGAGTCGGCGAGAAGGTGAGCGAGACGAGCGTCGCAACGCTGACGGCTACTAGGGGGAAAAGTGACCATCAACCGCAAGGCGTTTCAAACACCACAGAAAACTTGGCATGCAGTCAAGTGGACTCGCAAGGGGCGAGGATCCTACACTGATTTCGAAGCGGCCAAAAGGTGGTGCAACGCTCATGCTGGAGTCTACAGAGGTGACTGGTGTTACCATTATGGCCCTTGGGAATTCAAGTTTCGCGACCCCGCTATAGCCTTGATGTTTCAACTTACATGGTGCTAGTATGAAATGGGAATGGACTCTGTCCGTAGTTGCTGAGCGTGATGCCTCAGGCAAGCGTCGTCGACTTGAGGAGCATGAGACAGCCGTGGAGGTGCAAGATGGTGGACAGGCACAGCTTGTGGAGTTTGCAAACACCAGTGAGACCGGGCTGTTTGTGCGCTTGCAGAGCTGGGATGATCAGCGCGAGCATACCGAAATGGCTCAGTTGCTGAACAAGCGAGTGCGAGTCACTGTGGAGGTGCTGGACGATGAATGAAGTTTCAAAGATGATTTGTGTGGGCATGATCCTGGCTTCAAAAAAGCGCAAGCCTGACAGCTTGTTTGTGGTCACGCATCTCTATCAGCGAGAGTACGCCAATGGTAATCTCGCTGATAGAGCAACAGGATTGATAATTAGCAAAAAGCGTGACCCTGAACCTTGGCTCGAAACTCGGGCTCACGGTGCTCCCCCTCCGGGGATTGATGGGAGTGAGCTCCGCGACCTAGATGTTAGAAGTCTCGAGCAGATGTTTCCCCATGTGTGGTTTGATCCAGTTGTGCCAGAGCATGAGGAAGACAAGTGAATTTTTCTGGTTGACAATCTTCTCTAGGCTGCTACAATGGCGGGGCAAGCAAGGAGCTAGAGCGATGGACGACCTCAGCAAACTGATTGGGCGCACTGTAGCCAAAGCCGAAATGTTTGGAGACGGTTATTTCCGGCTCACGTTTGAGGACGGAAGCGAGCTGGATGTGATGGCGCACGGCACTGAGCCGCAGTGGTTGAGTGTTGACTTCACCGATTGACAGAGCAGTAGCCTTCAGCTAGTATGCGCTACCAAAAGAGGAGTTGTGCTATGCAGTTTGTTGTTATTGATCTCAAGACTCGCTGCCTGGTGAAGCATCCGCGCACTCGGAAGGAAACCTACAGCACTGAGCGTGCTGCCAAAGCGGCGAAGACCCGCTTGACCAAAATTGATATGGACGCCTATCTCGCAGGCAAAAAGTATCCTCGCTCCGACTATGAGGTTATGGACGAGGCAACATACAAGGCACAGGTGCCCATGCGGGAGGTCACTAATCTTATGACGGGAGCCACCGTGCTCGAGCGTGCTGACACACCGTGGCACTGTTCAGTCGGTAGTGAGAGTTACTGGAGCAGCTGACGTGAGTAAACTGGTGACAGATGGTCATGTGGCTGTGCTCTACAGCCCAGGTTTTGGATCATGTTGGTATGACCCCAGCTTTCCCTCCTGCCTAACTGATCCCGCAGTAGTAGATTGGGTGATGGCGGGAAAACCCAAAAGCCAATTGAGAGAAATTATAACCTATCTCGCTCTAGCTTACGGTGAGGAATTCGGGATTGGCGGGTTGGATCAGCTCGCAGTCTCATGGATCCCTGAGGGCACACGGTTTGTGGTGCATGACTATGATGGCAGCGAATATATCTTGCGAGAAGATAAAATGCCGTGGAGTGTGGCATAATCCAGAAAAAACTGGTTGACTGAAACCAAAACTTTGCTAATATGTGAGCACGCAAGCAGCAGGGGCTGGTTGCACAACAGGAAAGAAGGTTACAATGGGTATCAGCACTGAACTGGCTCGGAAGATCCTCTCGGACGAGATCGACATCTATGATGCGGTGGCATATGGTGAAGGCTGCACCAACGAGGAGCATAACTACCTGCAGAACATGTATGACGAGATTGCTGCTGAGCACTTCCTGCATCGGGACGATGCCTCTGAAGAGATCATGGAACGCATCTACGATTGCATTTATGACGACTTTGGCGAGGAGGCTGTGGCGTAACAGCCACACCCACCACAGCAACAAGCAGAACTGAGGTACCAAAAATGAACACGCAAACTTCTGTTTCCGAATGCCTCCAGGAAGCTGACGAGGTGATCCAGAGCCTGAAGGAAGCAGGCTATGACTACAGCCACAAGCGTGCCGAGATTGCTCTGCTGTTTGATACTCAGCTCTACAACGGCAACTGGGACTGCACCACGGACTTTGACGATGGTACCCCGGACCTCCGATTGATCCAGGAGGACGAGTATGACCAGCACATGGATGATGAGGACAAGCCTGACTCAGTCACCTATGCTGCCGGGCACTATGTGATGCTGGCCTAGGAACACAAAAATGATAGCCACCATCACACTTTGGACCATGCTGCTGTGGGCCGAATCTCGAGCATCCAGCAGTTCCTTGGAATCTACCCAGATAAATGGGTTTGCGACCCAAGAGGCGTGTTTGACCGCCCTGGCACAAATCACCGGGATCAACAAGCGTCTCCAAAATGAGAGAGGGAGTGCAAGGTCAGGCGAGACTGGTGTGGACTTCAAGCTGACGATGTGCATTCCTGTCGAAACTCCCAAGAGTTGATGGAGACAGCAAATGTGGGACGAAGAGCTTAGGAAGTTTGTGGGTCGCACTGTGGAGAGCATCACTCGCTATGGTGATGAGTATCTCGAGATTCGCTTTGATGATGGCACCTGTCTCACTGTGGGCTCTCGGGGCAGTGAGGAAAGTTGGCTGGATGTAGATTCTTTGGGTTGACCCCTGCTCAAACCCTGCTATAGTGTGGTTGCAAGAGAGGAGACCGCAGACATGATGAGGGCTGTGAAAGCGTTGATGGGCTGGCGTAAGGTGGTTAATGACAGCCTTACAGATGTGTCGTTTGGGTCAAACGGTGGAGGCGAGTGGATGGCACAGGAACTGCTCTCCATGTCAGACGCTGACCGTATCGCCCTTGCTGCCGAACTGCTGGCAGGGACGGGATACGAGACCCGGCGTACGGAGCGTGCAGGCTCTGATGTGGCGGATTTTTTGCTGTGCGGCGCTTCAATGAAGAGGGAGTAGTAGAGATGAACCTCAGCAAGCTCAAAGTGATCCAGACCACATATGCGCTAGAGCGTGAGGACTACGTGTATCGCATTACAGTGGACGAGGATGGTTGGGTCATCATCAAGAGGACTGACTCCCAGCATCCCATGTGGACGCATGGGGCTCTCACCCAGGCTTATGACGCGGTCTGTGAAAAGTTTGTGGTGATGATCCGTGTGGAAAACATGCGTCTCCGTCCCGATGAGGCTGAAAAAGTGCTTGCAGGGCTTTGAAGCTGGTGCTATATTGAGTTTGCACAACAGGGACACGGTGATATGGCCTACATGAACCAAACTCGCAAGAATGAGATCACTCCTGCTGTGAAGCGTGTGCTGAGCAAGTATAAGATCAAGGGCACGCTGAGTGTGCGCAATCACAGCACCTTGGTGCTGAGCATCAAATCCGGCAGCATTGATTTCTGCCAGAATTGGTATGACAAGTGGACTGCCGAACATGCGCGCCGCCCCACTGCACATCAGCCCACAGAGGTTCCGGACCACATTGATGTGAATGTGCATCACATTGGGAGCCACTTTTCCGGACGTGCAGAAAAGTGCCTCCAGGAGTTGCTGAACGCTATGAACGAAGGCAACTGGAACCGGAGCGATGTCCAGACCGATTATTTTGACCGTGGATGGCACGTTTCAATGGGCATTGGTCGTTGGAACAAGCCCTACGTTTTTGAGAAGGTTAGCAAAGGTGTTTGAAAAGCGTCTATGGCTGGTCAAACTCAGCTTTAGAGATGATCGTCAGAGAGAGTTGGGCACTAGTGAGTTCTCAGTGATGGCTCGAACTCATTGGGGTGCTCAGAGAGAAGTACGTCGTCAGGTAGAGATCATGCGACACAGCTATGGCCAGATGTATCCAGGCCAATCAGTGTCGATCTACAGCACTGTGAGCCTAGGAGTTGGTGAGTTCATCTGCGTAGCCTAGTTTGGAAAACATGCGCCTTAACCCTGCATTGCGATAGCGAGGAAACATACATGACTCGAAACGAGTTTGACGGTTACATTCGGCTGGTGTTCAGCAGCGCAAGCAATTGGCGCGGCGAAGACCACATTTGGTGGCCACATGGAACCGATCTCTACTACGAGGTCACATGGATCACAGGTGGGATGACAGGGGGCAACTGTTGGGGGGACAGTGCTGAGCACAGTGTGAGCAGTGAGCCTGAGCCCTCTCTTGAACTGCTGGATCAATTCTTGGATGAGGTGTGCCCAGATCTCACTGCTCGGCAGTATCGCCGGCTACTTGCAGAGGTTCCTTATCGAGACAGCTACACTGACTACGAGTATTATGGCAACCACACCACACGTGGCAAGAAGGTTGTATCCTTCAAGGACCTCTACAAGTGGTTGTGCCAGGAAGTTTGGAAGTGCTGATTACCTGTATCGCTGGCCTGCCCGGCAGTGGCAAAACCCATCTCATGGACAAGATTAGCGACCAATACCCACCGCTCAGAGCATGGGCGGTAGATGACATAACCGAGCTGGGGCAGTTGCCAGGAGTGCATGCTGTATTCCATCTTGACCATCTCATTATCGCCGATCCTCACTTCTGTAGAGAGAGCACCAGGGTACGTGCAGAGACTTTGCTGACGGGTTGGTATAACCGGCCCATAGAATGGATCTTTTTTGAGAACAATCCCCAACGATGCCGCGAGAACGTGCACTGTAGGAACGATCAACGGAGGGTGTTGGGGATGATCCACATCCTAAGTCAACTCTATACCATTCCAGCAGGGGCTGATGTGCGGCCAGTATATTGTCGCATAGACTCATAATTTTTAGGTCTTGATCAAGACTCCTGCTATACTCAAGGCAGGAGAAACATGAATGAAGAAAATACTTGTAACTGGTGGGGCTGGGTTTTTGGGCAGCCACTTGTGTGAAAGACTTGTGGCCCGAGGACACCATGTGCTGTGTGTGGACAACTATTTTACTGGATCAAAATCCAACATACAGCATTTGTTAAGCAGTTCCAATTTTGAGGTCATACGTCATGACGTCTGTGTGCCCTTATATGTGGAGGTAGATGAAATCTATAATCTTGCCTGTCCTGCAAGTCCCAAAAGTTATCAAAAAGATCCTATTCAAACCATGAAAACCAGTTTTATGGGATCTTATAATCTATTAGGCTTGGCCAAACGCACAAAAGCAAAGATCTTTCAAGCCAGCACTAGCGAAATTTATGGCGATCCTTTTGTTCATCCGCAACCAGAATCCTACTGGGGCAATGTAAATCCTCTGGGCCCGCGTGCCTGTTACGATGAAGGCAAACGTGCTGCTGAAACACTTTTTATGGACTATAACCGGCAACACAATGTTGACGTTCGGGTGGCTAGGATCTTCAACACCTACGGACCGCGCATGAGTGTTGATGATGGGAGAGTAGTTAGTAATTTTATTGTGCAGGCGTTACAAGGGCTGCCTTTGAGTGTGTATGGTGAAGGCACCCAAACACGTAGCTTCTGTTATGTTGATGACCTAATTGATGGCATTTTGACATTGATGGAGTCCACATCTTCTGGCTCACAACCTGTGAATTTAGGCAATCCTCATGAGGTAACAGTCAGGAGCCTTGCAGAGCAAATCCAACGCCTCACAGGGTCCACTAGCCGGATTTTAAATTTACCGTTGCCTGTAGATGATCCACAACAGCGTCAAGCTGATATTACTAGAGCAACAAGCATACTGGGTTGGGAGCCAAAAATCCCTCTTGAGCAAGGACTACAAAAAACTATAGCCTATTTCCAACAGGTGCTGACCAATGCCTAAGGTAACAACCGCAGTTTTTATCAGTGGACGAGGCAGCAATCTCTTGAGCCTTCTCAAGGCACAAAATGATTCCCATTGCCCCTTTCAAATTCAATTGGTGGTTAGTAACAATGAGGATGCGGGCGGATTGAAACTAGCACAAGATCATGGCGTGCAATGGGCAATCTTTCCCAACAGTGCGTACAAAAAAGATAGGGAAGGTCAAGAGGGGGCTATTCACCAACTTTTGGTGGAACAAAAGATTGAGCTAGTTGCGCTGGCTGGCTACATGCGGGTTTTGACTCCGTGGTTTGTTGCACAATGGAGTCAACGAATTATCAATATTCATCCCAGCTTGTTGCCCAAATATCCTGGATTACACACTCACCAAAGGGCTTTGGCAGCAGGGGATCAAGAACACGGTTGCACGGTACACTATGTTACAAAAGTGTTGGATGCTGGTCCTATTATCCTACAAGCCAAGGTTCCTGTAGAGCCTGGAGATACAGAATCTGATTTGAGTCTTAGGGTATTGGTGCAAGAACACCTAATCTATCCCCAGGCATTGTCCTTGGTTTCCCAGCAACTCTGCGACAAAAAAATAGTGGGAGAAAAAGGCATTTCGCTGGAAAAACCGGTAGACAGCTGAGATGGTGATGCTATTATGCGGTTGTAGGCAACGAAACAGAGGATGCTACACGATGAACACCAAGCAGTTCAACATCATTGGTATTAGCCGCTTCCAGGGCGTGCTGACCTTCCGCGTTAGCAACGGCAGCATCAAGCACCGTGAGACTGTGCTGGCACGCGAAGGGCACACTGAGGTGCAGTTCAAGACCCTCCCGCAGCCCATGACCAAGGCTGATGCTGTGGCTTGGATGCGCAGCCAGGGCGTGGACGCTGTGGTGCCGGCCAAGAATCTCAAGAAGAAGATTGAGGCCATCTTGGCTGCTGAGCGGGAAGCTGCTGCTCAGAAGGCTGCCAAGGATTGGGCCGAGATGCAGACCAACAGCATGAGCAAGCTGGCTGCCAAGCGGGCCCGGGACGCTGCTCGCAAGCGGGAGAAGCGTGCTGCTGAGCGTGCGGCTCAAGAGGCTGCTAAGCAGCAGGGCATCAACCAGCTGATGGGGGCGGTTGACCAGGAGTTTGGGGTGGATGTGGAGCGTGAGCTGGCGGGGGAGTAAGCAGAGGAATATGGAACTGGTGGGGTGACGAACCCGTAAACCCAGTTTGACACCAAGAAAGCGGCTGGTGGGGTGATGAACCCGTAAACCCAGCCGCTTTCTTGTGAGTAAATAGGGGAACAAACAAAGGATGGGTCAGTGAGAGCAAGTGATTTTTTGTCGCCAAAAATTCAGTTAACTGAAAGCATAACTGGTAGCGAAATGCTGACTCTCTACAAAAGCATGCATCACGAAGAGCCCACTAATCCTGCTATGGTCAACTGGATCAAAAGTCAAGACTGGGGCATAAAAATGATCAACCCGCAAGACTTTCCAGATCACTATGGTGATGTGCTGCCAGATGATCCTTTTAATCGGGTAATTGATATTGACGATGAGATTGTGAAAAAGCTAACCATCAAACTAGAGCGTGGAGAGCAAGTGGACCCTGTGATTATGGGACCAAATGGCAGTGTTGTTGACGGCAACCACCGAGCGCAAGCTGCCAAGGAGGCTAGTGTAAGCATCTTGGCATATGTTCCCATGGGGCAAACTGTTTGACGCAAGCTTGATAAGATCGCATACTTGACCCATGAGCACATATCAAGAAGCTGGCGTTAACATAACTGCTGGAGAAGAGTTTGTTGACCAAATAAGGCCCTTGGCCCAATCCACACACCGAAAGGGCGTGTTGGGCACAATAGGCGGCTTTGGCGCAGTGTTTGACATCGGCAGCTTGGGCATGCGTGACCCCCTGCTGGTTAGCACAACTGATGGCGTGGGAACAAAGCTGTCACTTGTCAAAGAGGCAGGCACACGCCTTCAAGGCTTGGGGCAAGACCTAGTTGCTATGTGTGTGAATGATCTTGTGACAACAGGTGCAACGCCACTTTATTTCTTGGACTATCTGGCTGTGAACAAGCTGGATCCCTCTACGCATGTTGATATCATAGAGGGCATTGCAGAAGCTTGCAGAACATCTGGTTGTGCACTAGTGGGCGGTGAAACAGCAGAAATGCCAGGAGTCTACAGCCCAGGCGATTTTGATTTGGCTGGATTCGCTGTGGGTGCTGTAGAGCGCAACAGGCTGCTTCCTAAAAATGTTTCTGTAGGTGATGCAGTAATTGCTCTGCCCAGCAGCGGAGTGCACAGCAATGGGTTCAGCCTCGTGAGGAAAATCCTTCACGACAGTGGCACAAGTCTTGATGCGCTTGTGCCTTGGGACCTTACAAAAACTTTTGGTCAAGTGTTATCTACTCCCACTGCCCTTTATGTCAGCACAATTTTGGAACTGCACACAAAAGGCCTACTTACGGCTGCTGCACACATCACTGGTGGAGGCCTGTATAGCAATCTCAAGCGTGTGTTGCCAAGTGATCTTGATTTTGAAAAAACCAGAGGTTGTCCGGTGCCTGAAGTATTTCGTTGGCTACAAACCGCAGGGCATGTCTCAGACACTGAAATGCACTCTGTGTTCAATATGGGCGTGGGCATGTGTTTGATCTCCAACCAACCCAGCAAAGTAGTTGAGCTGTTGTGGGCGCAAGATCAAGCCTGTTACCTTATTGGGCATGTAATCAATAAGCGATGAAGTATCGTGTGGAGATTTGGGAGGCAGTGCGTGGTTTAGAGCCCACTCTTATTCACGTATTGCTGTTCAACACCTTAGATGACGCCCTTACAAGAGCTAGATCCACTACCTTAGCCAACACCTTGCCTTTGGCTCCTGATTGGTACTCATTCAGTAAGGGACCATATGTTCAAACCGAAAGCATTACAATATGACCCTTCCTCACTTGCTGAGCATTGATCAGTTTGACCTCACAAGTATACACACATTATTCACAACTGTGAAAGGCATTGAACTGGGCCTCACCCAACCAGTAGCTCAAGGGAAGGTATGTACTAACCTCTTCTACGAGCCCAGCACACGCACCAGCAGTAGTTTTTATTCAGCCATGGTGCGGCTAGGTGGCGCTGTCATCCCCATCAATGATGTCAGCTTCAGCTCTGTCAGCAAGGGTGAGAACCTAGAAGACACTATTCGCACTTTGGCCAGCTATTCAGACTGCATTGTGTTGCGCCATCCCGAAAAAGGGGCAGCTCAATGGGCTGCGGCTGTAAGTCCTGTTCCTATCATCAATGCAGGCGATGGAGTTGGTGAGCATCCCACACAAGCTCTCCTAGACCTCTATACCATCCAGCGGCATGTGGGCTTGACTCGTCCCATTGACGTGTGCCTAATGGGTGACTTGCGTCATGGTCGAACTGTGCACAGCCTCACCAGGTTACTGCGTCTATATGATGTGAGACTGCACATGGTGAGTCCACCAGGTCTGGAGATGCCGCAAGAACTCACAGAGGAAACAGACAAGCTTTACACCAGCATTGACGAATGTGTGGACAAGGTGGATGTGATCTATGTTACCCGTGTGCAGAAGGAGCGGATTGCGCCGAATCTACAAAGCACGATGGGCAAGTATCAGCTCACTCCTCAGCACATGAGCCAGGCCAAGAGCAGCAGCATCATCATGCACCCTTTGCCGCGTGTTGACGAGCTGCCCAGCAGCTTGGACAGTGATCCCCGGGCCGTGTACTTCAAGCAGATGCGCTATGGTCTCTATGTGCGTCAAGCTATCTTTCTCCACATGTTCAGTGACAGCGTGCCTTGGAAGTTTTAGGTTGACATCTAAACACTTCTCTGTATAGTGCGCTTGAATCCGCAAAGAGGCAACTATGTTTGGCTTCATGAAAAGTTGGTTTACTCAGCCGTCTCTGTCCGTCAGATCCGCCCAGGATCTCAGCTACTTAGAGCTAATTGAAGAACTGCGAACCAGGGATGATATTGAAATCTTTGCCCGCTTGCGGTTTCGAGATCAGTGGGTGAAGAATTTTCACGAGAAAAATCCTGGTGCAAAAGTTCCAAGTGGTTTCCTCATGAGGTTTGGTGCACTGGACAGAGTGGCCTCAGAACGCATGCTGAAACTGATGAACGAACTCAGAGTCATGCGTGAGCTACCAGAAATCAGCCATGAAAAGCTGGAGAAGCACCTTGCGGGCTCCTATCCAAAGAGCATGCGATGAACCAATTGATCGAGTTGAGTTTTTTCCTGCCCGAAATGGTTCTTTTTGGGGCAGGGCTATACACTTGGTATCATCTTTTCACCTCCATTGGAAAGTGGAGCTGGAAGCGAGTGGCTCTATACCTCTACGGTGCAGCTTGTGTCTACAGCCTTTGGATCATGGGTTACCAATAGCTGGTTGACATGCCATCAAAAGCTGCTATATTGGCGGGGTAGAGCACGGAGACAGTAGATGAGCAACTGGAAGGTAGAACCTGCTGCACCGCACACGGTGGAAGGCATGATCTGCTCTCTTGCAGGCGTGTGCGACGGTGCAAGGCAGCATGACCAACAAGGGTTTTCTGGTGCAGACACTGAGTTTGGCCACAGCTTGGCCAATCGTGCTCAGCAAGGTAGGCCCTTCACGCTGAAGCAAGCGCAGGCTGCATTGAAGCTCGTGAACAAATACCGCCGACAAATTGGTGGGACGGACTTTGTGAAAGCGTTCCTGGAACAGCCAGTGTTCAAGCTTGCACCGCTGGATCCCAACGCAGCAGTTGGCAACCTCGAAGGCAGGCATCACAATCCGCGGCGTATCATCAGCGAACAGAAGACTGCGGTGTTCCACTTCCCTTACAATCCGGACTTGGTGGCTGCGCTGAAGATGGTCCGAGGCGAGCACAAGGGCGAAAAGTATCGGGCACAGTGGGAGCCCTCCCGCAAGGTTTGGTTGTGCCCTGTGAACGAAAGCAGCATCTGGAGCATCATGGATGTTGCAGATAAGTTTGAGTTTGAGGTGGAAGATCGTTTCACCACTTACTTGGAGCGTGTGCGAGAAAAGACGGAAGAAAGTCGAGTTCATCTCATGCTGACAGGCGGCCAGCATGTGACATTGGCAGGCGACACACTGATTGTGTCGGTTGACGACGCTGCCATTCTCAAGGAGATCGAAGATGAGCTCAACACTGACGCCTGATTGGATTGACAGAGACCTACTGGCAGAGGCATTTCGAGAGATGCCTACCCCACATGGTGCCACCTTCGACGATGGCCGCCGCTGGTGTGGACGGTGTGAGAAGCCTGTGCTCACATGTGAGGCAGTGGTTGGGGATGGTTGGGCTGACAAGATCTGTCAGCGTTGCACCAGCATCTGGCCCGAGTTCAGCGACCTCTACCAGCTGCAACTGCTGATGGCGGATGAGGATGAAGATTATTTTCCGGATACTATGCATTGACGCTGACAGCTCTAGACCAAATTCAATTCCCTCTCAATCTGCTCAAAACCCGTGACGCTGATCAGTGGCCCTATATGATTGAGGTTTTAGACGTGCCCAATATTACTTTGAAAAGAAACCAAACACTGGGGCTACAGCTTTTTGGCACTCCTGATGCAGAGAGTTGCAGCAGCCGATGGTCATGGCATGCCATCAGCATCCATAATTTCTCATGTGTGAGGTTTTGGTTCCGGTCCAAGGATGACTTGACACAATTTGCGTTGATGATGGAAAGGTAGAATATGGGTATCGAAGATCTCAAGGGCATCACTCTGCTCAACATTGAGCTTGAACGCGAGCCAGACCAGCTCATGTTTTACAGCGAGTGCGGGCGTAGGTGGCGAATGTGGCACTGTCAAGACTGCTGTGAGAATGTTGTCCTCCAAGACATCATTGGCGAGCTAAGTGACCTCGTTGGTGCGCCTATTCTTGTGGCTGAGGAGCGTGTGAATGGAAGCGAGACTGAATGGGGGCACGAGACCTGGACATTTTCCGAACTAGCTACCATCAAGGGCAGCGTGACACTGAGATGGCTGGGTGAGAGCAACGGCTACTACAGCGAAGCAGTGGATTTTGAACAGTTGATGAGTGTAGAGGAGAGTCTCCGAGCATGAGCAGCTACCTAGTGATCCGTCAAGACGACAACGGTGTGTGCACAATTTTGGCCGACAAGCTCAGTGAGCACGAAAGCCGGCGCTTGGTTGAGATGATGACCAAGCGTGGACACAAGGCCACTTACTTTGCCCAACTATATCTCAACCCTCATCAGCGCCAGCAGATTCTCATCACTCATCATGTGAATCTCTAGATTTAGGATTGACCATCCCTTCAAACCTGCTACAATGCAGGGGTAGGAAGGAGAGCTTACATGTTGACTGTTCCAGCCTCGATTGAGAATGCTCGCAAGGTGCTGCGACTCAGCACCAAGCACAACCTCAAGGTTGATCCCCGAGTTGAAGCTTTCTTGAACAGCATCCCTCGGGTCACCCAGCTGGAAGGTTTCAACTTCAAGCTGAAGCCTTACCAGGCAGAGGCTGTTGCGTGGTTGGAGAGCCAGCTGGGAGTTGGACTGTTGGCTGAAGAACAGGGACTGGGAAAGACCGTTGAGGTTATGGCCTACGCCCACAAGAATCAGCTGTTTCCTATGATGGTAGTGCTGCCCAATACTCTTAAGTTGAATTGGCGGAATGAAATCATCGCGATGACTGGCACTCGGTACCAAATCAATGTGGTGGGCACTTCCTACAGCAAGCGTGCCACTGCTGAGCGAGCTGCTCGGCATCCCAATGTCATCTACAGCAAGCGGCCCACAGCCGGTTGCGACATCTACCTTGTGAACTACGACATCCTCAGTAGCAACCTCGACGACATCGAGGCATTGAATCTCAAGTTCATGGCGGTGGATGAGAGCCACAAGATCAAGAATCCCAGTGCCAAGCGCACACAGGCTTACATGCGGCTAGCTACTGGTGAGGTGGAGGAAAAGCTCAAGGGCGGTGTGCGCAAGACTCACAAGGTCAGCAAGCCTGTGCCGCGTGTGGTTCTGATTTCAGGCACTCCAATGGTAAACAGGCCGGCAGAGCTGTGGAGCACTGTCAGGAGCTTGGCCAGCTATGTGCCGCAGTTCAGCACTTGGAACAAGTTCGCATGGCGCTTCTGCAACCCGGTGAATAACGGGCATGGTTGGAACTTCGGTGGCAGCTCGAACATGGATGAACTGCACCAGCTGCTGACAAGCCACCTCATGCTGCGTCGCTTGAAGCGGGACGTGCTGAAGGAGCTGCCGCCCAAGGTGTATCAGGTTATCCCACTGGAGTTTGACCGTGCGGAGTATGACAGCGTAGAGCGAGCCTTCAAGGGAATTGATTGGAAAGCTGGCCTTGAGACTATGATCCGCTTGGGCAGCAATGCTCCCAAGAGCGATGAGCGCATTGTTGCGATGCAGAAGCTGCGTGAGGTGGCTGCGCTCAGCAAGCTCGCCAGCACTGTAGAGTGGATTCGAGATTATACTGAAAACGGCGAGAAGCTGGTGGTGTTTGCCCACAACCGGGCGGTGATTGACCATATCCAAGGTGCGCTAGCTGCGGACCAGGAGTGGGGCGGAAAGGTTGGAGTTATCTACGGTGGGGTCAGCAACGAAGAGCGTGCACAGGCTGTTGAGGCTTTTCAGAATGATCCCAAGACCCGAGTGATTTTGGTTAGCATCTCTGCTGGTGGTTTTGGCCTTACCCTTACGGCTGCAAATGCGGTGGCGTTTGTGCAGACGCCGTGGAGCCCTGGAGAAATTCAGCAGTGTGCAGACCGTGTGCACCGCATTGGTCAAACTAGCGACCAGGTTACGATTTTCAACTTGGTGGCTGAAAATACTATCGAAGAGATGATGGCAGACATGCTGTTCAGCAAGGGGCAGGTGCTGGATGCGGGATTGGATGGTGGGGCTGTGGTGAACACAGTGGACTTGCGTGCAGCGGGTTAACCGGGATCTGGAAGCGGACTACAGCCAGTGGCACGAGGTGCCTATTGAGGCAGACAACCCAGTGCCTTTGCCCCATCTTTTGGACGTGTTGGGCGAGCTGCGATGGAGTTGGCTGAAGAAGACACCTGGAGGCAGCTACTGGCTCCAGTGGCACAGTGGGGTCAACCCCAAACGATATCAACTGGTGTTTGAGCGTGAAGAAGATGCTCTGCTGTTCAGGTTGACGTGGACCTAGCGCATGTATGAGACCACAGTCTTGCCTCAATGGCCACATATGGTAGTGCTGGAAGGCATGTCTCTTGCTGAGCACGAAAACATGCTGCTGTGGTTGATAGATACCTTGGGCCAACCGGACTTTTTCAAAGCAAGTAGCCGATGGAGCTATCGTTCTCTGTCATCTCACCAACATTATGAAAAAATTTGGGTGAGCTTTCGGAGCCAAGAGGATGCCAGCTTGTTTGCCCTCTTGTGGGGAAGGTAGCATATTGACAACCTTTGGGGTTTCTGATACGCTTTAAGTATGACACTTGATTATTCCATTTGGCTTATTTCACAAAATTTTGACGATTTACAATTTGCCAACAGCAAATTACAAAACAATACAGTGAATTGGTTCAATGGCAGCAATTATCCCAGTTTTTCCCTGCTGGTGAACGATTGTGTTCACCAGAGTCCTACAGAAACAACTATCATACTTTGTAATCGCGTTGCCCCCTCTGACGAAAATATTCAATTGATTTTACAAAAGCTGGATGAAGGGTTTGCCTTTGTGGCGTTGTATGATTTCCGTTTTTTTGGTATCAAAAAGGAATTGTTTAGGCAAATAGGTGGCTTGGACGAGAAGTTTCCTGGAGGCTTTGAAGACGATGATTTCATATTGCGATTGATTGGCAACAATCTAGCCTGCTATATTACACAAGAGGCTGAGTATTTCTGGGCCCCCAGCACTTGGGCCCCTTCAGGACAATATCTTGGCATAAGCTATTTTCAAGAAAAATGGATCAGTTGGCCGGATGCAGTCAACACAACTGAGATGTATAAAAGATTGCCCGACAGTTTTAAACAACGAGATTGGGGACCCAGGACGCCAGGTGAGTTCTTGTCATGCAAGGAACACAGCTATGTTCAGTCTTGGTTATGCAAGTATTTTTACTTGAACTCAATCAGGAAAATTTGTGATTTTTAAGATATGTTATGCCTCTACATACAGGCCGGTGGCATACCAACCAGTGACATGTGAACTACTACGCCCTAAAGGCACCTAGCTTTCCGCGGCAGATTGTAACTAGCCATGTATTGAAATTCATACCTCCTTTTAATTTTTTCCAAGAGTGATTGTCAATTTAAATAAGTGTTATGAATCAACCAATAGATCCTTGCCAGGGCGTGAGCCTCACAGTTACATTTCCAAAGTTTGAATGCACTGATGGTGTATTACCCAATTTCAACAATCTTGATGAGTTTGGCCGAGGGCTAGGCAGCATACCAGGGCAATTGGGTCAGATAGCTCAATGCACTGTTACTGCCACAGCCAAACAAATTTCGGATGCAATAGACAGTTTACTGAAATTATTTGACAAAACCTTTGGGACCACACTAGGCAGCGTGGACAATCCTGTGTACGGCCCTAACCTCAAAGTCCCAGAACAAGAAATGGGTGTACGACTGCGAGCACTGTTTAATGAGTTCAAACTCTATTTGGAACTCAAGTTATTGGACATTTTGGGCAGGATTATTCCCAACTTGAGCTTTTTGAATATACCGTTGCCGTTCCTGCCCAACTGTACAGTGCGTGATCTTCTTAGTGCAGAGGGTAGAGCTAAAATAAGAGCTGCAATTGGCGCTCGCCAAGATCAAATAGCAAAAGCCTTGGGCCTACCTTGGAATATCACATTTGATGGAACATTGGGTTTGAAGAACGATGAAATGCGCCAACAAAGCCTAATCAGTAGAGTATGGAGTGAGTTCCACAAAGGTTTATTGAGCCTAATCAACAGAGGTTTCCGAGCACTAAGAGCTTTGACTGAACCGATCAAAAAAATTTGGCAAGCCCTGCGCTTACCAGACCTTCCCAATTTGGTGGCCCTAAATTTTGAAGAGCTTTTCAATAGTGTGTGGCAACCCATCAAAGACTTGGCCATCAGTGCTAATGAAAAAATGCAGCGCATGATTGATTACTTTCTTGAGTTTGATATAAAAAACTTTTTGGACAAGGCATTTAGTCCCTTGTTGAAATTCATAGCTTGGCCTTTTCCCACAAAAGTCAAACAGCTTCTCAAAATATCTGACCCACCCAAAGATCTCAATCTTGAGAGCAAGGAAACCCGCTTCAACAGCATAATGCAGGCTGTGAAAGACTTGTTTGAACAAATTCCTACTCTGATATTGGAACTGTGGATGAAGCTTGTCGTGGGGTTCTTCAAAGCTATCTTGAAGTTTGTTCCCATACTCAAAGAAATCTTCAAGTACATTCCCTTCACCTTCTGCACATTTATTGGGCTGGTGTTAAGTCCCATTTTGGGACTGGGAAGTGCAGTGGCTGGCCTTATTCCTCCTGGAATCTCAGTGCAACAAACTTAGCCGCACTGAGTTCCATTCAGTTGATCAAAAATGGTCTTTGCTGTATTGAATCTGTTTTGAGCTTCTGGGGTAATTGTTCCCTGCCGTCCCAACAGCCCTGATGAACTGATCTCGTAGTATTCATTTACTGCTCTAGCTGCTGACTCAGGACTGTTGGTTGCCAACATCTTGGAGTAGGCACTGCGATGTGTGTTCTTGAATTCCCAATCCACAAAGTCTAGGCTTTTATACAAGGCAGTGTCGTTTGATAGTTGACTCAATTGTGGCCAACTTACACCAATAGCCCGTGGCATATTTTTGAAACGATCGGAATTCCATTGAGCCAAGCCTTTGAAGGTGGGGTTGCTGTCCACTCGGGGATTCAAGGCACTTTCAATAGTGAAATTGCCCAGCAAGCCAGCAATGTGTTCGGGTTGATAACCTTTGCCCTTCAAGTAACACCAAGCTTTTTTGGCTTGATTGGAATCAAATCCTTTGCCAGCCCCACTTGCTGCTGCACTGAAGTCTGCATCAGGTCTAGCTTGGCCACTGAACAAAAATGCGTTGTTGAGACGGCGAGTTTTGAGTTCAAACTTTTCTTCGTTGTTACAAGCCAAAATCCATCGACTCATTTCATTTGGAACTTTGTTGTAGTCTCCGCTGCTGATCATGCCAGTGATGCCGCTCTTGTCAAAGTTGTCAGAGCCAATGTTGTAGATGAAGTCTGCTAAACTATTGAACTGATCTTGTGTTAATAGGTTGCTACCAATGCTGCTGTGAATCTTGCCTTCAATTTTTTTGATGTCTGTTTTCAACAACACCTTCATATTGGTTTCGCTTATACCCTCTCCAACATTCAATTGCGTGCTGATCTGAGTGCCAGAATCGTCTGTTGCATTCAAGGTAACTGTGTTGTTTTGAAGTTCTTCACTTGATAACAAATGACCATAACCCAACAGCTTTTGCCCGCTTTTGCATGCATCGTCAAAGGGCTTGCCAATCAAATTGCCACCCAAACCTTCATGATCAATTATGATTTGAATACCACGGTTGTTAACTGTCCACTCTGTGGAGGGGAGCAATACTCTGGGACCCAACGGTTTGAATTCATATTGTGGAGTCCCACCTTCGTCCCAACTTTGCCCAATGTGCAAGCCAGTTTGACCATTCACTATTCCATATACTTGGAGTGGTTTGTCTTGTGCTGGACTCACTTGCCCCACTTTGTAAGTGCTTTCAGGTGGAGTGATTTTCCTCTGCACTAGGCCTGTGTTGGAATAACCTGGGCCTGAAACACTTCTTTGTCTCCAAGGATCAGCTCCTGGCAGTCTGCTGACAATGGTTTGAACAATCTGAATGCTTCTTGCAGGACTCACTACATTCTGCAACTGCACTCTTTCTTCCGTTCGAATGTCAGGCGATAATGCAACTACTCCTGGTACAGCAGTTATGGGATTATCTGGATTGGTGGGCTTGGCTGCATCTGGTAAATTAGCAACATTCAAGACTGTTTTTGGACCAGTGTTCACACTTCCTGCACCAGAACGCAAGTTTACAGATCCATTGCCTTGAACTTTGACATCAGCACCACCTACTAAATTCAAGGTACCTGTGCTTTGAACTTTTACATCAGCACTGGCAACTAAATTTAAGTTACCATTTGTGCTTCTTAACCTTACGTCACCTGTGCTGCTGGCATCAACATTGCCTCCTGCAAACAAGCGAATATTACCAGTCAAGTTTTTGATGTCAATGTTGCTTTCTTGAGTGGTGAGAAATATGCCATAATTGCTTCTGTATTGTAGGCTGCCTACAGCAGTGTTGTAGATATTTGAATTACTGACAAGATGCATATTTCCTTGACTGAACAACAAAACATCTCCACCACTGCTGATGTTGAAGGGCTTTTTGCTGAACATGCGTGTTTCATCTAGGCTTCTCATTTTGATGCTGCCACCAGCTTCAATATTCACATCTCTGTCAGCATGTAAATTGATGTCTTGTCCGGCACTGACACTTACACTCTTTTGTCCAAAAATGTCAATGTTGCCTTCTTTGTCCATCTCTATCCTGGCTCTGTTTGGACCAGTGTTGATTATGATTCTATCTTTTGTATCATGAATAACAATTTGAGCTAGGCCACGAGTTTGCAGGCGGATGAAAGCGTCTTCTGGGGTGTCGTCCATAACGAAGGTGTGCCCATATGGGGTTCGGATACCCATAGTGCGAATACCCTGTTGCATACCTCTCGGTGCTGGTCCACCTTGTTCAATAGGGAGGTTAACTCCTCCAGATTCTCGAGCTGCATCGTAACCTGATAAAAACGTTGGTGATTCACCAGTGAATATATTTGGGTTCTGCTCTTGTGGATTGCTGGCAGGAGTGCTGGCAGGAGTGCTGGGAGTCATATGATTGCGGTCAACTTGGAACAAACATCCAAACCAAACCCCTCGGCTAGGATCGCCATTTATGAAACAAACCAGCACTTGGTTATTGAGGTCAGGTGGTATGAATGTCATACCATAGTCTGTTTGTGAGCTTGTGGGATTTAGGTTTACATCAGCTACGTTTGATGCCCCAGCAAATGGACTGGCGTAATCACAAATGATCCACGTTGCTTCATTATTGATTGCTCCACCAAGTTCAGGGATCCAAACTCGGATACGTCCCATGTTGCGAGCATCATTTACGTCTCGTATTAGGCCAAGATAAATTTTGTCCCAGGTGGCACGTAGCCCCCCAGGCTCTAGCTCATAAGCTCCAGGTAAATTTACTGTTTGTTTTAATGTTGCCATTTATAGCTTCTCAAATTATTGATTTATACCTGTTCTCAAAACTGCCGGTACAGTACCAAACTCTGTTCGCGAGTCGCCCAAATTACTCAAAAGGTCACGGGTTGCTTCACATCGTTGGGTAAATTTCCCGTCTCTGAATATGTGTGTTACTTGCACCATCATATAGAGAGCATTGAAAAAATCAACATCATCACGCAAGTCCATAAACCCTGTGTTTTCGTCAGGAATAGTTCCTGCCCGGAAAGCCAACATAAAAAATGCATCGTAAGGTTGGTAAACGGCGTATTCATCTATATAGACTGGAACTCCTGACTGTTGACCAAAATATGTCTGTTGTATATAACTTCTCAACTGTCTATCTCTTTCTATATTTGAAGCCCCTAACCAGTAAGGATCACCACGTATCTCCATTGTGATATTCACCATATCTTGCATGCGAGCATAAATTTGTTGTGTTACACTGGCATAAACTTTACGAACATCCGTATCAGTAGCAGTCTGAGGCCTTAGTTGATTTATAATATCTCTAGTATCTTGGATGTAGGTAAGCTGAGCAGGCAATGTCCTATTATTACTACTAAATTCGTCCTCACTAAATTCAACACGTCTTCGCCTTGTTCGTGCAGCATCCCGCTCTCTTTGGAGCTGCTCCCGTAAGCCGGTTACTGGAGATTGATCTTGACCAAAACGTCCATATGCGTCTTCTAATGTCTGAGCCACATTTGGGTCAAATACTACTAACGACCCTTGAGCTAAGGCACGGCGCGCTGCCTCATCTTCTTGTTCTATTTCTCGTAAACGACGCTCACCAGCAGCAATTTGAGTGTCTAATACAACAGCATCAGACGCCTGTGCGCCAGCCCTAAGCCTCCGCAATCTAAGTAACTCTTGTTGAGTTTGATCGTATTCTTGAAGCGCAGTCTGTCTACGAGCTAAGGCGCTTTGTAAGTCGCCTAGAGAAGTACGCAGTGCACTAAATGCACTTGGCAAAACTGTTTCATTTGTCATAGGCAAAGGTATCCAATGCAGTGCATTGAATTGAACATCAAGATTTATAATCTCTGTGTTGTTTCCTGTGTAAAAATACAAATAAGCCTTTTTCAGTAGCTTAACAGTCCCAGTATTAATACTTGCTAATCTAGCATCGTGAAATTCGTTTACAAGTTGGAAAGCTCGGCCAAATTCTTGGCTAGCTATAGCTCTGCGGGTCTGTTTAACTCCAATATAAAATTGGAATTGCCTTATATAATCATTTCTTATGTAGTCCCACCCAATGTTTTTTACTACACACTCAATCCAAGGAACTTTTATGATACCTGACCTATCATCTGGTATAAAAAATGTAATGTCTTGAATTGATGCACAGACGTCATCTACTAACGCACCAATGCTTATGCCTTTACCAGCAATAAATTGAACTTTGTCTCCTACTTGCCTAAAACTAGCACGCCGGTTGTTGATTTGTGGGCTAAACTGGATTTTTTGATTTCTCAATGCCTCCTCAATGAAAAATTGATAAATTACAACCTGTGTTTGTTGATCTTGTGGCCGTTGACTACTTCTTAAATCAATATAAAACTGATTTAGTTCATCTTCCAATTTTCCAAAAAATTCACCAACTGTTTTATCAAAGTCTATAATATTTTGCCCAGGCAGTACCCCTCCTGGATCAGAAATGCCTATCCTTCCACTTCCTAGTTCAATAGTATAAGTTTGTGGTAAAAGATAGAATGAGTTTTTGAATGCCATATTATTATTAACAGCGGCTTTCATTCTATAAATGGTTCCTGCAGCCGTAAGTGTATTCGACAAATCAACTATATTAAGTTTGTAGACTTTAAAAAACTTTCTTTGGGCATTGGCAACTATATTTCCGTCAGCATCGTAATAGTTGAACCATAACATCAAAAATATAGGAGCTAATCGCCAATTAAGGTTACCTAGTTGCTTGCTGCTTTCAAAAATTTTGTCAGGTAAGCTCATATTATACGGTTCTGCAATCACCATGTCTACTTCTACTGAGGTTGCATTTTTAGTACGAAAATTATGGCTTACAGCATCTTTTATTTCACATTCTATTATATTGAACCCAGCCGTAACTCCACTTTCAGCCACAACAACATATCTAACCTCATTTAGGTACAATTTTTCATCAATATCATCTTCATCAGCTTCTCTATCATTTACCAAAACTAATTGTAAATGATATGTGTATCTGTCATGAGAATTTAGCATATTATCTTCTGGGCTGAAATTTAGGCCTTTAAGAGCGAGCTCACTTAAAATGCGTCGAAGATAATGATTAGTCACAAGTGGGGTAGCCATTACAAACTACTTTCTATACTAAGCTGGTTAGGTGCATAAATTGTTATCCCAGGAACGAAATCATAAATTGGATCCACAATTTGATCAGGATTTAGGATAGCAAACGCCCACCATGCCCGGGGATTCTGATATAGTTCAAAACTCAATAAGTCAGGCCGATGTAGATGCCGTTGTGCCAAAGTAACAATTAGATCGTCAGTTGTTCTTGTGAGCAATGGAGGTCGCCAAAAATCCAGATATGTAGTGTTTTGTGGAGTACGATAGTAAGGACTACTGCGTAGATAAGTTACTGTTGTCATTAGATGAAATCACTTTGACTTGGGTCACCATTGATGTATTTGGGCAACTCGAATCTCTTCCGCAATGTGGTAGGAGTGTGTTGCACAATCAATGTTACTGAAATTTTAAACAAGCTGGGTAACCAAACACCTTTTGTAGCTGACGGTGTTTGTTGTTGAACACTGGCTCCAGGAGGATTGTTCAATGGATCGTCCCAATTCCGGTTTGCAGGCTGGGTAACACCAGGCAAACCTTGCAACGCTAGGCCAGGTTCGCCAGCATCTTCAAGCTGTTGTGGCGACCTAATTATTGGTGTGGGTCGCACTGTAGGTTGATTAGTAGCAGGCAGCCCACTAGCCACTTGAACATAGTCTACATCATCTGGAAATCCAATACTATAGCTCTTGACTATGACTGGCAAGTTGTTGAACACAAAGGGACCGTAGGCATTGAACAAGAGAATAGGAGGAGGTGTGCCTGCATCTTTGTCATTTTCACCAAAATGCATCTTGCTCATGGTTCTCAAAAAGTGTATGCATGCCAAGGCATAGCGTCCTTCTTTTTGATTTTGAACAGTGAATTGACCATCCACACTGAATGAAGTTGCAGGAGTACGTGCAAATATATGAAAGTCTTGGTTTGTATGTACAGTGCTAATGGTTTGATAATCAATGTCTTGTTGATAGTTGATTGTAGGTGTGTAGGGCCAAACCATGCCATTGTTTGTTTCTCGCAAAGGATCCAATAATCCCTTGCCCAACACGCGATTAGCAGCAGCTGGTCTGGGCCGCAGGCTTACACGTCGGTTAGTGGGATCTTGATTGTTGAGTGTTCCCAACAAATTCACACCATCTCCAATTCCAAAACCGCCAAACACCCCGCGTGGAAAAATAGCAGAGGCAGCCGACCCCACAACGTTGTTTACAAGTCCACCAACCAAAGAACCAGTGTTAACACCAAAACCACCAAATCTAGGCATGCAATTCTTTCCTCAAAAATATTAGCCAAATATTTATGTGCTGGAAACCAGCTGGAATCTAAATACTAGATCATGAAACAGTTTGAACTCTCCCCACAATTAGTTTTTGAAGGCGGCAACGTATTCAAAACCTCAGATGGCTATCCACGCACCACTCGTATCCCACTGGCTTTGATCAGTCCCACGTTGGATTGGCTGGAAAAAATCACAGGGCTGCCTATGCATGGCATGACCTTGGGCAGTGTTGGCAAAAAAGCCAGCAGTGGGGATATCGACATTGTAGTCGACAGCAAGAAAATGTCAAAAGCCCAATTTGCCCAAAGTCTCCAAAACTGGGTGTTGAGCCAAGGTTTGAACCCCAAAGAGTATGTGAAGCCTGCTGGAGAAGTTCATCTGTTGACACCAATTGCAGGTGATCCCAAGAATGGCTTCGTGCAAACTGACTTTTTCTTCCATGATGATCCTCAATGGATGAAATTCAGCATGCAGAGTCCAGGAGACGCCAGCAACTACACTGGTGCAGAAAGAAATCAACTCATGAGCAGTATTGCCAAAGCATTGGGAATGAAATACAGTTGGCAACGTGGACTGTTGAATCGGGAAGATGAATCTGTTATCTCCACTGATCCTGATGTGATTGCACAAAAGCTATTGGGGCCCAGATTCACTCACGACAGCTTCCAAAGTGTTGAAACTATTCAACGAGCCATCAAAGGCAATAGGGCTATTCATCAAGGGTTGACTGAGTTGATTCAAACTCTAAGGAGCTTGGATAAATTAGGGCCCACTGGCAAACCCACAATGGATGTGAAAACTGGGAAGTTTAAGCAGAAATCTCCCAGTGAGCAACGCAAATCAGAAGAAGAAGCTGCAAGGATTGAGCAGTTGACAGGTGTAGCTGTTTAGCTTTTGTTTCCGTATCGGGGATCAATTGGCTTGACATGAATCTGATCAAACAGCAGAGGAAAGTTGGGCAAAACTTTTGGTAGGTCTGTTCTCTCCAACCAATTGTAATTTACGCTGCTGTGTGGAATGAAGTTGGGGAAATCGTGAGTTCCGCCCTTGCTCTTCAAATGATGATGAAATTTGTGTGCCAGGTCACAATCTAGGTCTAGGCACAGGGCTTTGTCGCCCATTTTGGTCCAACCTTTTATTTGTGCTGGCACAACCACAGTGTTACCATGCATGCTCATGAGGTGAGGCACTGGTTTTTGGCTATACAAAACAGTCATGTGAAGATCATCAGTATTCATACAGGGAACACCTTGACTTTCACACCATTCTTTGAGCTCTCGAGCATTTTTGGGACTCATGCTCAAAACAACTATGGTGCCAGCAGCGTGCTCATGAGCTTCCATTACTGTGTTCCTAGGGTGCTTGAGATAGCGTCGAACTGATTGGAACAGCCTATTGGAAAGTTCATCATCCAAACCCACAGCTTGGTGGAAAGCCTTTTTGTCTTTGTTCAAAACAGCCTCACGTGCCTTGGTGCCGCTTATTCCACTAACGCCAATGCCATCTGGATGCCGTTCTCCAGCTGATACAATTTCAATCGTCACTGGTTGACGTTGATGTTTTTCACGTATTTCTGGACTGTTCCAAGAGTCAAAAAGGTCTTTCATGCCCTGCACACGATCTTCGCCGGCAACAAATACAAAATGTCTATAGCCTTTGTTGTAGAGCCATTCTGCGGCTTGCAGCGGAGTTTTGATGCTCTCATCCTGCACCACATGATCTTGGTGTTGAGACATAATCTCTTGGAAAAACTCCAGCTTTTCCGCCCAAGGCAATGGATTCTTTTTTCCGTCTTGACTGTGACTCAAAAAGATCCAATAGTCACCCTTGCCAGCGTGTTTGGCCATTGTGTTAACCAAGTGCTGATGACCACGAGTGGGAGGATTCATCCTCCCAAAGGTCCAAACTACCCGGTTGTGTTCTTGTTCCATCAATGAATCAGGCTCGCCTTTTCTCATAAATTGGGCACGATTTACAAACTTCACTATTCCAGTGGGAGTTACAGCCACAAATCCCTCATGTCCTGGATCTCCACCCAAACTAGCACCCACTGTCCCATCTGTTTGACGGTCCATTTGTTTCTTGAGATCCAGCTTCAAACTTGTTAACAAACTTACTATCCGCCACACGCTATTGTAACCATGGATGTGGCTTTGAATCCATTTCAAACACTTGGCCTGCATTGCAGGGCTAGCAGTACTGTTGAGCCCTGTAAGCCACTCCAAAAACTCTCTACTCACATGGCTAAATGTGGAACTACCACGTTCTGCCTTTTTGGCCAAAAAGCTTTTCATCAAGCCAGGAAGGCTCAAGATTTCATGACTGGCTAGTTGTCCTCTGTCCAAAAATGATTTCACACTTACAGCATGCACTCTAAACAAGTGGGATAATTTGTCAACTAAGTTTTTATCCAGGTTCAAACTTTTGAGCATGGTGGCTTCATGAGGTAGGATAGCCAGTCCTTGATCAGTGCGAAAGCCATATTGACTAATGTTTCGCAAGGCTTCTGGTTCCTGATCTTCAGGGCTTTGATAAACACTGTGCATGACCACGCCAGCACTGCTGTTGGCAATCATTTCACCATATTGACTGTTGACAGGCACACGATAAGTTATTTTGTTGGGTGTAAATTCATATGCCCCATCTACAATGGGAGGTACACCAGTCCACAACAAATCCGCTTGAACGTAACCGATAAATCCTTTTGGGGTAACTTTTTTCAACAATGGGTAGAGACTGGCTATTTTGTTGGCATATGCCAGTCGAGCACTCTTTGCACTGGGGCTGGTGTCTTTCATTTTCCTGCTCATGAGCATATTGACAATATCCTCAGGGCTTGTGGTTAAACCATTGTATTTTTTACTGCTGAATCCAGCTTTGTCTGTTAACACAAATTTATAGTCTTTCCATCCAGAAATCAAGGCTGGTGTTCCATCCATTTTTATACTAACATACTCGGGTTGATGAGCAGTTGTGCTCAGTATATGAAAAGCTCTTTTGGCACCATCTAACCCCTCATCGAAGATCATGTCTTCTGGATGCTCGATACGGGCTTTGGCCTCAGTCAAAGAGAGATTTACTACTGGTAATAAGTCAAACAGCTTCATTGTTACGCCCCAACATAATCTTTTGGCAATCTATTGAATTATTTAACAGATCAAGGCGTCCATTTTGACTTCTTCTGTAACCAATTACAAAATTTAGGGTTTCAAACACAAAGGACTATAATGGCATTGGTTCCCAAGATCAAATATCTAACAAACAAAGATTTATTGTCTGCAATCCATGAAAGTAAGCTTACTTTTTGTGAATTTGTTGACAAAAAATACACTGATTTTGATGTCATTGTATATGATCTTGCAGCAGCAACTCCAGAAGTTTTGGACGCTGCTCGACACAAAAAGCTAGCTAACAAAATGGCTGAAGAAAAGAAAGCCAGCGGCAGCAAGACTTTTGAATCTTCATTAACATTGGATAATGTGCCTTTGGATGAAATTGTTGTGAGGCTTATGACTTTTGTGCACATTCCGTTAAACCCTGCCAAAGCTGACAAAGCCAAAAATCAGGCAGAAAAACACATCAGATGCAATTTCCCTCCTTTTCAACATTGGATTTTCCAAAACAATGAATGGAAATGTGTGGGCAAGAGTCATCACAAAAAGGGTGAATTCACCTTAACTGGCGGTAGGATTACTGATAGACTGGCTGCTATGTGGATCAAATTGGTTGATCGCTATGGGCATAGAGGCAACTGGAGAGGTTACACTTATCTTGACGAAATGAAAGCGCAAGCACTGGTGCAATTGGCACAAGTGGGACTTCAATTTGATGAAGCTAAAAGCTCAAACCCCTTTGCTTATTATACTACCGTAAGTAGTACAAGTTTTCTCAAGATATTACAACTGGAAAAGAGAAGTCAACACATAAGAGATGATCTTTTGATCATGCATGGTGCAACACCCAGTCACACCCGACAGACCGAGGATCAGTTGGCACAACAACTGGGATTTGACAATGCAGAAGCAGCAGTCCCACTTGTTGTGCCCCAAATGAGCCCAACTGGCCCCATCTAGTATTTTTTGATCCACACTGCGTTGCCTGCATCATAAAAACGATTGTAGCCCAAATTTTTGGCAATTTCTTGCTCTGTATTGCCCGCAGCTAAGCCTTGTATTTTGTGTTTTTGAAATTTAAGTCGGCTCTGAACGTCATTTATATTTTTCCAATACCAATAATTGGGTGGACTGATATGACTTAACTCAAAGCCTGTTTTTTCGTAACCATTTCCCAGTCCCCAGTTCAAGTTACTGTAGGACACCAAGCTTTTGAATCCCAACTCCTGATGTGCATGATTCAAAAGCTTGCTAAGCCCTCCTGGCACATGATACCCAGGCAAAATACAATAACGGGCCAGCTCATAATCACTCCCTTTGCTATACCTAGTTTTGACAAAGCTAGCAAGTGCAACAAGCGACCCGTTGTGTTCCAAACCCCAAATATGTTTGGTTGGTATGTTGCCCTGCAAGTGTGAGTTCTGAATAAATGTTTTAGCTGTTCCAAAATCCACAACTGTAATGTTGCATTTACGTGCACCAACAATTGTTTTTTTCAAACCCACTACGTGTGACAATCTGTCAAATATAATATTGGGTTTTTGCACCATCTCATGTTCCCAAATTTGAACAAGCCTTACACCTTTTTCAAGAGCTTGTTTCCATTTATTTTGATGATATTTTTTGTCTCCTATTTGGCAATCTGAATGATAAAAGATGCCATTAAACTCAATACCCACATTTAAATCTGGAAGATAAAAGTCAATCTCCAATGGCTTGATAACTTGCCTATTCCATTGCTCAAAAGATATGTTATTATCCCACAACCATTGTTTGATCTTTGTTTCTCCCCAACTTTCTTTTCTTGGATAACAAGCAAAACAACGCAAATCAGATTCTCTTTTCAAGGCAACACTGAATTGGTTATGGCATTTTTGGCAAACAAACGAATGTTCAGAATAACGATGTGAGTCCAAAAATTCTTCTTGAGTGAATAACGGAGTGTAATCAGTCCTATTTGTAATATAGGAATCCCAAGATTTTTGCCGAAAAGTTTTCCTATTGGTCTCCCTATGCTCTGTTGTCAAAAACGGGGCCACAACACCATATTTTGAGAGGTTGGTTTTTTTGGTTTTAACTAACACCTCCAGGTTTTGAGCAGGAACAGGTGCTCCATAAGTGTTTTGAAACACCTCTATAGTTTTGGTTCTTATATCAGGATGTTGCTGAGGAAAGTTTACTCCCCAATTTTCCTGGATCGTTTTTTGTGCTTTGTCTAAAACAACAGGATTTAAGGTTGGAGCTTTTGCGCCATACTTTTCAAAACATGTGGTCTCAGCTTTGGCTTTGACCTTGTCATGTTGACTTGCATACTCAAAACCATACTTTTGAAGGTTGGTATTTTTACGTTTTTCGTGAATATGATTTATTTCATCTCTAGTGCGGCTGTGTCGAACGCTTTCCTGATATTCACGATTACAGGAGCATTGAGATTGATTACCACAGAATTTTCTGAACCCTAGAACCATATTATTGAAAGTCCTGAACTTACCACTCTGTTCACACCAACTGTTTTCTGCATTAGTGTTATGAACGTATGCATAAAATTTAGCTGCAATTGGGCCTTCACAAGGAAATAATTTGTCTAGCTCTTCTTTGTGTATAGGCAACAACTTTGTCAACCTATTTGGTGTAATCTCCTTGTTCAACCAAAGTTCTTTCAATTCTGCCAAATTCACAATTTTTCTCCAACCCTATTGCATATTATTTATATATCATAATGAATATCACAAATCTAGGTCCTGCCCACCTGTTGAACTAACAGTTTTTATCAGCTATACTCTGACTCAAGGAGACTTTTGAGTCATGACTATCAATCTAGACAATGTTGATTTTTCAAAAGTAATTGCCATAACTGATGTGCATTTTGGCATGCGGAACAACTCCAAACAGCACAACACTTGGTGTACTGAGTTTTTGGAGTTTGTGGTCAAACGAGCACAAGAGCTGAAAATCAAAACACTCTTGTTTTTGGGCGACTGGAGTCACAACCGCAACAGTGTGAACATCAGCACACTCAATTACAGCCACAATGGCATGAAACTGCTAAACAACAATTTTGACAATGTGATAATGCTCTTGGGCAACCATGATCTCTATTTTCGAGATACTCTAGAGCTGCACAGTATTCCCTATGCACAGGATTTTTCAAATATTCACCTAATTGACAAAATCACCACAGTCAAAGACTATTGTTTTGTTCCTTGGTTGGTGGGTGATGAGTATAAGTTGATTCAAAAAATCAAACAGCCTTATTTGTTTTGTCATGCTGAAATTGCCAAGTTCCGGATGAATGCCATGGTGGAAATGCCCGATCATGGCGGCTTGAACAGTGAACACTTTCAAAATCAAAAATTGGTGTTCAGTGGGCATTTTCACAAAAGGCAGCGAAAGGGCAACATTTGTTATATTGGCAATGCCTTTCCTCACAACTTTGCAGATGCGGGAGACGATGATAGAGGGTTGATGATCTGGACTCCTGGAACTGATCCCATATTTGAAAAATGGCTTAGTGCACCCAAGTATCGCACGTATAACCTTACAGAGGCACTTCAGGATCCTACCGGCTTGATAGACAACAAAACTTTCGCACGGATAACAGTAGATGCTGACTTAACTTATGAAGACCTTGCCTTCATTAGAGAGTTATTTGAAACTCAGCTAGCTGCCTTGGATGTGAGTTTTATTCATGGCAGAAGTGATGGAGATGACACTGTTCTTGATGATAGTGAAATCAATTTTGAAAGCGTTGACTCAATTGTGGTGTCACATTTGAATAGTATTGAAAGCACTACAATGAACAAACAACGCTTGATTGAAATCTATCAGAGTATTTGAACTTGATCATCCTCAAAAACGTCACAATCAAAAACTTCATGAGTGTGGGTGCTGTTACACAATCAGTTACTCTCACACAACCTGGCTTGACTCTTGTATTGGGCGAGAATCTAGACTTGGGCGGCAACGGCAACCGGAATGGTGTTGGCAAATCGACGCTGATTTCAGCCATTTGTTATGCCCTGTATGGTCAAGCTCTTACTAACATCAAGAAAAACAATCTCATCAACAGCATCAACAAAAAGAACATGGTGGTGAGTATTGAGTTTGAAGCCCACGGCAACAGCTACAAAATTGAACGTGGCCGTGCCCCTAGTTTTTTCCGCTATGTTGTAAATGATGAATCAGTAAATGAAAACAAAAGTGCAGACGAAGCTCAAGGCGAAAACAAAGATACTCAGAAAGAGATTGAGAAGGTATTGGGCATCAGCCACACCATGTTCAAACACATTGTGGCTTTGAACACCTATACTGAGCCATTTTTGAGCATGGGTGCTGGAAAACAGCGAGAAATAATTGAAGAGCTGTTGGGAATTACATTACTGTCTCAGAAGGCAGAAAACCTCAAAAAGCTTATTCAAACAACCAAACAAACTATTGAACAAGAAGAGTTCAAAATACATACTATCAAAAACAGCAATACACGTATTTTGAGCACTATTGAAAGTTTGAATCAAAAAACCCAACAGTGGGATACTCAACATCAGAACAAAATTCAAGACTTGGAAAATGCACTAGATGCTTTGAGTCATCTTGATGTTGAGCAGGAAATTCAAAGTCACAAAGACAATCTTGTGTATCGTGAACTTCAAACAGCATTGAAGAATGTGCGCAGCCAAAGCCAAACAAAAACACAGCATGGAACACAGCTGAAGGCGCAACAAAACAACTGGTTAACTCAGTATAGTCAAATTCAAGACCACAACTGCGCAATGTGTGGTCAAAAGATTCATGACGAGAAACAAACACATCTGCTGGACGACCTTGAGCACAAAATTACCAAACTGGACAGCAGCATTCAAACACTGGAACAGGAATGCCTGAGTTTGACACAAGAACTGGATGAGCTCATGGGTCTGTCTAGTGCTGTATCGCTAAACCAAACATTTTACAAAAGCATTGATGAGGCATATGAGCATCGAAACAGTCTCACACTTCTTAGTGGTGAACTGGACAAACTTAAGCTTGAAACCAATCCTTATCAAGCCCAAGTGGGTAATTTAAATGACACACTGCAAGAAGTCACTTATGATTCACTAAATGAACTCAGCCAACTCAAAGACCATCAAGAGTTTCTCTTGAAGCTGCTAACAAACAAAGACAGCTTCATCCGAAAGCGTATTATTGATCAAAACCTCAGCTACTTGAATCACAGACTGGGTGAATATCTAGCTGGATTGATGTTGCCACACCAAGTTAAATTCAGCAACGACTTGGGAGTTGAGATCATGCATATGGGCGTAGACTTTGACTTTGACAGTCTCAGCCGAGGTGAACGCACAAGAGTTTGTTTGGCACTCAGCTGGGCATTCCGAGACATTTTTGAAAACATGAACACCAGCATCAACTTCATGGCTGTTGATGAGATCCTTGATGTGGGACTTGACAGCACAGGACTTGAAAGATCTCTAGAGACGCTTAAGGCTATGAGCAGAGATCGGAACAAGAACATTTTGTTGATCTCACATAGAGAAGAGCTAACAAGTCGCTGCGATCGAGTTTTGTATGTTATCAAAGAGTTAGGTTTCACTCGTTTCAGCTATGAAAGCGGTGAGTAATTATCTGTACTCCATAAATATAGATATATGCCGGTCACGACCCTGGCAGGTCCACCGGCTCTATCGCTTTAAGGGAGCAACAGCTATGTCTATTTATCGTAATATCAAACCCTTTGGGTTTTATGTGTATGCCTACTTAAGAAAAACAACATCCAACAATGGTCCTGCAGGAACCCCTTATTATATTGGAAAAGGGACCGGCATACGTTACAAAGAAAACCACGGAACTCTACCTGTACCAAAAGAAGCATGGAGGATTGTTGTCCTTGAACAAGGATTAACTAATCTTGGTGCTGTTGCGCTCGAAAGAAGGCTGATACTCTGGTGGGGACGCCTGGATAATAACACAGGTATATTACACAATCGAACTGATGGCGGGGATGGGGCAGTTGGGAAGATAGTCTCTGATGAATCAAGAATGAAAGCAAGTGTTAACAATTGTGGCAAAAAAAGAAGTGCAGAAACAATCAAGAACATAAAAGATGCATTATCTCTTATCGACAGGTCAGGAGAGAATCATCCGTTATATGGCAAAAAGCATTCTGATGAAGCTAGATCTAAAATGAGCGAAGCTAAAAAAGGCAGGTCCTATGAAGAAATTTATGGCCCAAAAGCAGAAGAGATGCGAGCTGCACGCTCACAAAAATCTCGGGGACGAAGTCTGTCTGCTGAGACCAAAGAAAAGATAAGTTTAGCAAATCGAGGCAAGAAAAAACCTGCAGGCTTTGGAGTCCGAATGTCCGCAGTAAGGTCTGGCCAAAAAGTCTCTGAAGAAATTTTGAAGAAGAGAGCACAGATATTCGAAGCAACAAAACAAACTTGTGAACATTGCGGGAATATCTTTGGTTTAGCGAACTATATCAGATGGCATGGTCCTAATTGCAAAACTCAACCTAACCAACTACTATAGGCGATTCGATTGGGATTATACACCAGCAGTATAACTCAGTTCAGCAATCTTCAGCTTGTTTTGTTCAAAAAATGGCTCAAACTCTGTTATTACAAAGGTTTTGTAACGTGCGTGGTTTTCAACCGTGAAGTCAGCCAAATGTTTTTGATCAAAACAAGCATAACTTCCTTTGTGATTGATGCGTATGACAACAAACCACAAATCTTCTGGATCACATGTGTCAAGTGTTTGCTCTATCCAAGCATCCAGTTGTTTGATATCTCCATTGCACATGAGTCGATGCCACGGAAAGTCTTGATAAAACTTACTTTCAATCACCAGCTTTTTCATATGGGAAGGTGGAATGAGATCACTTTTGAAGTAGCTGATTTGCGTAGCATCCATAGTGTCTTTTCTCTTGGTGTTTGCTCCTCCAATGAAGGCACCAGAATAAATTATTATTGCCACCTATAAATACACCTAAATAATGTTTAGGAGTTAAGAATGAATTATTCAAAGATTTATAAGAGCTTGATTGAAACAGCACAGTCTAGGTTTGGACCTATCGCAGTGTACACAGAAATTCATCATATTGTTCCTAGATGTATAGGCGGTGATGATAACCCTGAAAATTTAGCAGTATTAACACCTGAAGAACACTTTGTGGCTCATTTATTATTGATGAAGATGCATCCAGATAATGCAAAACTCGTTTATGCTGCATTTATGATGACTGTCGGAAACCAACGGAATAATAAATTATACGGATGGTTGAAGCGTAAGAGATTTGAGATTCCTATGCCGCTCTCAACTAGGCTCAAAATTAAGGCTAAGCGGAAGCTTCAAGTAATGTCACCAAGATCTGAAGAAACTAAACAAAAGATGCGCGGTCCGAATCCATCAAAAGGTCGCAAAGGACCACTTAATGGGTTTTACGGTAAGACTCACACTGAAGAGACACGTAAAATTTTGTCAGAGAAATGTCCGAGAGAAAAAGGATATAAACGCAGCCCTGAAACTATTCAAAAATTTAAAGATTCATTCTCTGAACAACGAAGAATTCAAGCGTCCGTTCGCATATCAGAGAGAAATAAAAATCAAACTGAACAACACAAACAGGCTACTAGACTCTCAAATGTCAGAAGGGGCATTGAATTACAAAAAATTAAAATACGCGCCAATCCTCACATATATAAGAGCATATTGGAAAGCTTAACTGCTGGATATGATGTTAAACAAATAGCCAAACAATTAGATGTTGATTACTCATTAGTTTGGCAAATTAAGAACAAATGGGATTATTATATGATGGTGTTTACGGAAGTTTGTGATGAACAGTAAAAATAAAGGTAACACTTATGAGAGGAAGATTTCCAATCTCCTATCTGGAAAGTTCAAATCATTATTGAACGAGGACAAAGGATTTAGACGTAATCCCGATAGCGGTAGTTACTTTGGAGGATCAAATATAGCTAAACTTCAGACGCATAATTTAGATTATGCAGTGTTTGGCGATATAATATGTCCAAAACACTTCAAATTTAGCATAGAGTGCAAACACAATAAAACACCTCCCACATTTACTGCGTTAGTGAACCAAAAAATTACTGCATGGGATGAATGGATTGATCAAGCTGTGCAAGACGCGCAAAGTGCTGGAAAAAAGGTATTGCTAATAATCAAATATAACAATGTTCCTGATTTAGTCCTTTTGGCAGACTTGCTCCCGCAAGGTAATCTTATTCTGCACTACAAAGGGTTTAACCTATACAAGCTTGATAATTTGATGCAACAGCCTGACACCTATTTTTTTGATTAAATTTGGCTTCATATAACGTTGTGAGAAACTTGGCTATCCGTAATTCGCCTGCATTTCCTTTTGCCTTGCCTTTGGACCCTGCCATATGTTTTTTCCTGTAATCCAGAAAAAGCTCTGGAAGTCTTTGATTTTATAGTTTTAGATGGCTATAATCAAAATAACAAAAGAGCATTTCAAATGAAGCACAACAAGCCACAACACCGCAGCATTTTTATTGTAGTTGATCCAGTAGATCAAAATCGGCTCAATAGTTTTTTCCGACAAGAGTTGGGATTTTACAATACCCTTGTAGGAACCTTTGGAAGTCGTGTAAGAGCATTTCCACAAACTATTCTCAACATCACACACGATCAAGCATCACTCTTTTGTGATCTAGCCAAATACAATCTCAACATTCGCGAATTGGTGAAAAAGCCTCAAGAATGGCCTGAACAACTGAAAAGTTATTTTCCAGTTGCTTTTGACAGACTCACACAAAAAACAATTTTGACCGAAGCGCAAATTATGATGTTTGAATCTGCCGGAGCCAATCGCTGGATTATGATTCCAGAAGCCAAAAAACAGATGGCTAGAGCAGTTATTGATTTTTACAAAGAGCAAGCAGACATTTTGGCTCATCCCCAATCAAGCGATATAATTGAGGTGGCTTACAAGACACCACCCAGCAGCTTGAGTGAGTTGGAAATCAGCAACAAACGTCATGCACAGATCCCTCGTAATGAAATCAAATACAAATACAACAACACTGAACAACATACAGAAATTTGGACTCCGTTAACTACAAAACCCATTATTATTCCGCATTTTAACCTTAACGAATACAATCGATGGACAACAGCAATAGTCAAGCAAGAGAGTGGTAGATTCTGTGAATACAACACACCTTGGGTAATTGACTTCAAAAATACAAAAAACAATTATCTTTTGAAATATCTAGACAGCACAGCACGTAGTCCAGGCAATTATAGAATCAGCAACTACGCATAACAGAGTATATTTTTAAAACATAGTGGCTTTATATGATGGTGTAGTGTCCATCCGTATCTACCAGGCGCGAAGGCCGGGGAAAATTGCGTATGAGGGTTTACGGTTCTATGCCCTCGCCACAAAAGTGAACAAAAAGGATCCAGCCTCTCACTGTCCCGTGACGCTGGAAGGGGTTCAGTCAACAGCCTGTCTGACTGAATTCCCTGCGTGTGTGATGAGCACATAACCGAGAAGGCAGCTCCATGAGCATAAGTCCGAGAAGAGAGTCAGGAACGCTGGAAATAGGTTCTCCGCCAGCTGGAAGCAATTCCCAAGACGAGACAGGCAGGCCGAAGCCCTATACGAAAGCCTTTTCACACTTCTCCTCCCGGTGGGGAGAAGTGTGACTTCCTCCCTAACGAAATACCCAGAACTATTATCAGTCCAACAAGTATCCTATTCCAGATCCAATAATATCATCAATAAGATCATTGAGATTCATACTAGATCACGCCCAGCTAAAATTATCACTTCTTTGATTGAGCCTTCCTATAAGCTTCGGCTTGCATCTCATAGTGTTTGGAAATAGTTCCACTCAAAGATTTCATCTGTGAAGTGGTGAGACGCCAAGCTTCACTGTAGGTGAGTCCTCCGTTCATGTAATACACTAGGTTGGCAATATCGCTTTCAATCATTTCCACTTCTTTTTCGCAGCTTCTCAGTACTTGGGTGATGGCTACATGATCACCCCTGAGAAGCTTTAGTCGAAAAAACTTGTGGGATCAAAGTCAATTGACTGGCTCCAAGTGTGTGAGCAACCGTCGCATTGAAAAGAGGTTTCGGTATCAATACCAGTTTTGTTGAGCTCTTTCAACTTGTCGATGATGGCGTTGGCACTGGTTGTGGGAATACCTTTCACAAACTCTTGAATGTATTCTTGATTGGTGACCAGTTCACCACTACTGATTATTTTGATTTCAGTTATGCTCATGGCCATGATGTCCAATGTGCGTTTGGCCATGTGATTCACTTGTTTGGTCACACTACTGATCTTTTCTGCATCAGTTGTGTCTGTTTCTTGTAACACTTTGATGCTTCTGGCTTGTTCCACTTCATTCAACAGTTGTAGATTTCTCTGCTCAAAGTTGTAAGGACGCAGGAAAACTTGGAGTGCTCCATCTATTTCAATATAGGTGGGGCCTTCAACATAAGTTTGTGTTTCGATAAATGCAGAGAGGTCTATACCAAAGTTGTGCTCTTTTCCACAACTGGGACATGTGGTGTCTATTTCCATAGTTGACCCTGCACTGGCAATTCTTATGGCAACAAGTAGGGTGTTGATGTCAGGCTCCACAAGCTTCTTGGGATCTTTGACTCCAGGAACACAGTTTCGGAAAACACTCAACAATGCATCGCCATTCAACAGCGCATCAGGAGTTTTCAACATGATTTGATCAATAGCAGTCAACGGATACACTGCCATTTCGCCATTGGCTGAAGTCTCAAGGAAATCACTAGGATAAAATTTGCCTCGTGTTGGCAATTGTGCATAGGCCTTGGGTGTGTGAAAGTATTGACTCAATGGATTACTCATTACTGGCGCCCTATTATCTAAGTATGTTATTCCCTAGTATTTAAGGGGCTTAAATATGGGTAGTCTCCTGTTGTGAGAAAATTTGTATGAGTTTTACAGCTAGTGAATTGAAAGATATCAGCAAGAATTGGGCCCAGGAGCGCACTCTCGGAGAGTTGCGTGACAAGATGGCGTCAAACAACAGTATTTTGGCTGCTATTGCTAAAGAAAAGTTCAACTTAGATGCTGCAACTATTCGCTCATTTGAAGATGCTATTGATGATGCCAAAGATGGCTTGACAGAACTTCAAAATAGTGCGGAGAAAGCTAAAAGGGCTCAGGTCAATCAACTGCGTCATGAACAACGCATGCAAGGCTATGAACAGGAAATCAAAGGCAATTACAAACGCAGTGTTGATGATTTACGCTCAAGCTTAGACAAAATGAGTCGATTTGACAGCAGTAGACTGTATGAAGGTGTCACAAGTGGTATCAACAGCTTAAGCTATAATTTCCGTAAGGCAGATGGTAGTGCAACTGGGTTAAGCACAGCATTTGCTGGCTTGAACAAAGTGGTGGCTGTTGTTGCTGCTGGTGTGGGAATTTTTGCTAGCGGAATGCCAGCTTTTCAGGCCATGGCAAACACCGGTGTTACTTTTGGCGGCAGTCTTGAAAAGATGCAGGAAATGGTTGGTCGTACAGGTTTGAAGCTGGAAGAGTTTCAAGGACTTGTTGGGCAATTTGGTACTACAATTGGTGGAGTGGGTGAAGAAAATTTTGCCAAATTGATTCGGGCAACACAAACAGCTACTAGGGAGTTTGGTATGTACGGCCAGACGTCTCAACAACAGGCTGAGTCCGTTAGTTTCTTTGTGAACAGCTTAGTCGAAGGTGGGCTTTCATTCCAGCAAGCAAGCGCAATGAACGAACAAGGCACTGCACAATATTTGCGTGAGCTTACAGCACTTACTATTTTAACTGGCAAAGATAGAAAAACATTAGAGGCTAGACAAAAAGAGCTAGATCAAGATAGATTTATTAGACTTCGGGTTAGGCAATTGGAACAGACCAATCCTGAAGCGGCAGCAACATTTAAGAAAAACACTGGCCAATTGGCAATGGACATAGGGCCTAAATTGACAAGAGCCATAGCAGGCATGCAATATGGGCTTATGCCTCCTGACGAGCAAATGCGCGCCTTTATGAGCATAGGCGGGACAATGTCTGGAATGGAGCAATTGTCTAGGCAGCTAACATCAGGATCTACCTTAGACATGATGGAAGGAGCTGGGAATTTAAAACGTAATTTTAGCCAAGGACAGGGCTTAAATGATTTTGTAACACAGGCGTATCTGGGAAGTAAGTACGCAGGAGCAGGTGACATAGCTGATGAATTATATGGAGACGCAGCACGGGCAAAGGCGGCTGAAGCGCAGCCAGGAGGTATGCAGAGGATACTTGATATCTTCACCGGAAGAGGTGGAAACTTAGATCAAGCTACTACTGCCATGCAAAAAGTGACTATGGATACTGCTCGTATCACTGGTGACTTCAAGGCAGCGCTCTGGGCAGCTACACAACAGTTGGGCTTGTTTACGAAAGTTCTTGAACCCTTGGCAGCAGCAACTGGCGCAGGCGCAGGAGCAGCAAACTCATTTTATGGAATGGCTGCCAGTGGTATGTCCGGAGCAGCTTCGGCCTTAATGACAGGAGCTGCTGTGGCATTGATGCCTAAATTGCTGGCAAGTACAGCTTTAAAAGCTGCAATACCACGGTTACTGGGAGGAGGAGGCTTGGGTTTGACTTCAATGCTGGGCTCAACAGGAATGATGTCTGGTATGATGGGCGGGGCTGGTAATCTTGCTGCTAGAGGAGGGTTGTTAGGAATGACAGGAAATCGCTTACTAGGTTCGGGGTTAAGTAGAGGCATTTTAGGAGGAGGTTTAGGAGGACTCGCAGGAGGGATGGCGGGCGCAGGACTTGGTAGCATGCTGGGCCTTGGCTCATTTGGTAGTGGTGCCTTAGGCGTATTAGGTGGGGCAGCAGGCGGCTTCTTGATGGGTGGGCCGGTGGGGGCACTTGTAGGTGGTCTGGGTGCTGCACTACCTATGCTTATAAGTTCAGCAAGTGCATCAGAAGCAAGGCCAGGTGATCAAACTGGCAATGCTGGTGGTTTATTACAAGATTCAACTGCACTTGTTGAAATGCAAGCAAGCAGCACGTCATATGTTTCTGCTATGGCTGCACTTGTAAGTAGAGTAGCAGCACAAGCCACTATGACTAGTCTTGCTCCACCAATAGCACCGCAAAACGATGCACTATTAGGTATGGTCACTACCTTGAACAGCACAGTGGCAGCACAAACACCCTACATCCAAGATCAAGCAAGACAAGCACGTATCACAGCTGGAATAATTGGTGACTTTGCCTAGAGGTAATCTTTTTTCTGGGTATTTTTCTCACATAAATATCAAAAACCGAGAGAAACAGAACCCTGATGGCTTGGAAAAAATATTTCACAACAGTACCGAGTCAAGCTAGACTCACTGCAAGACTAGCAGAAATCAACAAAGACAACAGTCAAGGTGCAACCACTACAAAATTCAGCAGTTATTTGCCTGAAGTCTATGCTGGTGCTCCAAACCGAGTTGAACGCTATGTGGCTTATGAACAAGCTGATTTAGATAGTGAAATCAATCGCAGCTTGGACACTATTGCTGAGTTCTGCACACAAAACCAAAGTGATGATGAGCCTATTCCTTTCCGATTTATTTGGAAAGGTGATGTTACTGAAACTGAAACAGAACTTTTGGCCAGTGCACTTCAACAATGGTGCAGCATCAATAAACTGAATCAACGAATCTTCAAAATATTCCGTAATACTGTCAAATACGGTGATCAATTTTTCGTCCGAGATCCAGAAACCTATGAGCTGTTGTGGGTAGATTCAGCCAAAGTGGAAAAAATCATTGTCAATGAGGCACAAGGCAAAAAAATTGAACAATATGTGATTAGAGATTTGGATTTCAATTTACAAAGTCTAGTGGCAACCAACCCTCTTGTGCATGATCAATACAGTTTCCCAGGAGGTTACCCTCGTAGTGCGAACCCAGCAGCTGGTGCAGGCAACATCAACTATGGACAGCCCACAACACCTGGCGGCCGTACCAGCAGATTTTACAATCCAGCCAACAGCATGGCAATTGATGCCAACCACGTGGTGCATCTCAGTTTAAGTGAAGGCTTGGATCAATATTGGCCTTTTGGCACCAGCATCATTGAAGCAGTTTACAAAACTTACAAACAAAAAGACCTTTTGGAAGACTGCATTCTCATTTACCGTATTGTGCGTGCACCTGAGCGCAGAGTGTTTAAGATTGACGTGGGTCAGCTGCAAGGTCAACGTGCCATGCAGTATGTTGAAAGAGTCAAAAACGAAATTTACCAAAGGCGACTCCCAAACCGCACAGGTGGTGGCTCAAGTATTATTGACAGCGCCTATAATCCCATAAGCATTACAGAAGATTTCTTCCTTGCAACCAACAGTGAACAACGCGGCACAACTATTGACACTTTGAACGCTGGCGAAAACTTGGGCACTATTGACGACTTGAAATACTTCAACAACAAGTTGATGCGCGGGCTGGGTATTCCCAGCAGCTATTTGCCCACTGGACCAGATGATGGCACAGCAGTTTACAACGATGGCAAAGTGGGAACAGCATTTATCCAAGAGTATAGATTCAACAAATATTGCCAAAGATTGCAGAACAGTCTTGCGCCAACATTGGATATGGAATTTAAATTGTTTTTGAAGTTCCGTGGCATTGAGGTACACAGCAGTTTGTTTGAGTTGGCATTTAACGTTCCACAAAGTTTCAGTCAATATCGCAACATGAGCATTGACACTGAGCGTGTTAACCTCTTCAGTTCAGCTATGAACAGTGATGCAAGAGCTTACATGAGCAAGAGATATGCGCTCAAGCGTTATCTAGGATGGACAGAAGAAGATATTCTGGAAAATGAGCGGATGTGGAAAGAAGAAAACAACGACAAAGTCAAAGGCAAGACTGGCACCAGCCCCATTGAAGACAGGGGTGTGGGACTGGGATCAATAGGGATACGCCCTTCACCAGAGCCTGATTTTGGTATGGGTGGACCTGAGATGCCTCCTGAAGCCCCGCTTGAGACACCGGGATTTGAAACACCTGAAGTTGCTCCAGGTGCTGAAACACCTCCAACTGAAACACAGTAAATATCAAGATGAATACAAATATCACAAAGACCAATGGCACTACGCTGGCAAGTATTCCGCCAGGACAGTATAACAGCACAGTTTCCAGTTTGATCCTATTTGGTAAGAATTTTGCCAATTACGGTACTTATTTGAATGAAAATCTTGTTCATCTCATGGAAAATTTTGCCGACCAAAGTCCTCCACAAAGTCCCACACAAGGACAGCTTTGGTACAAAACCACAGACAAACAAATGTATGTTTGGGAAGGCAGTGTTTGGAAACTGCTAAATGCAGAAAGCCTGCAACAGATTGCTGATGCAATTGTTAAAAATCGCATTTACGTTGCAGAAAGTGGTAATGATACCAACAGTGGACAAAGTTGGTATAGCGCCAAGCGAACTGTGAAAGCTGCATGTGCTGAAGCAGCTAGACAAATTGCCACAGGTGCATTCCGACCTGATCACACAGCTATATTAGTAGCAGCTGGTGACTATACTGAAGACTGTCCTATTGAAATTCCGCCAGGTGTCAGCATTATTGGCGATAATCTTAGAGCTGTTTCCATACGACCAAGAGTCGCAACTACTGATGTATTTTATTTGAACAGCAAGTGTTATGTGTATGGCATTACTGTAAGAGATCATAGATTGAATCCATCAGCATTGGATATAACTCCAGCAGGTTATGCCAACACAAGTGGAGTGAATACATCTGCACTGATCTCTACAACTCGACAAACAGGATTTGCCTTTGGCTTTGCTCCAGGTGCAGACATCTTGGTCAGTCCCTATGTACAAAACTGTTCCAGCATTAGTGGCGATCCAGACACTGGATCAGGGATTTACCCAGGTGGTGGCGGTGTGTTGATTGATCCCAGTGTTTTGGGACCCAATAATAGGATTCACAGCATTGTTATTGACGCATTTACTCAAATCAATCTTGGTGGTATCGGCGTCAAAGTCATTGGCAAAGGCTACATGCAGTTGGTGAGTTTTTTCGTTAACTTCTGCCAGTTTGGCTTGCTGTGCCTTGATGGTGGTCACGTGACTGCATTGAACAGCAATTGCAGTTTTGGCAATTATGCTCTTTGGAGTCAAGGACACCGGTATCTTGAAACCACTGACAGCCCTGTGGCTGTAAATCAAACTTGGGCCACCAATGGTGTCAGTTCTGATTTTGTCACAACGGGTGGCACTTATGTTTTGCCAAATCAATTCAGTGACTTGGAAGTGCAATTTTTAGACACTGCAACACCGTTGCTGCCCACTGTTGACTATACAATATCAAAAGGTGTAACAGCGGGTGGTTTGCCTTGTTCAGTTATTAGCTTGAAGTCTTTGCCCATAGCTGGCCGGCAATTGCGAGCCAGGATCAAGTTTGGCTCCTTGATTGAAGCCAGCGGCTATACCATGAGCTATGCTGGTGCTGGCTTGGATTATGCCAAACTCAGCCCCAGTCAAGATGGCAGTGGCTACGCTGATCCCAACAAATATACTATTGCACTAGCTGGTGGACGTGTATTCCATACCACAACTGACGAAAGCGGAGACTTTTATGTGGGGGCTGTGACACCCAATCCAGCGTTTCAAGTTGGCGGATTGACTATTGCCAATGGCGGAGGCAGCTATAACGTAGGGGATACATTGAATTTCATTACCCCAGCCAACGTTAACAGCACCTATGCTGTGCCCACAACACTTAAGGTTTTGAGTGTGTCCAGTGGTGTTATTACAAGTGTTGCGATTCTTATTCCTGGATACTATCTACTTTCGGCGCCAGGTAGCACAACAATTGGCAGTTTGCCCACAAATCCCATTAGTGCAACGTCAACAAGTGGTGGTGGATCGTCAGCTACTTTTAACTTCGTGTGGGAGAAACCTCCTGCCAGACCCAGTTTCCGCATAAATCAGAGACGAGGTGCTATTGATGGACGCAGCTTTTATCAAAGCATCTTTGGATTTATGACTCCCTTTATACTTGCTCTTTCACGCAAAGGATCTTAACATATGCCTGCACCTATTTTTAACTTTCGTAATGTCAAAGTTAGAGTTACAAATGATCAACCCACAACCATTTACAAAGTTTCAAGTTACGATCAAACTATTCCCAACACAACATTGCCTCCAGGTGTAGATCCAACTGAAGTCAGTATTGTGTTGTTGACTGTTCAATGCAGCAACATTACAGGCAGTCCCAGCAGTCCTACTCTACGGAAAACCATCAATCTCAGTGTATGGATTGATAATCCTCCTGATCCAGCCTATCTGCCCACTGGTAGACGTTACCTTGTTAACAATTACACAATTATTCCCAACAACGCTTTTGACCCCTTGAATGGCAATTTGATCATGAGCAGCGGAGATACCTTGGTTGTACAAGTAAGTAATCCTCCAGCAGAAACAACCAATACCAGTACTGATAACTGTGTTGATGTTGTTGTAAGCCTATTGGAAATTGCCAATGCGACTGCCAATTAAGGACTAAGCATGCCAAAGCTACTTGATAACCGCGTTGTTGGATCAGCTGATCTTATTGATGTGCAACTGGAAGGTGTTCCAGCTGGCTTGGTATTGAAAGTCTCTGCCAACGGAGAGCAATTCTTTTTTGGGCAACAAATTGGACCACCTGGACCTCCAGGTATTATTGGCACAGCAGGGAGCCCTGGCCCTCAAGGACCACCAGGAGATGACACATTTGTTGTTGGTCCACCTGGGCCTCCTGGTCCTCCTGGTATGGGAGGGGGAATTCCTGGAAGCCCAGGAGTTCAAGGACCTCCAGGTCCAAACAAAGGCCCGCCAGGCGATCAAGGACCCAATGGTGATACTGGGCCAACAGGACCACAAATAACTGATCAACAACATTATGCAGCAGTTTTCAGCACTGCTGGTCCACAAACATGGACAGCGCCACCTGGTGTTAGGCGTGCTAGAATAACACTGATCGGTGGAGGGGCTGGGGGAACGTTGGGCATTTATGTGCCTCCAGGTTCAGTTCCACCTACAGAAGGTGGCCCTGGGGCTGGCGGCGGAGGACTATTTTGATTACCATAAGTAGTAACAGAGTCGTAGCATAAGACAGCCATTGTCTATTATAGGGATTTAAGGCTATGCAACGCTGGGACTAAACAGTTGGGGTGTAACAATGGATAGCTATAGAGGATTACTGTTATGAGTGGAAGCATTGGCGGATGGTTTACTGGCCTGGCTGGAGGCTCTGGAGCAATTTTACGGCTGTGGGTAGATATAATCCCAAATGCCACCTATAATCTTCAAGTTGGTGCTGGAGGTCAAGGGCAAACATCTGCCACAGTTCCTCCAACAAATGGAGGCAACACTACTATGAGCGGACCAGGTGGAGTATTTTATTCTGCTGGAGGCGGCGTAGCAGTGAGTGGAGGCAATGCAGGCACGACACCAAACATAATTTGGCCCTTGGTACCTGGATCATATCTCCATGGTTTGGCAGGTGCAGGAGGCGATCCCACTAAGCCAAATCCTGCAGGGTCAAATGGCTCAGCTGGCCTTATTTTGATTGAATGGATTAACTAATGCCTCGCTTACTTGATAACCGTATTGTTGGCCCATCACGAGACGTTTTGACTACAACATTATATGGGGCACCTGCCGGGTATGTGTTACGAGTATCCCCCACAGGAGATACACTTGTGGTCACAACCCCAGGTGGCCCACTGGGTCCTCCAGGTCCTCCTGGCCCCGCTGGACTAGCAGGGCCTGTTGGGCCACCTGGAGCCAGCAGTGCATTAGTAGGTGATACAGGTCCCCCAGGTCCTCCTGGTCCTGCAGGAGGACCTCCTGGTCCTGCAGGTTTAACTGGACCAACGGGACCAGGCGGGGGACCAGTGGGTCCTCCAGGACCGCCTGGAATTACTGGACCTATTGGGCCGCCTAGTGGCAATCAAGATATAAATGCAGCACAACTTGTGTCTCCTGGTGTATGGACAGCACCCCCAGGTGTGTTTTCTGTTAAGCTGACACTTATTGGAGCAGGGGGAGGCGGTAGTTTGCCCGTGAGTGGGGGTAGTCCAATTGAATTTGACAATAGTGCTCAATCTGGTTGGACAATACAAGGTATTCCTGGAAGCAGTGGTGGCGTAAATGAACAATGGGTAACTGTGCAGGGCGGACAAAATTACAATGTCACAATAGGAGTTGGGGGTAGTGGAGCTATAATATCTGGAGGTGGGGTGTACCCCAATGAAAATAATATTCCAACATATTACCCACAATATATATACGTTCCACCAAGTCCTGGCACCCCTACAACATGGAGTGGTCCAGGCAGTCCCACAGTCGTAGCAGGCGGCGGCCCATCAGCAGGCACCCCCGCAGGAATTCTGGGTACTCCTGGAGTGAATTCCCCCTTAAGTGTGGGATTGGGTGTGGCAACAGTCTATGGATTTGGGGCAGGAGCAGAACAACAGGGCGGCCCTGGTGCAGCACTTATAGAATGGATTTAAAAGATGCCAAAACTTCTTGATAAGCGTATAATAGGCGGGTCTGCAGACGTCCTGAATACAATACTGATTGGTGTGCCTGCTGGGTTGCCCCTTATAGTGGCGCCAACAGGCGCCGCTTTGCTGTTGGGTCCAGCCACAAGTTTTCCAGGCGTAAGGGGGCCTACAGGGCCTACAGGATTGGGAGGAGCGCCAGGATTTGGTGGATTTCCTGCCCCTCCAGGTGTAAAAGGTGCCACTGGGTCTGCTGGGCAGCCTGGCCCATTAGCAGGACCACCAGGCACACTAGGGGCAACCGGGCCAGTAGGTGGCGCTGGCCCGACCGGAGACCCAGGGGCAACAGGAACTCTTGGTTTTCCAGGACCCCAAGGGACAGGCCAAAAATTAGCAGTAGCTGGCTTTTTGTCTCCCAGTACATGGGCTGTGCCTGCTACAACTACTAATGTAAAAATCACAACTGTGGGCGGAGGAGGAGCAGGTGGTTGGGGAGCAATTTATACAACACAGGATTACACAGGTGCTGACGGCGGCTATGCTGATGGTCCCACTATAAAACTAATTGGAGGCAAGGGTGGACCAGGTGCCGCTATAGAAACATGGATACCGGTCACGGCAGGCAGTAATTTGCAAGTAATAGTTGGAGGTGGTGGGGCTGCTAACATTAGTAATTCTGGAAACCCTGGCACGCCCAGCCAACTTTTGGATCAAAGTGGAATAGCCCTTGTTACAGCAGGTGGTGGAAGCGGCGGCCTCAATGCCAACATCTTCACACCCGGTGCCAATGGTGCGAGAGGAACTGCCACCAGCATAGGCCCGCTGGTTTACTTGAATGCTGACTTAGGCCTTAGGTTTGGTTACGGGGGCGTGGGCCGAGACGATACATCAGCATCAGGTGGACAACCAGGTGCAGTTCTTATAGAATATGTTGCTGTAGGTCCTTAACGCAGTGCTGGACCAGTTAACCAAGCCACCAAAGTGCGGCGTAACCCACTTGTAACGGGTGTTACTCTATGCAGAACAAAGCTGGGAAAAACGGCTACAAGGCCTAGATCCTTGCTAATGGTTTGTGGATCAGCGCCTAACTTAACTTGTAGATTGCCACCTTCATACTCACAGGGATCGCTCAATTGTAAAACTACACTGAGTTTTCGAGGACCGTGGTTTGTGGAAGTGATGCCACTGTCAATATGCCAGGTGTAGTGACCCTCATCATCCCCGTAGTATTCAGTGTATTGCAGGTGTTCACCAAATCCCCACAAATCAAAGCGAAAATGCTGGCCATTTAAATTACGAACAATATTACCCAAGCGTTGATAAATCCAATCAGTGTCAGGACTGGCTTCAATCCAACTGGTTTTGCTTTTGCGTATTTGTTCATAATTTTGAGCGGGATCAAATCCACCAATTACCGCTTTTCCTGGCTGTCTAGCCTGCCCTAGTTGAATTATCTTTTTTATATCATCTCCTGAAAATCCATCTTTCCAGGTTGCTACGTTTGCCTCACCAGCGCCAAAGCTGGGACTTGGTAAAAATTGATAAATTGACACTCTGTTGCTCCCTTTGATTTGAACTATACAAGGGCCTTTGTTTCTCTGCAATAAATAGATTTATGAGAGCAATGGATTTAGATAGTGCTGGCTATTACAGCCCAGACCAAGATCATTATACTATGCAAAATCAGTATGACCCGCGTCGACCCAAGATTACAATCGCACATTTAAATCAAATGAAAAGAATGCGTAGTGCCAAGAAATTGGAAAATCTTGTGCGCAGAGATCTTTTGGGCCTGTTGTATGGCGCTCCCTCTGCTGAAGGCGGCGGAATGCCAGGCATGTAGTCTAAAATTGCCTTATTTTCCATATAAATCCAAGTTATTCTTCAACTCCTTCTAAATAAACACAGAGTCTATCAACTTTACCAAAGGAGACAAACTATGGCTAATAGCAAGCTGTTGAAGGTAATGGATTACCTTATCAACGAGCAAGAAGACAAGGCTCGTGACCTGTTGCACCAAATCTTCATTGAGAAGGCACGTGCAATTCACGAGGAAATGCTAAGTGACGACGAGCATGAAATGGACAGGGACGAGGGCAGAAATCTCGGAGATGACATTGAATTTCACAAAGAAGAAATTGAGAATGAAGAGCATTATGGCGACGGCACAATGGAAGATGTTGACCTCGATGACGCGGTTGAAGATCTCACAGTAAGTGCTGGCGATGATGAAGATGCTGACGATGTTGATGTTGACGTGGAAGACGATGACATAGACATGGACGCTGAAGACGACATGGACGATGAAGACGACATGGACGATGAAGAAATGGATGCTGATGAAGCTGAAATGGATGCAGACATGGACCACGACGAGGAAGCTGAAGGCGAGCGTCTAAAAGACATTGAGCAAGCAATTGAAGAGTTGACTGCTGAATTTGAAGCTATGAAGGCTGAACTACATGGTGAACATGGTGATGCAGAGGGAGATAAAATGCCCCTGCAGGAAATGGCAGATTCGGGCACTACGCCTGGTGGTAAACAGTACAAAATTAGCGGCGATTTTGAAACCGTGACTGTTAATGGAACTTCTTACCCAATCCGCAAACTGAGTGGTCAAGGGGACAACCCCGACTACGTAATAGATGACATCCATATTGGTCAAACATATCAGGACATGCCACACCCTGACGCGGATGAGGAAGACTATGAGGAAGAATATGAAGTCTGGACAGAAGCACCAGGACAAGCAGATAACACCCTACACGTTGGTACGTGGGATGAGTGCTGGAACTTTTTAATTGATCAACTAGGAAGTGAAGACCATTCGCGTTTGAAAAGACGCCTACAGCGCGATGCTAGCGGTGGTGGCATGAGAGAAGGCTGGATGGACAACACTGACGACCTTGATGAAGACTATGATGATCTTGATGAAGCCATTGCCCTCGATACAGTTCATGTTGATCTCAAGAAAGTTGGCGAAGTTGGCTCAGGAAAGTTTTCTCGTAGTGATGTAAGCAAGCATAGCCCAGTGCCCAAAGGCGTTCAAAGCCCTGTTCCAGGTGCCAAGCCAGTTGTGACAGGCAAGGGATCAAAGGCTGATGGATATCATCTTCAATCTGCCCCCACAAGTGCCAGTATGAACTTGTCCAACCGTCGCAAGAAGGCTAGTGAAGACATGACTCATGTCAGCAAGGAAGGCAGCACAAAGGCCATGTTGAACAAAGATCGTTCAGAAGGTTTTGGCGCCGCCAACGTTCGCAGCCCACTGGGCAGCACCGGCACAACACCAAAGAAGTAATTTATCAACAAGAAATTATGCTGTAACTCAAAAGGTTACAGCATAGTTCTTTGAAAAAACACTGGTTTCTTACTGGAAATCCAGCTGTTTCAGATAGTGTTGTTAAATATTGTTACTACGAAACTAAACAGGAAACAAAAATGGTCTCAATTCTGCAAGAACACTTGCATTTTGATGATGCACAAATGAAGGTTGTTACCGAAGCCATAGAAGGTGGTCATAAAAACCTCTTCATGGAAGGAATCTTCATTCAAGGCGGAATCAAAAATCATAACGGAAGAGTCTATCCTGTAGACGAGATTCGCAAAGCCGTAGAGCTAGTAAATTCAAGCATATCCAAAGACAATGGGGTACCTGGTGAACTGGATCATCCACAAGAGCTTCAAATTCATCTAGATCGCGTAAGCCACAGCATTCAAAAAATGTGGATAGACGGTCCCAATGGCCTTGGTAAGTTGAAAGTATTACCAACACCTTGCGGTCAAATTGCAAAAACCTTGCTTGAGAGTGGTGTAAAACTTGGCGTTTCATCACGTGGCTCAGGCAATGTCGATCCCTATGGGAACGTTTCAGATTTTGAAATGTTAACAGTCGACATAGTGGCCAAACCTTCAGCCCCAAGTGCATATCCTGTGCCTGTATATGAGGCTATGTATCACAGAAGGCTCGGCAGCAACATCAGAGACTTGGCAGAAAGCGTGCGTCATGATGAGAAGGCTCAAAAGCATCTCACCAAGACCCTGCTCCGCTGGGTTAACGAGTTGAAGATTTAACAAGGAGACGCCAGTCCTATGGAAAAACAACTACAAGAGCTCCTGGAGAACGAAGTGCTTGGCCCCGAAGCCAAAACTGCCCTTCAGGAAGCATTCACAAACAAGCTCAAAGAAGCTGAGACAAAGCTCCAAGAAAGTTATGCTCATCGCTTCGAGCACGAGCGCGGATTGCTTGTGGAAGCCATGGACAAGATGTTGAACGATGTTGTGAGAAAAGAACTCAGTGAGTTCTCTCAAGACAAGCAAGCAGTAGCAGCCAAAAAGGTGCAGCTCACCCAGGCTGTTAGTGAGGCAAAATCCACTTACAACAAAAAGCTGGCCCAACATGTGAAAATGATGGAACAGTTTATGCAAGGTGAAATCCGCAAGGAAATTACTGAGTTCAAAGCCGACAGAAAACAGTTGGCCGTTCAACGCAAATCTATGGCTACCGAACTGCTGGAGAGTAAGAAAAACGCTCAAGCAGCCCTCGAAGCTAAAATTGGCAAACTGGAGAACTTTGTTCTTCAGCAATTGTCAGAAGAAATTTCCGAATTTCAATCTGACAAAAAGGCTCTGGTAGAGCAACGAGTCAAACTGGCAAGCGAAGCAAAACGCAAGCTGGATGAAACCCAACGCTCATTTGTCAACAGAGCAACCACTGTGGTTGATAAAACCTTGAACGAGGTCATCAAGCGCGAGTTGGTGCAATGGAGAGACGATATCAAAATTGCTCGTGAGAACAATTTTGGTCGTAAAATATTCGAAGCTGTGGCCGCTGAATTTATGACCAGCTACCTTGCAGAAGGTACTCAAGTCAAAAAGCTCAGTGATCAACTCAAGACGCAACAAGCAGCACTAGCTGAGGCACAAAAGGCAATTCATGAGAAAGAAAATCTCTTGGAAAGCGTTCGTGCACAAAGCCGTGCAGCACAAGCTCAGCTTCAAAGAGCCCAAGTGCTCAATGAGCTGTTGAACCCCTTGGCCAGAGACAAGAAAAAGATCATGGAAAGCCTTTTGGAAGATGTGAAAACCACACACCTCAAAGAAAGCTATCACAGATACTTGCCCGCAGTGTTGAACCAAAATGCACCAGCCGCACCAAAGGCTGTGCAAGCAAAACCCAGCAGAGCTGTGGCACATTCCGGAGACCGCGTAAGTCTCGTGGAAACACAACAAAACCCAACTGAAGATCGCGATCTTCAAAATATCTTGTATTTGGCCGGTGTCGCCAAAGCACAATAAGGAGAAAATGACTATGAAAGGCAACCTTTTTGAAGCCAACTGGAATCTCACCAGAGACGCTCTTTGCGAAGGCCTCACCGGCAATCGCAAGAAAGTTATGGAAGTGGTTCTTGAGAATACCAAGCGTGACCTAAGCAGCAAAGCAGGCATCTTGTTTGAAAACGCAACACCTGGTTCAACAAGCCAAGGCAACGTTGCTACCCTAAACAAGGTTATCCTGCCCGTTATCCGTCGAGTGATGCCAACTGTTATCGCTAACGAGATCATCGGCGTGCAACCAATGACAGGTCCCGTTGGGCAAATCCACACCCTGCGTGTGCGTTATGCCGACACATACCCCAATCCAGCAGTAGCTGGTGGCGTGATTGCTGGTACTGAAGCTCTCAGCCCCTTTGACATTGCTCGCTTTTACAGCGGTAATGGCGATGTGAACAACCCTCGCGGTGCTGCTGCTGCAACACTTGAAGGCACAGCTGGCAAGAGACTAAACATCCAGATCTTGAAAGAGACTGTGGAAGCCAAGACCCGCAAGCTCAGCGCTCGCTGGACTTTCGAGGCTGCACAAGATGCACAAGCCCAACAAGGCATTGACATCGAAGCTGAGATTATGGCTGCTCTAGCTCAAGAAATCACAGCTGAAATTGACCAAGAGATCCTAAACAGCCTGCGCAACCTAGCTGGCATCACTCTCACATACGACCAAGGCGCTGTCTCCGGCACTGCCACATTCGTTGGTGACGAGCATGCTGCTCTTGCTGTCTTGATCAACCGTGGTGCAAACTTGATTGCTGCTCGCACACGTCGTGGTGCTGGTAACTGGGTTGTGGTTTCCCCCACAGCACTGACAATCCTGCAAAGCGCAACAACTTCCGCTTTCGCTCGCACAACTGAAGGCACATTCGAAGCTCCAACCAACACCAAGTTCGTTGGCGTTTTGAACAACTCAGTTCGCGTGTATGTGGACCAATATGCTGCTGATGATACCCCTGTGCTAGTTGGTTACAAGGGTCCTGGCGAAATTGATGCGGCTGCGTATTATTGCCCATATGTGCCACTGACAAGCAGTGGTGTTGTGATTGATCCCAACACCTTCGAACCAGTGGTATCTTTCATGTCACGATATGGTTACTTGGAACTCAGCAACGTAGCAAGTTCACTTGGTAATGCTGCTGACTACTTGGCTGGCATCGCCATAAATACTGCGAATTTGAAATTTCTTTAAGTTATTGATATCATTAGCTTTTTTTGAAGCTAATGGTGGAAAACGACAAGATAAAACCCCGGGATCTCTCCCGGGGTTTTATCTTAAAACAATGTGCAACCTTGCAGTAACAATTGCTCTCTCCAATCATCAGCCAATGCACCAGGAACTTTGATGCGGAATATTTGGTACCCTTGCGCAATAGCGTTTGCAGTCTTGCGTGCATCTCGTGCTTGAGTCTTAGCGAGCCCTTCAAGTTTAATAGATTCTGCATCATCTTTCTTACCATATAAATTCTTGTTGTAATGATATGGTCCATCTATTTCAACTAATATTTTTTCATTTATTACGAAGTCATAAAGAAACAATCCGACACGTACAAATTTGCGATATATCAGCCCTGATTCAATAAGGATTTGTTCAAACTGTAGCTCCGGTTTAGTATTGAATAATTTCATTCCAAGCTTGTCTGGATTTTCCGCCATAAACTTCAGTCTACCCCGACTGTAATTTTCCTTTTGTTCATCAGTAGCCTTGCTGCCGCGCCGTGCAGCCCACATCTGTTCAACCTTTTGTTGCACTAGTGCAGGATCTCTAGTTTGTGCTATGTGACTCATTCTCTTTTTGAATTCGTCACTACGT